TGACTATAGCTACATTCAATGTAAAGAAAAAATTCTTAAAGCAGAAGATACTTATATTCAACATCTGATGTCTAAAAAAAATCTACAATGGCAATTAGATAAATACAAACATAAAAGATGTGTTGTTATTACACATCATGCTCCCAGTTCTAAATCAATTCCAAAAAAATACAAAGGAAATGAAATAAATTGTGCTTATGTATCTGATATGGAAGAATTTATTAAAGACAATCCTTCGATAATACTTTGGACACACGGTCATATCCATTCTAATAATGATTATAAAATAGGATATTGCAGAGTCATATCGAATCCTAGAGGATACGAAACAATTAGAGGAAGAAACGAAAATAAAGAATTTAATCCGAATTTGATAATAGAAATTTAATATTTTTAATTTATTAATTAATAAAGGAAAATAAAAATTAATCACAATCATTATCTTTATCTTTCAAAAAAAGAAACAGATAAAGAATCACAACATATTTTATTATAGATATTTAATTTAATGAAAATACAACACAACATACAACTACAAGAAGATAAACTTACTTTAAAAGGTAAAATATTAAAAACCATTTTTGAAAATGAAGAAAGAAGGGGTGATAATATTAAGCATTATAGCGATAATAAAACTAATTATATTTGTAGTGCTTTTAGTCCTGCATTAACAAAATATACTATGTTTGTATGGGGAGAATCTGAAGGTTGTGATGATTTTGAAGTGCATTGTAAATACAATTCAGAGAAAGATGCTTTAAAAATGTTAAAATTCATAAATCAATTTTCTATTGATAAAAAAGATGATATTATAGAAGAATCAAAACAAATTAAAAAAAATTGGACTAGAAATAAAAATAGTATCTATACTTGTTTGGGAGCGAGTAATCATTCAGAAGGAGAAAGAGAAAAAAATGATTTTTATGCAACAGAAAATAAAGCTACTGAACTTTTATTAGAGTTAGAAAGCTTTGATAATAAAATATTAGAGCCATGTTGTGGGCGGGGTGACATAAGCAAAGTTCTTGAAAAATTTGGTTATGAAGTTGTAAGCATGGATTTAATAGATAGAGGATATGGTACTGGAGGAATTGATTTTTTGAAAGTTAATAAAAAATGGGATGGTTCAATAATAACTAATCCACCCTATTCTCTAGCTCAATCTTTTGTAGAGAAATCTTTAGAAATAATTCCAAAAGGTAAAAAAGTAGCTATGTTTTTAAAATTAACTTTTCTAGAAGGAAAAAAAAGAAAAGAATTGTTTAAAGAAAATCCTCCAATAAGAATTTGGGTATCAAGTTCAAGATTGACTTGTGCCAAAAATGGAGATTTCGAAAAATATCCAAGTAGTGCGGTAGCTTATTGTTGGTATATTTGGGAAAAAGGATATAAAGGTGATACTATTATTAAATGGTTCAATTAAAGGATTATTATGAAATTAAAAGATATAATTAAAGAAGATTTATTTTGTTTTTTTAAAATGGAAAATGAAGATTTTCTTTATTCAAGAGATGAAAAACTATTCAAATATAATAAATATGGAGAAGGAGAAAGGCAATATTTAAGTTTCATAATAGAAAACTTAGATAAAGAAGTTATAATACAGAAAACAGCTATGGAAATGTACGAAGAAATGGGATTTTAATAAATGAAAGAATTAATAAAAAAAATACATAATAAATTTCTATATCAAACTTTTGAAAACGAAAGCATTTTAATCATTAATTGCGATTGCTTTGATTTATTAAAAGAAATTCAAGAAGAAAGTATTGATTATATTTGTATCGATCCTCCTTTCAATACATTAAAACATAAAATAGAAACAAATATCGATATAGAAAAATTCGTTTTAGAATCGGAAAGGATTTTAAAAGACAATTGTTTTATGTCTTATTTTGGATTACAGCCAACTTTAACAGAATGGAATAATTATGCTTTTAAACATTTAAAATACAAATCAGAAATAATTTGGTATAAAAATAATATTACTAACTATCTAAATGATATTTGCAAGGTATACGAAAATATTTCAATAGTTTTAAAAGGAGATAAGCCTAGAGATTTCAATCAAATCAAAAGAAGTTATAAACATGTTGCAAAAAGCCTTGCGGAATTTAAAAATTGGAAATTTGTAGATAATTTACAGAATATGATATTAGCTTGTATTAATGATGAAGAATTGAAAAAACAATTAAATAAAAGTTTAAAAGGTCAAAAAAGATTTGATGATTGGAGACCTTGTAATGAAAATATAGTAGATAGAAGTAATCTATTAAAAGAAAATAGAGAAGTAAATAGAGCAGTAACATTACTAAGTGGATATAAACCTCAAAATTTATTATGTTTTAAGCCGCATAATGTACAAAAACTTGGAAAAAATAAAGATTTTAATATCAAACATCCAACAGTAAAACCAGTTCAATTATTGCAATATTTAATTGCGTTATGTAGTAATAAAAATGATTTAGTGTTTGACCCATTTTTAGGAAGTGGAACAACTGCGATAGCTTGCATACGAGAAAATAGACAGTTTATTGGTTGCGAAATATTTAAAGACTATTATGATATATCTATTAACAGATTAAATGAAGAGCTGAAACAAAAAAGTTTTAATTTCTGAATATGATTTATGGTTTGAAAAGAACATATATAAAAAATATAAATAAAGAATATAGTTATTTAAATAATGGAATAAAATATCAAAAAATTCCATACTTTGTTAATTATGTTGAAAATTTTGAAATTAAAATTTTTAATAAAGAAAAATTTGAAAACTCATTATCAAAAGAGATAGAATGTTATTTAAATTTATTTAGAATGATAATAGCACAAGGGCTTATAGATATAAACTCTAAATCTATAAACAGAAGAAGAAAAAGAGGAAGAGAATCAGCAAAAAAATTTTTTAGAAAAAATAATAAATACCTAATTAAATATTGCAAAATAATAAATGAAGACCCAAATTACATTTTAAAAATATATAAAAAAATTAAATTTTTAAAAAATAGAAAAGATTGTTTGATAGATACTTTAAATATGTATAAAATTTCCAAAATATTAAAACGTACTCATAAATATTATCAAATTGAACTTAATTTATGATAAAAAATTTTTTTTAAAAAACTTGACTTTTTAAAATAATAGTGATAATTTCTTATTTTAATTAAACAATTAAAATAATAATGTTTGAAAAAATTAATACTTTTAAAGAATTGGAATCTGAATTAAAAAAAATTTATCCAAATATAAATTATAACAAAGAAGAAGAAAATATAGAAAGTTTAATTTTATATTACAAAAATTTTAAATTCAAAATTCTAAGAAATAAGCAAAAATACTTTATCTATTTAATGAGTAATGAAAAAATAGAAGAAACTTTAGCTACATATTTAAGTCCTGTTAATATATATAATAATATTAAAGTCTTAAAAGACAATGAAGGAATGATAGAATATTTAAACAAAAAAATGGAGAAAGATGTTCATACAAATTAAATCAGAAAATCCAAAATTATCTTGGATACTTAATAAAAACCCAAATACAATACCTTTGATTAAAAAACAAAGAGACGGAGTGTCAATAGCTTGGTTTTCAAACGAAACTACTTATAATCTAAGATATGATGAAAATACAATTAAGGTAAATCCATATTGTAATGACGATGATAATAAGACTAATTATACAAGCAATCAAAAATTTACTTCTTGTACTTGTGCATTAGCATTAATAAGTAATTTCTTAAATAGTTTATACAATAAAGATTCGGATGACGACAAAGAAGGATTTAAAAATCAAATGATAATTGCCACTCCAAATATTAGAGGAAAAATTATTGAATCGTTTCAAAGACATTTTACTGATTACGAAATAACTTACGAAAAGTATTTAATTATAAAATCAGAGAAAAAAGTAAGAGAATTATTAGCTATAGCTAGTGTAATGCTAATTATAGAATCGATTAAACAAGAGGAATTATTTATAACTTCAAACGATATAATAACAAAATATTTAAATTGTATCAATTTGATACAATCTCCTTATTTTATAAGATATTTATTTAAATTTAATATTCTAACTAGTAAAAAGAAGTTTGAAGAAAATAAGGATTTAATAAACACGGATAGAATTGAAATGGAAATTGGAACTAATTTTCAGCAAAGATTTAAATTCATAGAAAATAAGTTATCATTTCAAAATAGTATTTTAGATTTTGGTTGCGGCGAAGGTAAATATTTAAAATTTTCAAAAAAAATAAAAGATAAAATATATTATTGCTTTGATAAAGACGATAAAATTAAAGAACTAATAGAAAATAAAATTAAAAGAAAAAAATATGATAACGTTCAATTTGAAGAAGAAATAAAAATTAAAGAACCAGTAGAAGTTATTTTATCAGAAGTCATAGAGCATAATGAAAAAGAAGATATAGAAAAGATATTTTTATCTTTAAAGCATTTGAACATTCAATCAATGATCATTACAACTCCAAATAAAGATTTTAATGATTTTTATGGTTTAGATGATCAATTAAGACATAACGATCATAAAATAGAGTTTAACAAAGAAGAGTTTGAAAAGTTAGTGATAGATAATTTAAGTAAAATAGGAATTACTGAAGAAAAATATTCTTTTGAAGTAGGAAATTTAGGAGATACAGTTGAAAATATACAACCTCAATTATATTATTTAATAACAAAAAATTAAACCAATGTTAAAAACAAAAAAACAAATCAAAGATTGGCTAGACCAATACAGCATATACAACTACACCATCAACAAAGACCTGACAGTTGACGTAGACGGAGACGTAAATTTATCTTATGAAAATCTTACTGAAATTCCAGTGCAGTTTGGAATAGTAGGAGGATATTTCTATTGCTACAACAACCAACTGACATCTCTTCAAGGTTGCCCAAAGGAGATAGGAGGATATTTCGTTTGCTCCAACAACCAACTGACTTCTCTTGAGCATTGTCCTAAGGAGGTAGGAGGATATTTCGATTGCTACTACAACCAACTGACATCTCTCGAAGGTTGTCCGAAGAAGGTAGGAGGAGGTTTCTATTGCTACAACAACAAACTAACCTCTCTCAAGCATTGTCCTAAGGAGGTAGGAGGATATTTCGATTGCTCCTACAACCAACTGACTTCTCTTGAGCATTGTCCTAAGGAGGTAAGAGGAGATTTCTATTGCTCCAACAACCAACTGACTTCTCTTGAGCGTTGTCCTAAGGAGGTAGGAGGATATTTCGTTTGCTACAACAACCAACTGACATCTCTTGAGCATTGTCCTAAGGAGGTAAGAGGATGGTTTTCTTGCTCCAGCAACCCAATCGAGCAACTACCAGATGATTTCCCTTTTGAACACAAACTCTGCGGAGACGTCTACAAATTCAAAGGCGAGTATTGGTCTTACTTCGACGGTATCAAGAAAAAGGTCAAGAGAAGCAGAAGAACCAAAGACCTTGAGATTTTCTACCTTGAAGATTGTGTAGCAGTTAAAAAAGGAAACGTCTACTCTCACGGAGATACGTTAAAACAAGCAAAAGCTGATTTAATCTACAAAATGTCCGAGAGGGATATGTCGGAGTACGAGGGATTAACGCTTGACAGCGTCTTGACTTTGGAAGAATGGATAGTATTCTATCGTAGTTGTACAGGTGCTTGCAGTTTTGGAACGAAGGATTTTGTAGACAACCGCCTAACGGTCAAAAAAAAGAAATATTCAGCAAGAGAGATAATCGAGTTGACGAATGGGGAATATGGAAATGAGAAGGTAGCGGAGTTTTTTAATTAATAGGAGGATAAAATGAAAAATAGATATAAAGATTATCCAATAATAAAAAAGGTTTATATTCAATTTATTTTAAAAAAAGTAAAACCTAACAAATTATTATTTAAAATTAAGAGATTAAATAAAAAATTTAAAAATAACTCTTCTTTTAAGAAAAAAGTATTTAATAAAAATAATTTGATTGAACTCAAAATAAATAACTATCTTATTAAAGATAAACAGCTTAAAGTGTTTGACTCAATTAAAGAAAGGGATATAATATATAAAAAAATTATTAAAACTTTAATAGAATTCGTAAGAAAATATAATGGATTTACAATTACAGACAAGGAGTGTTATAATTGTTCAATTCCTTGGTGTAATATTTGCGGAAGATATGATCCTAAGCTTATTTCTTTAAAGAATGACTTATTTATAATAAAAAGAGAGTGAAAACAATGAATGAAAATGAAATAAATTTTATAGATAGACTTATAAAACATATAAGAAGAGTGCAAGACAATATGATTTTATTAGAAAAGAATAGAGACAAATTGCCTTTTGAAATAGATAAATGGAGATTAATGCAAAGATGTATTCACCATGATTCAACTAAATTTTCTAATAAATTAGTAGACGGATATGTTTTAATTGATGAATATTATAGAAATCAAAGATTAGGTTTATCTAATAATCATATAGAAAAAGAGAAGTTTAATGAATTTACGGAAATACATTGTGAATTAGAAACTCATCATCCTCATAAACAAACAGAAATGAAAGATATTTGCTTATGTGAAATGTGTTGTGATTTAGTAGCTATGGCTCAAGAATTTAACGAAGAAGATTATACAAAATATTATACTGAAGTTCAGCTCAAAAGATACCCTATTTTAGAACAATACAATGATAAGATATTAGAAACTTTAAAATTATTACAAGAACTAAATAAAAAAGATGAATAAAATTACATTAGACGATATATCATTAATAGCCTATGATTTAGCAGAAATAACTTATAAAATATGTGGAATTAAAGGGGCGATTACTAATAGATTTTTATCCGAAATTGGAGATTTTTCCTTCGAAGATATAAAAGAAGAAAAGAAAATAATGAAAAAAATTCAAGAAAAATATTGTCTTGATGATTCACAAATTGAATTAATTGAAGGCTCATTTGAACACATGGCTTTTTCTATATGTTATTTAAATGAGGAAAATAAAAATTTCTTAAAAAGACTAGAATTATTAAAGAAAGAATATAATTAAAAAGGAAAACAATGATTGAAATTCAACATACACTCAAAATACAAGAAGATGGACTAACTATTAAAGGCAAAATAACTAATTGTAAATTTTTAGATGGAGCAAAAAGAGGAAACAGAAAACCTTACTATACAAAAGATGAAAAGTTTTGTATATGTTCTTATGATTATCCAGAATTAAAGGATGGAGAACTTTTTGTTTGGGGCAGAGATAAAGAAGATGATAATGATTTAATAAAATATAAATGTTCTTCAAAAGAAGAAGCTAAACAAATAATGAAATATATACAAGAATTTACAATAGAAAAAACCTCATTCTATACTGGAGATTTAGTCGAATATAAAAACAAATTCTATATATGTAAGATATTTACTGATGTGGAAGCAAATCCTCCTCAATTTTATCCAAACAAAAATAAAGAACATTGGCAAGAAATCAATAAATTATTTTATCCAGAACACATGTATCAGTTCTATAAGCTAGAAGAATACAAAGAAAAAGGAGAACATACTTATACAATAAATTTAAATATTCATTATTCAAAAATACCAAACATAATCAGAACAAAAGAAGATTTTGAAGGAAAATATTTGGAAATTCCAACAAATACAAGCAAAAGAAAATTTAAAAAAATCAAAAAGAAGTTTAAAAAATTAGGATTTGATATTGATTCTTCTAATTCTATAAGATTAAGCATCAATTTTCCTTTTTCTATATATTGTTTTGCAGAAGAAAATGATCTTGTTATTATAAATACAATTATTAATTCTAGCGAATATAAAAAAATTTCAATAAAAGACTTTTTAAGAGAAAGTAAACAAAACACTCCTTTGGTTTTTTATGGAGATGATATTGAGGAGATAGAAGAAGAAATTGAAAAATTTAAAAAAGGCTTTTCTTATAAAAAACCAATAAAGATAACAGTTGGCGAAGCTAAAAAAAGAAAGTTAAAATTTAAATTCAAACAAGAAATAGAATATGATTTTGATGGTAATTACTATAGATTTGAACCTTTACCGTTTCTTGAAAAGGACGATACTCTAATAACCATAAGAAAAAGTTAATGGCTTATTTAATTAGGGAATATCCAAGTAATTTTTATTTAATTGATAGATTAAATTCTTATCAAGGAAAAAAATTAAACGCTTGGAGACCAGAAATTGAAAAAGCAATAATATTTGAAAACATAGAAGAAGCCTTAGAGATTATTAATGAAATAATGAAAGACCCTAAAAGAACATTTGAATATAAAATAATAAACACAGAATATGAATTTTAAGAACGGAGGAAATCAGCAAGATGATATTGTTAAGAAATACAGTATCATTTATGCTGACCCTTAACCTCCTTGGAAATACAACGCAAGAAACAATAAGAATACAAAATTTGGAGGAGGGGCAGGCGGTCATTATGATTTAATGACTGTAGAAGAATTATGTAATTTGAATATAGAAAAAATTTGTGAAAAAGACGCAGTTTTATTCCTTTGGGTTACATTTCCAAAATTAAAAGAAGGAATTAAAGTAGGAGAATCTTGGGGATTTACTTATAAGACTTTAGGATTTAGTTGGACAAAAACTAATAAAGATGGAACTCTTTTTTTTGGAACTGGCTACTACGCAAAAGCAAATTGTGAAGTTTGTTTATTATTTACTAAAGGAAAAGTATTAAAGCCTACTTCAAATTATATATCTTCTTGTGTGGTGTCTCAAAGAAAAAGACATAGTCAAAAACCAAATGAAGTAAGAAAAAGAATAGAAAAACTATATGAGGAATTTTCAAGAGTAGAGCTTTTTTCAAGAGAAAAATATGAAGGTTGGGATTGCATAGGAAACGAAATTGATAATAGAGACATTAGAGACATTTTGTCTAATACTTGACAAAATAGAATTAATAGTTATATACTATAGTAGAGAGAGAGTGAGATAGGTACACAGCGGTTTATCCGAGTTAAAGTCCTGCTCTCTCGCTTAATAGAGCGGTTTTAGCTCAGTTGGTTAGAGCAACGCTCTGATACGGCGTATGTCCTGCGTTCAAGTCGCAGAAACCGCACCAAGAGAAAAACAAAGGAAAGAGTAAAAAAGTTTATAGATTTTTTAGAAAAACTAGGAATTAAATATACAATTAATGAAGAAAATATCGATTTAATGAAAAAACTAGAAGAAGAGAATGGACAAAAGAAGCAAAAGACTATTAAAAAATCTAAATAATAATTTAGCATTTTGCATAGAAAACACAAATCAGTTTTTAATTAATATAAATTCTCCTTTAAGATTAAAGGTTTTTTATGTAATAAGAACAGCAGAAGAACAATTTGAACTTTATAAAAAAGGAAGAAAGCTTAAAGATGGTAAATGGATTATAGTAAATAAAAAGAAAGTTGTAACAAGTAAAGATGGTTATAACAAGAAATCTAAACATCAAGAGTTTGATAAAGAAGGAAAAGGTAAAGCAGTAGATATTGTGGTATTGTTAAATGGAAAAATAACTTGGAACATAAAATATTATCATCATATTGCTGGGATTATACTACGTTTTGGTTATGAAACTGGATTAAATATTAAATGGGGTGGTTGGTTTTCAAATATAGAAGACGGAGGACACTTTCAAATTGATTAATAACATAATAAAAAAATGAAAAAATTATTAAAAGAAGAATATGAAAAAAATACATTAATTATAGATAATTTTAGAAAATTTAGAGATTTTTTTGAAGATAAGGATTTTGAAAAATCAGAAAGTATTTTAACTTTATCTTGTGGTTTGGCTATTAATATGTGCAAAAAGAAAAAGAAAAATTCTTTATTATTAAAATCTAAAGTAATCGGAGCTGAAGAAAATGATTTTTTAAGTGCCGATGTTGAAATACATGTTAAAAATATTAAATACAAAACAGATAAAAATGATATATAAAAAAGACAATAGTGTTAATATATTCGCTAGTATTTTCGTATATTCAATAATTTTTTTAATAATTTTTGGGGTTTTGTATAACAATGATTATGCAAATTGCTATAAAAAAGCTAAATTTTTTAAAACAAATATTAAAGAATATAATTTTATAAAAAGAAAATGTATAATAGAATTAAATAACAAAAAATATAATCTTAATTTTATTGACAAAAAGAAAAAATAAAATATAAATATTATTATTAATAATAAAAAAGGAAATATGATAGAAAACAATATTGATTTGAAATTAAAAAAAATAGTAGAAAATATTGAAGCTTTAGAGGAAAAAAGAAAAGAGCTTGTTGATGAAATAAGTGGGATTTATAAAGAAGCTAAAGCTTTAGGTTTTAATACTAAAATAATTAAAAAAATTGTTAATTTAAGAAAAATGGATCAAGACCAAAGAATTGAAATAGAACAATTACTTGAAACCTATAAAGATGCCTTGGGAATGATTTAAAAAAAAGTTTCAAAAGAGATTTTATTATTTTGCGATAGTCCAAATTCTCTATCGCATTTTTTACACAATCCATATGTTAAAGGTGGAAGTTTTTTTCCACAAAAATGACAGCGGTATAATAGTTCATTTTTAAGATTAAAATTATCTGATTGTTCTTTTATTTTCCAATAAATACTACAATATTTATCTTCTAAATAAAGATCTATTTCTGAATTAATTTGTTTTATTTTTCTATTTAAAAAATTAGAATATTTTTTTATTATCTTTTTAGATTTTAACATAGTTTTATAAACAGACAAACTAGAATTATCTTTAGAAAAAAGATTATCTTCAGTTAAATCTATTCTTCTACTTATTTTTTTAACCATAATCTAACCTTTTCAAAAAACGATGGTTTTCTACTAATACGATTCATTAAAACCTTATTCTTTTCATCTAAAGAATTGATATAGCTTCTAATGTCGTCTAGTTCGATGTTTTGTTCGACGGAGTGTTTTATGTTAATACCTTCTTCAGCCATTTCTCCAATCATTCTTTCTAAAGTCAAATCGCAATATTCATCTTCCCAGTCAGCTATGAAATAACATCTATTGCAAAAGTTTTTATCTTTAGTAAAAATTCCAAATATTATTGGGTCTTTTCTTCTTCTTTCTTTTTCTACTTGTTTTTCTACTTCTCCAGTATAATCTGTAAAAACTATAAGAAAGTCATCAAAGATTTTTTTTTCTTTTAATTCTAAAATTTTATTAGAAATATTGTCAGGAATCTCTCTAGGAAATTTCTTTAATTCTATTATTTTTACTTCTTTATTAGAAATATCATTTATATATTCTAAGATGTCTTCAGAATATATAAAAGTATCTATTCCTAAATCAAAAACTTTTTTTTCTTTTTGTATTACATCTAAATTAAACAATAACTTTCTACAAACTTCTTCTTGATTTAATTTATAAGCTTTTGTTAGAAGTTTTTCAGTGTTATTTAATAATAATTTTAATTTTTCAGTATTCCATTTTCTTTTTTTAGTTTTTAAATCTTGGAAATATTCCAATGGATCTAATTCTGTTTTTTTAGTCATTTTCCTCCTTTATTTCATTAAAATAAATGCTGATAAGATTTCTTGTCTTTATTAAGCATTTTGTTTTTCTATCATATAAAATAACAGGTTTATACATATAAAATTTAAACCATTTTTTTGCGTCTTCTGCAAAATTAAAACTTGTATTCCAAATTTTAAAACTTTCGCTTTTTTCGTCTGCACCAAAATAAGCTATATGCCCACAAACAAATCTTTTTCTAAAAAAAATTCTAAACATTTTTCTCCTATAATGTGGTGGCAAAGAGCGGATTTGAACCGCTGACACAAGGATTTTCAGTCCTCTGCTCTACCAACTGAGCTACTATGCCAATAATTTTATATTAATTTAAAAAAATTAATAATCAAGATTTTTATAAAATTCATTGAATTTTTCAATGGTTATACCGTTATTTTCTTCTAAATTTAATTTTTCAATTTTTGCTCTAAAATAAAATTTATTTTTAATTTTAAATTTGTTTAAATATTCTTTTTTAACTTTTCTTTTTTTAAAGACTTTAACAAAAAAAGTTCCTCTTTTAAAATCAGGAATGCAATTGTTCCAATTTAAACCTTTATCGTAGATCATATCTTGAAGCTCTGTTTGATTTTTGTTTTGAAGTTCTTTGTGTTTATATAGGCTTTGAGCAAGCATATTAATTGAATTTTTTACTGCGTCATCTTCTCTCCATTTAAATACATTAAATAATTCTTGTATATTTGGAAGTTGATATATTCTACAATCAAAAGAAACATTAATTTTTTTAGTTCTTTCTTTTATTAATTTATTTTTAGATTTTAAACATTCTTTTATAAAAATACTTGTAGCAAGAGAAGAAAAGACTGAGATTAATTTAAATTTTCTTCCTCCAAATAAAAAAATTTCATTATTGTCTTTAGGATAAAAAGCTAAACTTATTTCATCAGATTGAGTATAACCAATACAAGCTTTTGTTTCCTTAATTAATTCTGAAGTAGTTTTTTGCATTATTTTCATAAAATCTAAATCAAATGGCTTTTGGAAACCTTTTGTAAATACATGGAAACTTCTTCCATCAATTCTAATATATAAAGGTAAATTAGGAATTATAACTTCATTATTTTGAATCAATTCATAATATTTAATATTTTTTCCATTCATTTTATTTTGGTTTGAAACTAGGACGAGATTTGAACTCGCATAAACAGTTTTGCAGACCGTTGCATAACCCTTCTGCCACCTAGTTTATATTAAGGTTCTAATTATTTTAGAAGCAAGACCCATATTAATATTTTTATACTGTTTTAACTCTTTCATAATTAAACCTATATCTTTAGTATTTAATTTTTGAATTACTTTTTCAATAATCTCTTTAGTTTTTTCTTCGGATAATTCTTTTGGTAAAAATTGTTCTATGATTTTTAAATCAATCTTTTCTAGTTTAACTAAATCTTGACGATTTCCTTTTTTGTAGGCTTCTATTGATTCTAATGATTTTTTTCTTAGATTTTTCAAAACTTGAATTTCTTCTTGTTCAGTTAGGTTGTTTTTTTTGTCTTTTTGTTTATTTTGAAGTGCGTTTATTATATTTCTTGTTGCTATTAGATATTCTTTATTTTTTTCTTTTAGATATTTTGTTGCCAATACTTTTAGTTGGTTTAATATTTTCATTATAATCCTTTTTTATTGAAAATCCAAAAGTTTCTTTTTTTTCTGGATCTTTATAGTATTTGGCTATAATTTCCTCAGAAGAATCTTTAAAAAAAATTAAGCTTAATTTGTCAACTCTATTTTTTTCTACAAATTTAGTTAAAGAATTATTTTTTATAAATTCTTTAAATTTTTTTTCTGAAACTTTTTTATATTTCATTTGTTTTAATTTTTTTAATAAAAGTATTATATAATAAATAAAAAATAAAAGTCAAGAAATTATGGACATTTTTCATATTCTTTATCATTATGTTTTATAGTATTAATTGCATTAATATTTAAAATATCAATTTCTTTATGTGTTAAATGGGGATAAATTGGTTCATACCAACCACATTCAACTGTTTTTATTACATTTTTTGTTATGCAACCACTTACGACTAGCAGAACCATCGCTATTAATAGTTTTTTCATAATTTTTTTTCGCTTGTTTTTTTCTTTTGTCATAAGCTTTTATTTGTTTTAATTCTTGTTTTGCTTGTCCCATTTTAAAAATTTTACAAACAATTGCAAGTATTACTGCAATAACGGCATAATTTTTTAAATTTTTTATTTTTTTAAACATCTCGTCCTTTTTTATATTCTATTTTAATTTTTGAAAACTCTATCAAACCAAGACATATTAAACTTACCAAATTTATTATAGAAAATACTATTAATTCATCTAATCCTAATGGCTCTTGTTTTAGATACAATCTAATAAACCAAGAAATATTCATTCCTTCATTAACAAACCAAGTTAATGATTTCTTACTTCCCCATATTCTTTTAATCCATTTCTTCATTTTTGTTTTCCAATATTTTTTTAACTTTATTTTTAATAGATTTTTTTGTTTTATCCTCATTCATTTTATGATATTCTGCAATCATTGGTTTAAAAACCTCTCTTAATTGATGTTTCATTCCTCTTGCTTCTATTTCTTGATTTTTAGCATTTTCAATTGCTTTATCACAAACCGATTGTATTTTTATAAATTTCAATTTAATATCATTATTTATTTCTTGTTTTAAATTTTTAATTCTTTCTTCAAACATTTCTTTAGAAACTAAATTTTTCATTTCTTCTCTCATGATAATTCTAAAATCATCTTTCATTGAATCTTGTTTTTCGGTTATACTTAGAATAGATTCTTTTATTTCTTTGTGTCTTTTTTCATTATCTTCTTTTATTCTTATAAACTCTTCCTCGGTTTCTTTTGAAGATCCTCTGTTTTTAAAAAGAAATATTAACATTTTAACTATTTTATCAAAAATATATGATAAAACAGCAACTAATATAGTCCAACCACTTATGGTTTTAGGAAATTGTATTTTCATTTTGTTTATTTTTTTTATTGTTATCTTTTTGTTCTTCAAAAAACTCTATTGTATCTAATAACTTAGAAAGTATAAATAATTCATTTGCAGTAAAAATATTTTGTTTATTACCACAAAGCTTATTTACAATTATTTTATAATTATTTATTAAATCTTCATTTACTATATATTTTTTCATAATTTTTCCTTTTTGTTAAACCATAGATTACAAAATATCAATTCTTTGTTTTAATTTTTTCATTTCACAAAGCATTGCTGTTATAATTAAATTCCAATTAAGAGAATCGTATATGTCTTTTTCTATAATACTTTCTCCATTTTCATCTAACAACTTTTCTCCATTTTCATCAATTGCTAAAGCGTCTGATTTGATAACTATTTCAGGAATAGCGTTATAAGTATTCTCATCTGCTACTATGCTCGAATAAGTTTTGTTAGTAGTTTTTTCTTCAAAAGTTTTAATTGAAACATCATATATTTTAGAAGTATCAATTTCTATATCTCTTAAGTTTTTTTTCCAATACTCTCCACAAGTTGAACGATACTCTAAACCTGCTGAGTCAATATATCTATTTGCTGACGAAGCTGTTGTGTTATTGTAAACCTCAGGAAAATAGATATTACCATTATTTTCAAAACGAACTCGTGTAGTTGCACTAGCTCCAAATCTAAATCTTATACTACCCGTTCCAAATTGGTCTATATATGATGGATTAGCATCTCGATGGAATTGAACAATGTTTCCACTAATTGAAAAATACAATCCACCTGTATCACCTACTAGAATATTATTAGGACTTAATATATTTCCTGTTCCATTGGGAGTAATTGTTATATCCCCGTTTGTATTCGTAGAACTTATAGTGTTTCCATCAAGTTGTAAATTGTCAACTATTAAATCTGTACAAGCCGAATTTGTGCCAATAGTTACGCCATCAATCGTACCTCCGTTTATATCGGCTGTTGTAGCAACTAAACTTGCAATCGTGCCTAAACTTGTCAAGCTTGAATTCACAATATTAACACCCAAAGTCGTTGCATTTAAAACCGAAGTTCCACCAATTTCGTATTGAGAGCCACTTGTTGGCAAATTTAACGCTCCGTCGTGGTCTATTATAAATCTTGTTTGCAAACCATCTCCAGCTTCATCTAACAAAACAATGCTATAAAAAGCTTTCACATTATTTAAAGTAACATCAGAAACTTGATAAAGAACTAAGTGTGTATCATCAGACAACCCAATACCATTATCTAAATAAACTGTTTCATAAATTCCGCCTCCAGCAATAATACCAGCACTTGAATGTTCTTTATATATAAATTCTTTTAAATTTTCTGTGCCTTGATCTGCAATAATATTAAATTTAGCTCCATCTCCAATATTATTTACCAAGACACCAGAAGTTGTAGCGCCTCTTAAATTTAATTGTGAAGAACTTTCTATAATAGTTCCGTTAATATTAATATCGTCAACGTCTAAACTATCAAAAATAGGATTTCCTAAATCCAAATTTCTATTAGGAACAGTCCATAACCTTGTTGTTCCAGTAGATATTCCTGAACATTGAAGTCTTAATAATTTAGTATTATCACCCTCATCATAAACACCGAAACTAGTATCTGAAAATTCAGTTACTGCAGAAGTTCCAGAACCGCTAGATTTAACACCTAAAGGTTGACCTCTTAAATCAATATTGTTAATTCCAAAAGATAAAGCTTCGTTTGTCCAAACATTTCCTCCAGTAATCTTGAAAACACCAGCAAATAATAAATAAACAGATTTAAATCCAGCAGGAAAAGTAGTTACAGAATAATTATTAATATCATCAAAGGCATCTTGAGCATTTATATAAGATCCATTTGGTAAATTTATTAATAATCTATCGGGATAACCATCAGTATTTAAGGAGACAGCTATTATTAATTGGAAATATTTATTATTTAAACTTGCTCCAGTTGAATCGACCGTGATTACATTTAAATCTGTTATTTTTCTATAGGCGGTAGTTGGATCGTTTACAATTAAAGCACTATCTATAGATAATTGTAAGGCATTAATACGTTGTTTGTATATCTCTCTTACAACACCTGACGCAACCGTAAAATCAACACTATCAGGAGTCGGAGCTGTATCAATAGTAATAGTCGCTCCCAATCCCGATTTATAATCAGTTCTATCGCGTAATTTTGACAAAATAGTCGCAATAACACCTCTGCCATCAACATTTTTTGTATCAGTCCATCTACGAGAATTATAAGCCCCAATTGAAACAGTTTCAGTAACACTGGGAACAAAAACAGAGCAAACCATACCTAATCCGTTTGGATAATCTTCAGGATCTGGTTCAGTTAATGATTGTTGTAAAATTGCATCTTCGCCACTTGGAATCGTAAAAAGCCAATTTTCTTGTGGAACTGTATCTGTTCCAGCGGTTAAAGCTATTCTTGCACGACCACCAACACCCGAACCAGTTGTGCAATCTAATATATATTTCCAGTCATTAAAGTTGAAAGTTATATCACCATTTCCGCCAAATTCGATAAAAATATAAGAACCTGCAGACTCATCAATTATTGTTTCATTTACAATAATTTTTGTTGAGGTTACTGAGGCAATAGTAAAAGCCCCATTGTTATTTACACTATCATAAACAATAATTTTATCGCCAATTTGAGGATTGCATTCTGTAAAATCTCCACCAGAAGTATTAATAGATTTATCAGAAGCAATAAACGATATGTCATTTCTCTTTAAATTACAGGATTTACCAATATCAGCATACAATACACCGCCACTATTAACAAAAGAAATCACTTGTCTTTGGTCTGACATACCGCTTATTACTGGTACGGCTGATGAAGTTTCCGCGTATCTTGGGTTGCGAGTAAAATTGACTTCTCCTAATCTACCAAAATTCACAAAATTAGCTTGTGTTCTGTCCGATAAATCCGTTGCTCCATGTTTAACAATTATAGCACAACGTATATGTATATTTTCTGCCTCAACAATCTTTTCAAATTCTTCTTTTTGGAAGGAGTCAAGAGCATTTTTCATAGTATCATAACTCTTTTGTCCATATTGAATAAGAGTTAATCCATCAGTGCCAAACTCAGGCACTATCATTATTCTATGAGCTACAAATTCCCCATTAGGAATATCAACCAAAGTGCCGTCTCCGTTAGGGTCATATTGTGCAGTATCTATATCTGTTGACGGAACAGTTCCAGCAATGCTAACTCCTCGCTTAACTCTTAAAAATGAAACAACGGATTTAAAAGGTAAAGTTTTTGTGTGAGGATTTTTGAACGAATTGTCATAATTAACACCTGTTCCAATCATTATACCTTCTGATTTAGAAATATTTACATTTGATCCATTTGCAGAAAAATCATTTCCTTTTTCATTAAACCTTGGTCCTAAAACATTTAAAAAGTCAATAAACTCAAGACCAATACTTGGTAATACTATTCCTGTACTTGAAGTATATTGAACAGTTGTTTGGTCTGTATGTATTAAAGTTCCAATTGGGATAATGGTTTTTTTCTGATCTGGAGTAATTAAATATGGAGATTGATAAATTCCACTTGCACTCATTCCAACAAAAGTTGCGTTTGCAAAAGGTAAATATGTAGGTGTTATGTCATTTTGTCCTGCAAATAAATAAAATGTAAAAGTTGGATTATCTTGGTCTGTATAATTATCTACAATAACATAAACACCAGCTCCAACATTAAATTTATTCGTACCACTTTTTGAAATTACTAATCCGCTCCATTTACCACTTCCTAAAGAAGATAAAATTCGTAAATTAGCTTCATTTATTGCACCTAATAAATTCTTTTTGAGAGTTTGTAAAACTGGATCGTCTGCACTTCCTAAAGGCACAACAATAGAAACATTACTATCTTTAAAGCCGCCTGTTTCCATATTGAGATTGTCGCCATCATTTTTTGGTTTTATTTCGGAATTCTCTACGTCCCTAACCATTGCTGGAGTTTCTATAACCTCTAAAATTTGACTTGATGGAATTCCTTCCTCTCCAAATTCTTTTGCTGTGCCTTTTCTGTTATAAATTATTGCGTATCTTGGATAAAGAGTTGGATTTGGTATTCCTGATAATAAATAATCTCCGTTAGAATCAATTATAGATTTGATATGCGTGCCACTCGCTGTAAAAATGTCTTCTCCCGTGTAATTTCCTCCCGAATCGACTTTTTTAGCTTCAGAATTGTAAGGCGAGCTATCCCATATCGTTGTGTCAACAGACGTTTTTCCGTTGAAGTTATTGACGGTGTTATCAATTCCTTTTGACGTGATTTCTTCCCAAATGGTTTGTTTGACATTTGTATTTTCTAAATTTGTTATTCTTGGTTCAAAAGTACTATCGCCTACTTTTACATAAGCATCTGTATCATTATCCCATAAATATAATTGTTTATCTGTGGTTTCTATATAAACATTTCCTATTTCTCCTTCTTCTGGAAAAGGAGATGAAATTACATTATCTTCATCCCACATTGAAGTATCCCACATTCTAATATCCTTTAATTACTACGAATAGTAAATATTGACTTTTAAAACTTTAGCACTTCCTAGTCTGTTTTTAATTCTTACATTTGTACCATTATCAAAAATACAAAGTTTACCATCTGTATCTGCATTAGTTGCATTAGTTGAACTCAATAAAAACAACACTGCTCCTGTTGTAGCAAATACGAAATTACAATATTCCTCATTATTTCCTGCCAATACAAAACCAAACCCAGAAGTAGCTGATTGTATATCTATATAGGCATCATCTTCTATACTTTCGCTAGTAACATAATTGTTTAAACCATTAATTACGACAATATTAGAACTAGAATCTATTATTACATTAGATCCGCTTAAAAAAGAATTATCATCCCACATTGAAGTGTTCCACATTTTAACCCGCCTTTAAGGTTATATAAATACTTCCAGTTCCTACAAAAGTTCCACCAGTTGGAATTCCAAATCTATATAGAGTAGTTTGTGCATATGTTTGAACGCCACTATCACTAGAAACTTCAGTTGAAAACTGAACTGGATTTTCATTGGATTTATCACGTTGAACCCAAGTAGTACCTCCATCCAAACTTTCTTGAACTATTATCAAAAAAGAAGTAACTCCAACATCTTTTGTTATATCGTATCTCAATGAAGCACCTTTAACTACTGTTACTGGTGTTGTAAATTGATTTGTACCTGTTATTTCATATGCTAATACTTCTTTAGTAGCCATATTAATTATTATTAAATTATTAATTAGGGAATATTTTTTATTCCCTTTTTAAATTATAAGTCGCTTCTTGTAAATTTAAGCATGATTCCAATAAAATCATAAACTGAAGTAGCTGCTGCATTTACTGTTAATTCCATTACATATTTAGAATCGTCAGTTACATTATATGCAGGTGTAGTAATAGCAACATTATCAATTTGAGGATCTGCGTCTATTCCAGTACCTAAAGCTCCAGTTAAAGGAACAGAAGTTACTGTAACTGTTTCGCTATCTGCGTAAATAATTTTATCTAACGTTATAGTATGTGCATCAAGAGCTTCTGTTGTATTTCTAAATATGACATCAAAACTTGTAAGTTTTAATCCTTTTGAAGCTGTAGTTCTTAATATTTCTGTAATATCTATGCCAATAACCGTTGTATCATCAGCTGCAGTTTTACGAGAAACATAATCTCCTTGTGCTACTCTTGTTGTTGTCCAAGTGCCTGCTGAAAAAGACAAAACATCGTTTATACCTAAGAATTTAACAAAATCTGTAACATTCTTAGTCCAAGTTCCATTATCTACAATAGTTGAGCCACTCTTAAATTCAACTGAACCACCAAGATTAAGTTTGTTATCTAAACCACTTCCTGTTTGTTCAAAATAGTTTTTTGATGTATTTCCACTCATTATTTTTTACCTCTTAATTTTAATTTTTTTAATAACTTTTCCTTTGTTTTCTGAAGAAGATTTAATTGCTTTGTTTTCGTAGGAACTAAGCATTTTTTTTTCAATTTCTTTTTCTTCTTTTTCCTCACTTTTTTTTTTAGAAATTTTTCTATCATCTTTTTTTACTTTTTTTTTATTTTCTCTTTTTTTTTCTTTTTTTATAATTTTTTTAATTATAACTTTTTCTATTGGTTTTTCTTCTTCAACTTCTTTAATTATTTCTTTTTCAGGAATTATTATGTTTTTTACTTGTTCAATAACTTCTTCTTCCTTAGGAGCATTTATTTCTTCTTCAACTTCTTCAATTTTAGGATTTACAATAACTGCTTGCCCTCTTTTAATTAAGCTATTAGCCAATTTATTAGTAATATCATATTCCATTCCAGTTTTAAATCTTTTTATTTGGTATCCGTTTTCAGAACCAAGACAATCAATTTTTATTTTAACTTTCATTTAAATTTTTAATTATTTAACGAAGTGCTAACTGCACTCCGTTATAAGTTTTTTTAATCAAGTGTATCAGTTACAGTTCCTTGAGAAGATTTTACTAAAGCTTCTTGAATCATCCAACCACTTGCAATTACGTTTGCAGAGTTAGCAGAAACTAAAGATAACCTTATGTATCTTTTTAGCTGATCTTTCTTTAAACCTAATCTGTTAAATGCAGGAGTTCCGTCAATTATAGCTGCTGCTTCTTGTCCTGTTTCATATTTTGTACCACTTAAAATAAATGGTTTAATTGCAGCATCTGCAACTTGATTTGATGTAGTAAAGCTTGAACTAGAAGACTCTTCAATCAAAGGTGTTAAATCACCAGCGGTAAATTGACCACTGAATAAAACCATAATATCGCCACGAAATACTTCTGTGTCTATTATGTTACCATTTGTTGTAGTATCAGAGCTTATTGTTTGTTCGTTAAATGCTTTAACTGCACCTGTATCGTTTAATATATCCATAGGCATTGTATTTTCCCTTTTTTTATTTTATATATGCAAGACTACTAAATATAGTCTTGCGATTAATTAAGCTATTGCTAAGAATTTACAAGTTTGGAAGTTTTTAACTCCTCCACCAACCCTCTTTCTTGAAGCATATTTAACAAAACCTTTTTGTGTATAAGGATCTGTTAATCTTGTTAAACCAATTCTATCTACGATAGCATAAGTCTCTCTCATATCACCACAAGCAATACCTTTAGCACCACTAATTGGTGTTACTGTAGAACCACTTATTGTAAACATTGGGGCAATATAATCAGAAAGAACTACTGGTCTTCCATATAATGTCTTACCATAACCTGCTGCAAGCATATTTGCATTTAACAAATATCTTGAAATACCATCTTTTAATCTTAAAATTGCTCTCCAAGTTGTTGGGTGCATTAAGTAAACAGCATTTGCTTTAGCTCTATTTGGTAATATTTCATATAAATCAATTATAGCATCTGCTAATTCTGTATAGGCTGTAATTGTTAAAGTAGCTAACTTATTTCTTTCATAAACTGTTGAATTACTCCAAGCATCATAAGTAAATAATCCTTTAGCTCTATCGTTTAATCCAGTTCCAACCATGAAGTCTTCTTCTTCAAGCAACTCAAATTTTTGAGTAGTTTTGTTTGAAATCCAAGCTGTTATGTTTATAGCTGAGTCTTCAATCATTTTTAAAGTGACAACTGGTTCTGCCCAAAGCTCTCCAGCTTTAATAGAAACTTTACCAATTTGAGAAGTATCTGTTGTACTTCTTGTTGATTCTTCGCCGTAATGTGTAGCAGCAAATAATCCATCATCAATTGGAAAGTCTATGCTATCAGAACTAATATTTTGAGTAAATGCAAGATTTCTAAAGTTTAAAGAAGCGAATTCTCTAACTTGAACTCCGCCTAACTCTGGTCTTTTAGCAATATATCCACCATCTGGACTAACACCTTCTCTTAAAGTTTTTAACTCTAACAAAGGAGCTTCTACAACTTTTGCATCAGATAAAATTTCGCTTTTAACTTTGTTAACATCGTTCTCATTAGCTGTATTTCCCATTTTTGTTTTAACATAAAGATCAACTGCTTTTTCAAAAATCTTTTCATCTATTTTAGATTTAGTTCTTAATGCTTCAGCGAAAGCTTTTTCATAATCAACAACAATTTTTTCTTTATTGTTATTTTTTTGTTCTTCTGCTTTTGCAAATATAGCTGCATTTGCTTTTTTTTCATTCTCTAAAGCTGTTTTATATTCATTAAGCTCAACTTTTGCAGATTCTAAATCTTCTTTAGTAGCTTTATGTTCGTTCTCTGTCGTTTCTAATTTAGTTTTTAACTCATTTATAGCTCCATCAAACTTAGTTGAAATTTCTTCAATTCTAGCAGTATCAGCTTTTTTTTGCTCTTCTACTTTTGTCAAAATTTCTTCAATTTTTTTTGCTTCCATTTTAATAACCTGTTAATTTATATATTTTTGTAAAACTTTTAAAATCTCTTGTTGAGATTTCTTTAATTTCTCCTCAGGAGATTCTTCTTTTTTAGTTGTTGTCGCCCCCTCTGGAGACATTTTATTTTTATCACCTTCGATCTCCGCTGGAGACTTTGTTTTTATTTTTTCTTCAGTTTTTGTGTTATGAAGTTCTAAATATCTTTTTCTGAATATTTTTATTTCACTATTTGATAATGAAGAATTTTTTAAAAATTTATCAAATTCTTTTAATTCCCAATTTTCTATAATTGATTTTTTATCTTCAAAAGGACTTACTATTGTATCATCATCAAACTCTTTTCTAAATCTTGCATATAAAGAATTAACTTTTCCTTTGATTATTTCTTTTTCATTCGCTGGAATATCAGCATTAACGACCCCTCTTCCTCCTGCTATAGCAAACACAGCTCTTGGAACTATATATGGTCTTCCATTAATTATATCTACAAAAGGAAGTTTGTATGCTCCAAAATTTTCTTTATTTTCTGCATCATAATACATAAAGTATTTCTTATAAGAAGTACTTGGACTATCTACAGAATCTGTATAAGCTCTTATCCTTCCAACAGCTTCTGTTTTGCTCCAAATTCTATCTCTTAAAGCTATTGGCAAATCCATTGAAGGACTAACAGATTTAATACTTGTAATATTAGCTATAGGATTTGCTGGAAAAGTTACAACAGAAATTTCCCAAAGATAAATTTCGCTAATTGTTCTTATCCGATCTCCGTCTTCGTCTTCTTCATATCTGCATTTTATTGTGTCATATCCTATAGATAATCCATCAACTATACCTGATTTAAGCATTTTGTAAACTTCTTTTGCTTTTGTTAATTCTAAAAGCAATTGACCTTTACAATAAAGACCTCTTTCATCTTCTTTTATTTCGTTCCAAAACCCAATTGGCTCACTAGAATCGTGTTGCCAAAGCATTTTTATTTTTTTAGGATCACTTTCTAAAAGAGTATTAGTAAAAGAGCCTCTTTCTATAAGATCATTATGTCTATCTCTGTTGCCAAATATTGCACCATATCCTTCTATAGTACCATCTTCACTTAATTGTTTGATTTCAAACTTGAAATCAAGTGTTTTATTTTCTCTCATTATTTAGTTGTTTAGTTTAAAATATTATATTCACACTTTAAAAGTTTACGGAAGTCCTAGAAGTTTTCGTATTGTTTTAGGTCTTCTTTTTTGGTTGTTTTTTCAATTTCGTTAATCTCTTCTCTTGTTTTTTTTCTTTTTTTAGAAATTTCTTTTGGACACTTTTTATTACCTTCAAGTTCCCGTATTATGTACCAATCAGTAGATTTTAAATAAGATATTCTTTTATTGATTAGTTTAGGTTTCTCTTGTTCTAATTCAAAATTTTTAATTTCATCTTTTGTAGCTTTTTCCCATTTTTCTCCTTGAAAGCAAGAAAATTTTCCGATTTGTCCAGTTTTTTTATTTTTTAAATATATCATAATTAACCTCTAAAAATAATTTCTAAAATCTTCATAACCTATACAATTCAAATATAAATTACCTGTTGCAGAATTAGCTCTATGTGCAAGTTGACCGGACGTGTTGCTTAATACTTCGTGTTGAGAACCTCCATCACTTGAATCTCCAGCTTCTCCATTTGCAAAAGTTGAATTAATTGCAGTTGTTGCAACATCTTGAGTATCAGGGTCACATATTCTATATTCACCTTGAACCGTACCAGTAGAAACAATTGCTACACCTAACTTAACCAAAACCTTAAAACCTACTGGAATTGAAGAAAATGTTGTTGTAGTCCTTGTTGTTGTTGGAGCTGAATTGTATTCATTAACAACTAAATCAAGTCGTTTAATAATACTATGTCCTCTTTGAACTGAATAAAATTTTAATAAATCTCCACTACTATCAGTTTTATTACTATCAATACGTCTATAAGCACCAACACTTTTAATACTGCTTATTGTAGGTGACAAGGTAGTATCTAAATGCCAACCTAAGGTATTATCATTTTTTTTATAGGCAAATAAATGATAAGTTGTACTAACGGATAAAGCCCCACCATTTAATGTTGGAAAATCTATATCTGTAGCAGTTGAAGTTAATTCTAATGTTGTTGAACCATCTTCACAAAGACATATTCCAGTTGAAACGGTTACTTGTTCATCTGAAGTAGTACCGCTAACTGGAACGAATCCACTTATTGAATATTTATTAGCATTAAAATAATTTCTATTCCAAGAACTACTAGTTCTTATATAATTATTTTTATCATTATCATTAAAAACAAAATCACCATCTTGTGGATCTATTTCTCTCCAATTATATCCAGCTGTAATATCATATAGTTCATAAATTTTATCTAAAGTTACAGTTGTTCCACTAGCACCTACATTTCCAGCAGAAATAGTTCCGCTTGTAGTATTTATATATCTATCTCCGATAGTGCCACCACTTGTTGGTGCTGAAGTTGTAAAATCTAAAAAATTTAATATATTAAATTTGCCAACTATATTTTTTACTTCATCATCGGATAAAACTTTCTTTAAAATATAAACTCCAACATCGGTATCGTATTGAGCATAAACTATATCATTTGCTCTTAATTCTCCAACCGCTATTTCAGTTAGATTTCCAGCCATATCAAATTTTTTCCAATCTTTTGAAGCTGTTGTTCCGATTTGTAAAGCAACATCATTACTTTGGTTTGCATTTACTATTTTTATTGGGATAATTCCTCTTAATAAAGTTGCTGGAATTTTCTTAGAATCTCCTCCATCTCTTAATACAACATAACTATCAGCGCTTCCGCTATGAGTAGAAGAACCACTATCTTCAGCTAAAGTATTTCCAAATACATATCTAGCAATACCTTTTGATAATTGATATAAATCAGAAGATGATTTTGTTTGTCCAGTATCATCTAATACATTTTGTAATTCATCTATAACTTGATTAGCTTCACTTGCTAACCATCTATTTGAATCTGTTGGAGTACCAACGGCTACCGATTTTGGTATAGCTGTTATTAACATTTATTATCTCACTTAGTTGTTTTTAAAATTATCTATAATTATTAAGTTTTAGGGAAGTCTATATCAAATCTTCATAAACAATCCTAAAATTTATATCTACTATTTCTTCAATTAAAGCTATAATTGCATCTCTTCTTGTATCTCCTTCATAGAATAATTGTTCAAATTCATAATTATTAAATCCTGGATCTAAAATATCAGCAGGTTTAATTCTTACTACAATTGTCCAATTAATATCTGTTTCACCATAAAAAACCAATGGAAATTCATATTCAAAAGAAAATGAAGCTGCACTAGCTAATTCTATTTCTATTTCAATTCCAAATACAGCTAAAAAAAAATCCTGAAATTGTTTTAAAGTAAACAATCCTCTTCTTGCATAAGCAAAAGCTTTAATTATTTCAACTTGTCTTGAAGCAGATGATGGTTTAGATATATACTTACCTATTCCATACTTATCCCAATAATAATCTAACCAATCGGAATTCTCAGTTATTTTTAAACTCTCTATTTTTTCTGAAAGCCATTGATCAAAATTAGCCAAAATTAATCCATAAGCTTTAGCAAAATAATACATATTTGTGCCTTCTATGCCAGAAGCTTCATATGCTAAACCTTTTGGTAAATTAAGACTAAATATTCTCCTACATTCTTCTTGTGTTTTATTGTTATATAAAGACAACAGCACCTCCGCTTAAAAATGGAAATTCATTATAAGCTAAAGTTACATCTGACGATGGAGCTACTAAAGTATAATTATCCTCTAAAAATTCACCATTACTATCATATGTGGCTCTTATTTTTTGCTTTAAAGCTTCAATCAAAACATCAGTTCTAAAATAAGCTGTTGAGTCATCTAAAAAAAACTCTTGGACAGAACTATTGACTGCCTCTTGCATTGTAAGTGTATTATAAGCTGAATCTAATTGTATTTGTACAGCAACTAATTTTTGAGAAGGTGCAACTACATTTAATTTACTTTCTAAAGAATATGCTTGATATATTGTATCTAATAATTGATTTTTTATTTCTGTTAACTCTCCAGAAGTTGGAATTTCATTATTCGCTTTTAAAAAATATATAGTTGTATAACCACCTTCTACTACCCCATCTGTTCTTTCTGCTCTTGGAGTAAAAACTTTAGCATCAGCATATTTATCATTATCAAAAGATTTTATTTCAACTTCTATATTTGAAGCATTAAATCCTTGTGGTATATTTTGTGTTATATCTAAAATTCTAGCTCTATAATTTTCATCAGTTTCGATATTCGTTCCATTTATTATTCCATTATATTCAACATAACAATCATCTTCTATATCCGTAACAGAGCTTACTAAAGTTAAAGTGGTATTGTTATCTAAATTATAACCAGAACCAGTTCCAGTAGAAATAACTTCTATTGAAGCATAAACAAAAGTTGCAGTAATAGTTCCTGTTGCTGTTCCTGGAGCTGCTGTTGTAGTAAAAGTAAATGTGTTATTTAAGGTTACATTTATTGCCTCATCAACTACGTTTAATTCAGATGGTGTAGCACCTAATATAGAAACGTGCATACCGCTACCCATATCAATATTTTGATCTAAGGTAACCGTTGCAATTCCTCCTGCAACAACAATGCTAGTTACATCAACTACAAGCGTTGATATAATTTTTACTTCTGTGGTTTCATATGTTGCTTCATTGACAATAATTTGAGTAGCTAATGGAACTGTCGTTCCAGATACTCCTTCAAAAATAACATCTCCTCTAGCTTCAGTAGAAGTTCTTCTACTTACCGAATATTCGTTTCCATGATAAGCTTCAAGATAATCTTGGCTTGCTGTTTGAGGAAACATTTGAGGTTGAATTATGTCTATTAATTGTCTATATAATTGCCATACAGCATTAGATATAGCAAAATTCCAAGCTTGAGGAACTTTTCCTTCAGCCGTATTATAATCTATATTTATACTATTATCAGCTAAATATTGCTTTACTAAAAAATCTACATCTGATTGTGTTGTTTCTAAATCTGTATAATTTATTGCCATTAATTACCTGTACTTGAAAGTTTAAATGCTACATAATATTTTCCAGTTTCATTTCCTTTTATATCTGAATATGTAATAGTTATATTTATTACTTTTGATGATATGGTACTATCAACTGTAATATTGCTACATATTTCATTATCGATTAGTGGTTGTAAAGCATTTCTTATAGCATCTTTTAAACCCAAGGCTGTATCTTCTGTTGCTGAATGATGTTTATATTTCCAAACATAACTATATCTTTCTCCGCCCTTCCACCCTTCTTTATGTCCTAATGGATAATCTAAATCTAAACGATTTGTAAAAATAAGATCATTAATCAAAGTATTAATGCTATAATCAAAAGCAATACCTCCATTTTCTAAAACAAAATCAAATATTCCATTGTTGTTTAATTCTAGCTTTAAGTCCATAATTTTATTATTGCTATCCATTATATACTTTTAACGTTTGAACTTCCTGTTATTATTTGTCCATAAGTTGGACTCGCTGGAACTAAATCAACTGTATCGCCTATTCTCGCAACTCCAACTCCTCCTGTATTACCTAAATTTACATTGGAACTTGTAATTAAATCTATATCAGATGAGGCTTTTACGGAAGTCTTGCCACCTGTACTTTCTAAAGTTAAATCTCCTAAGCTTTCTAGTTTAGCTGTTCCTGAAGAAATAATTTCAACCAGTGCGCTTTGTACTAAATGTTTAATTAAAGAAATAAAAGTTATATAATTAGTACCGCTTTCTTCAGCTTTTATTGAATTGTTATTTATTCTAAGAAAATTACTTGTTTTAAAATTTCCTAAACATAATTCATTTATAGCTCTTGATGGTTTTGATTGCCAATCAACACAAAATCCTATGTATTCCGTTGCATTAATTGGCATAACTAATACTTCGTCTCCTTCTTGAGGATGCGTAGCAATTCCTATATCGTTATATAGATAAGTTAAACCCTTAAGAACATCATTTTGTATAACTTGCCCAGTAGGCAATCTTATTGGTTTATCAGTATCATATCTTCTATATATGATTTCATATGGATTAGAAGTTCCTTTTACTTCTTTAATTTTTACTCTATACATTTTATATACCCAACATTTCTAAAGTTACGTTTTCTTTATTTTTAATATTTCTGTCCAAATAAATTCCATATCCTTCTTTTTTAGAAAAAACAAAATTTTTTCTTTTTTCTTCTTCTCTTTTAATTTCATCTAAATATTCGCTTTCTAATTGAGCAGGTGGTTTTTCTTGAGTATAAGCATTTGGAAGTGTTAAATTTAAATTTGTTGTAGCTCCACTTTTACCCCAATTCATTACCAATCCTTTGATTAAAAATTGATTATTTTTTACTCCATTTGAATTGTCTGTAACTTTAATACTGTGATTTATATCCCAAAAAGCTAAATTTCCTTTTTCTATACCATTATTTACATTAAATATATTTAATCCCTGTCTAAAACCTATTACCGTACAATCATATGTAAAACTTTCTGCTATTCTTTTATTAACCTCATAATACAATAAACTTTGTAATCTATTAATATCTAAATTTAAATCAAATTTAATTACTGTTGCAGTTCCATCGTTAATGACTGGATCTTCTGCATAAGCATTGTTTGTGCCTGTGTTAATATTTGGTTGGTTTTTTGAAGTTGCAAAATAACATCCATATCTATTTGAATAATCAATTCTAAAAGTTGGTTGCTGATTTATAATATTATCAGATATATAACCCTCACTTTTTATCGAAAAATCATATTTTTTATCTGAATCTAAGGTAATTGAACCTCCAGTTTGTTTTGTTATTGGTTTATATAATTCTAAAACAAAAACTGTTTGCTCTCTTAAACCTAAATCATTAGGATCATCTAATGATATATTGTTTGATAAAATATTATTATTTATAGTATTATTTAAAATATTTTCTTTTATATAACCTTTCATATCATCAAAATTTCCAAGACACCTAATAAAAAGATTAGATGGTTTTATGAAATTATTTAAATAAGATAAAATATTTTCTTCATATTTAGATTCTGTTTGTATATTTATTATTTCATCTCCAAGATTATTAGGATCATACAAAACAAAAGCTACTCTAACATTCCTAGTATAAACTTCTGTTCTTTTTTCTGTTTCATTACTAACAATTATTATTTTTTTTCTCTTAATTAAATTTTGTCTTATTGTTTGTAATATAAAGGTACTAACGGAAATTCCTTTAGTATAGCCAGTTAAAGGAAGACAGAAAGTTTTTGTTATTTCATAACCATATCCAATAGCTTTGTAAGATACTGAGTTTTTCTTAGTTTCTTGCCCAATAATATATCCACCACAACGAAATTCTCCGTCTAAATATACTTTTATTTCAACTCCGTTAATCATTGGAACAAAATATCCTGTAATATTTGGAACTGTAAATTCTATACTATAACATATATCGCCAAAATTTATTCCTATTTTTGCAGAATTTGGTATAAGTTTTTTTCCAATTATTTTATCTTGTCCATTTTTATTTCTAATACTGACTATTTCTATTTCTAAAGTACCAGCATCAAAATAATTATATTTGCTCTGCATATAACTTTATGTCTCCACTAACATTTGATAAATCAGTAATAGTCCCAAGGTTTAAAGCAATTAATTCGTCATATAAATCAAGATTTCCATATCTATCAAAAATTATAACATCAAACGGTGTTGGTCTTGATATATTTACAATGATTACATTGTTTACATTTTTTAATAAATTATTAAGAAATTTGTCAACTTCTACTTTAAGTAAATAAATTGCATTCTTTGTATTTTCATCTAATAAGGGATTTGCCATTATTGAATTATACATTAAACTTAAACTCTCTTGGACTTCTTTTATATCATCACTATTACTATAATCTATATTTGCTGCCATTTCATAAGCTGTAATCAATAAAGCGGCATTAGTTATATTTTTTATTCCTTCTTCATCAGAGTTTCTATAAAAAGTATTCAAATTATTTACCGTTTTAGGCTCTGATTTAGTAAAATCAAATGCACTTAATAATCCACTTAAAGTTTCTTTTGTATCTCCAAAATAAACTTTTGCTCTTCCTATAGTATCTACTATTATATTAAACAATTGAGTTGGAGTATTTGCTAATTCTCTTACTTTTCTATTTATTTCTAATAAATCACCAACCCATTGACTTGGTTTTTGAGAAAAACTTATTATTTTACTTTTTATAAGTGCTAATTTATTTAATTTACTTTGAACTTTTCTCGTATAATCTCCAACTACTTTTGCTCCTTTAGAAAATTTTTTAAAAAGATCTTTTCCTCTTTTATAAAAAGTTATTCCATTTCTCTTCATTATAGAAAAAATACTATCTTTTTTATCTGCAAAAACAGTATCTGGAATATTTTCTCCAATATTTTCTTTCAAGGTATTTCTTGCGCTTTGGGCTTGCGTTAACAAAGCGTTTTTATTCGAAATATTTCTAGGAGGAATAATTGGTATAATTAATAATTTAACATTAAAGCTTATTATATTTAATAAAGAATTATCTTCTGTTATTTTCCCTTCTAATAAAACACAATCATAACTTTTTGCATCTGGTAAAACGGTTTTTACTTTTAAACCTTTTCTAGTTCCTAAAAAAGTTCTAATCCATTCTTTTTCTGATATATATTCTTGTTCTGGTTGTGTGCTGTTTTCAGAATTTGTTTTTCCACCAGTTCTTAATTCTAAATTAATATATTTATTTCCTTCACCTAAATATTGAACAACTGGTATATTTGTTTTTGGAATATTTTGTATATCAAGTTTTTTAGAATAATCTTCTGAAGAATTTATCCAAAAAAACTTTCTTTCATTTAATGTTATATAATCTCTAATATAATTTATTGTCATATCTAAATTTGATTTCCTGTTAAATTATTAAAATTAAATACGCCAACATCTTTATTTTCTTCCACTGTCATTGTTGTGCTATAATCTCCCATACCAGATACCCCACCAGTTAAATTCATATTTATATCTAATGGTTGAATTCTATAAGCGTCTCTTGTTAATGATGTTGTTTGCCTATTGTTTTCTTGCGTTCTTTCAATTCTAGCCTCTCCAGCTTTCCAAATTCCATATCCAACCGCTCCTACTCCAGCAGCAACTCCAAGACCAATAGCTAACTTAGCAGGATTTTTTACAATAGCTATAAGAGTTTCTAAAAAAAGTTCTTTTCTTAATATAGAAAGTAATCCCTTTTTTAGCATTAAATAAGATTGAGTTTGTTTATAAATTTTATTTAATATAGTGAAAGTTTGATAAAAACCCTTAACAGTTGTTCCTATAGCTAAAGCTCCAGCTCCAACTAAAGGTAAAATATCTCTAAGGAATTGTATACCACTTCCTTTACCACCAACTTGTCTGAGTCTACTTAGTTGCCTTATTTTATTAAAAAGAATTTCAAAAGAACCATAAGCCATTAAAGCACTCATTCCAAAGGCAGTCATAGTTCCTTGCATTGTTCTTATTTGAGCTATTGTGGAAGCACCAAATAAAACTTTTAAGATTTTAGCTTTATTGGCACTAATAGATAAGGCTATTATGCCAACAGAAACAGCATTAATTAATGGAGCGAATTCTCTTGCAATAATTAATACTCTATTCATTGAAAAAGCAAATGCTCTTATTATTCCTCCACTTGTTCCAGAAACCATTTCCGCAGTAAGTAATCTAAAATTTCCTCTTAAAGTTTGCAATACACTTCCAAAATCTTGTGTCAAAAACTTACCTAAGCCTTGAAATTTATTTTGAACATAATCAGTTACTTTTCTTATAGCAAATTCAGAATCAATACCTGCACTCTTGATAGTAGAAAGCATTGTTTCATAACTCATTCCCATTGCATCAGCAAAAATTCTTACAGCACCTGGTAATTGGTTACCCATTTGTCTACTGAGTTCCTCCATTGATAACCTACCTTTAGATTTCATCTGAACTAAAGCATATGTCATTCCCTTAATACCTTCAGAATTTAAACCATAAACTTTAGCTAATGTCATGAATGCAGAAAATTGTCTTCTAGCTTCTTCTATACTTCCTTTAGAAGCAGCTAAGAATTGCATGTATGGTCTTTGTAATGCAAAAGGATCAACGCCCATTCCGGACATTTCTCTCATAAATCTTTCGATTTCTCCTTTTGCAAACTTTAATCTCTCTCTTATACTACCAGTAATACCTAAATTCGGTAATATTGTTGCTATTGTTCTTTGAGCTTGTTCTCTTTCTACTCTAGCTTGTATTGCAGAAGTTGTTATACGAGCTACTCCATATATTCCAAAAAATGATATTATAGATTTAAATCTTCTAACTAAATATGGTTCAGCTCTTCTAATTCCTTTTTTAAACCCTTCAAATGTATTAGCCTCTACAGTAGAATAGATTTTTTTTCCAGTTAATCTTTCTATTGCAACCATTCTGCTTAAATCAACTCTTCTTGTTTTAGCGGCTTTATTAATTTCATCAAGCATTCCATTGGTAAATTTAATACCAGTTTTCTTGCCTAAATTATACAATTCAGTTGCACTTATTAATCTTCCAGCTCTTACTCTTCTTTGAATAGCTTCAACTTCTGGATAAATTTCTGCCATTCCAGCTGTTCCTCCTGCTTGTCTAAACAAACCAGTAGTTCTAGCTGCTCCTATATTAACACCAGAAGTTAATAAGGATTGTATTCTTGCTTCAGCTATTTCTTTTGAAGCTGATTTAATTTTTTGAAGATTTTGATAATATTGTCCTGAAGCTCTTATGGCACTTTTATAGGCATTTGCTATCGATTGTGTGGCAGTATAAGCACCTTTAATTACTTGACGAGCTTCTCTTAAAGAAGCATTTAGATTTTTTTTAGATTTTAAAGCTTCTTCGCTAATTCCTGCAACTAAATTTTTAGCTACAGCCAAAGACTTAAGAAGTTCTTGTTTTATATCTATATCTAATTTATATGGCTGATCCATTAATTGCTTCCTTTTCTTCTTTTGCTAAAATATTAGCTAGATAAATTTCATAAAAGAAATTCATTAAAGTAATCTTTTTTAGATATTGTATATTTAATCCACCTTTATAGAATTTTATTAAATCTCTAGCTTCTTTATCTCTTTCTACTTTAAACTTGATGAAATGTAACAAGGCAACAACTCGCCTAGTAAGAAAAAATCAATAAGCCCTCTTTGAGTTAATCCCAATTCTTTTAAATTTTTTTCTGTGATTTTTATAGTCATTTCTTCATCACAATATATATAATTTATTAAAAAAGGTAATAAAGCTTTTTTTAAATAAGTTGTTGGTAATCCACCTTTTTTAGCACAAAGAAATTGAAGTGCTGACATTAATTGAATATCATTTTTAGTCTTAGCTATCTCTTTCTCTAGTTCAATTTTCTTTTTTAAATCTTCAGGATTTGAATCTTTTGGTTCTTGAATAGTTTCTCTATTTTCTTTTTCAAAAATTTCAGCACCTTTTTCTCTATAGTTTTCAAATTCATCTAAAAAATCATCTAATTTCTCTTCAAGAAAACTTAATTCTCCATAAACAAATTCTTTTATATAAAGTTTTTTGGTTTTTATAAAATTACCGTTTTTAGAATATTCTAAATCTTTTGGTAAATCATAAACTAATTTTTTTGGTTGTTCCTTACTTACTTTCATTTTTAATTAATTATTAATAAAAAATAACTATGTTTGTTGAACATCCACCACACTTCCTCTAACTATCATAGTTACAGTTTCACCATTTTGACCTGTTGGAACGTTTTCAATAGTTGCGTTTGTAATTTTTTCTACATAACTAGCTTTTGTATAATTAAATACTATTGTAAACAATCCTTCTTCAGTTCTATCTTTTACCCACTTTCTTAATCCTGGCATTTGATATACAGGTATACCAATTTTAGCACCATCTGTATTTGTTTCTTCTGAAATAACTATACTTCCTGTACTAAGTTTTTTGGTTATAATATTGTTTAAGCCATAATTTTGTATATCTATTTTTCCATCCTGAACTGCGTATGGAAAAACTTCACCATTAATTTCTATAATAGGAAATTCATTAAGATTAGCATTTTCCCAAGTTATAGTTGCCATAGTTTCTCCTAAATATGTTTAAATAAATTGTATAATCTCAATTCTCTAAATTGAGCTAATAAAGTTTCAACAGCTCTACTTACAGTTACTCTTCCTAAAGAAAAATCAATAGTCATTGTATTTCTTACACTATCCATAAAATCTGATTTTCCTCCAGAATCTAATATTGAATATCTATTTCCAGAACTGTCTTCTTCAACGTTTGATAATGTATCATACCAACCAGCAAATAAAGCTATCATTTTTCCATTAGCTGTTTCCGATTCTAATCTTTGATGTTTTTGTGCTTTAGCTGCTTCGAACATATATCCGTTTGCAAAATCGCTACTTAACCAATCATTAAAGAAATGGTATGTTGAGTCAGGATTTCCATCGCCATTAGTTAAATATGTTGAAACTAGATTATTAATAACTAAATTTCCTGCTTTGTTGTTATAAAAAGCTGTTATTCCTCCTGTTTCTAAGCCGTCTATTTCTGTTTGAGTCCAGCCTTGTGCATCTGTTGTATAATACTTCGTTGTAACAATATCAGCAAAAGGAATACTTCTATTACTTGGCGTCCCAGTTACAATATTTGCTCCTCCAAGAAATGAAGAACAATCAGCATCGTCAGTTAAACAAACAGCAAGAACACCTGCCCAATATCCTAAAAATAAACAAGGAGTTGCAAAAACATGATTTGAATTAATTTCTGTAGATGTATCTGTTATTGTTTTTAATCCAAATATTGGAATATTTCTCTTATTATAACTTGTTTGTGCAGTTAATAAATTAGCATAAGTATCAACTAAAGGAATTACTAATGCTCCTGATTTATTTTCATTGTTAATTGTAATATAAGTATCAAGCATAGAAATAATAGGAGTTAAAACAACTTCGTCTTCTACTATTATCATATCATATTTAGCACCAATTACTCCATCCAAGATAGTTTTAATTCCTGTTGCTAATGGAGGTGTAGAACCTGCGTTGTTTGTTAAAGCACCAAAAGTTATTCCAGCTGCAGAACCAGTTAATTTAACAGGAACTTGTCCAATTCCACCTTTTACATTAGAAGTTAACGTTAAAGTTCCAGTAGCATTGCTTGCAGTAAATGGAAAATAACTTAAAGCATTTAATGCTGTTACAAAATCATCTACAACATCAGTAGCAGCGTCGCCATTTGAAATTGCAACCGTAACCGTCCATTCTCTTTCTCCAACTACCAAAGTTACACTTCCATCAGCAGTAGCTGATCCACTTACTGCGGTTGTTATTGTTGTAGCTGTCGCTCCACCTTCCTCTGCTAAGAAAATATAATCTAATTGTGTTTCGTAATTAGGATCTGCTAACCAATATTTTCTAGCCATATTATATAAGAAGTTATCATTACCTATAGCTGTTGCTAAAGCAGACGCCGATCTTATATTTGTAACTAATTCTCCAGTTGTAACTGATGAACCAGTTGTAGCACTTCCAATCATTAAAGTCTTATAACCTAGGTCATATTGTCCTTGCGTTAAAGTGCTAATTAATACTTTAGGCATTACTTATTCTCCTTGTCGTTGTTGTTAATTACTTTTTTTTTGATTTTGTCTTTTTTCACTATAGACAAACTATTGTCAATTTTTGCTTCTTCTAGTCTTTTTTTCCAAAAGGTATCAATAGGAAGTCCTTGTTTATCAACTTCTACAGTAATTTTGCTTCCAACTGAAATTAAGTCTTTACCTTTTCTAAAATTTTTACTATTTATCTGAATTCTTATTTTGTTGTTTGAATTTTTCATCGAGATAATTATTAATTAATATTATTCATATTAAATATGAAAACTAAATTTCACGGAAGTCCTAAAAATTAATAATCAACAATAAACTCATTCAAAACTCCAGAGTTTTCATCTGAAGTCCAATTAAAATCAATTTTATTAAATCTAACACTATCTGCTGGTAAATCTAAATCTGCTTTATTTGTTCTTATTCTAAATGACCATGTAAAACTATGAACATATAAAACTTCATTTCTATCATAAGCCTTATTTCCACCTAAAAATTTTAAAGTTTCTGTTTCTGTTACATTATGCAAATCATCACTAGCTAAAGTTTTATTACCTAAAATTGGATTTAAAACTTTTGTTTCAAGAAAACTCATGCTATCTCTAGCTAAATACTTATAAGAATTTTTCATTGGTTTATAAATATAAAGATGTATCATATACTCATAAAAACCAATACTATTATAAACTGTAACTAAGCTTTTATTATTAGGATCTAAACAAACAAACATGGTTAATTCATTATCGTTTTTAAAATTTATATCTTCTAATAAACCAGTATTTTTATTTATAGTTCCATAACTATTACAATACATACTCATTGAATCTTGAAAATCTAAACAATTAAAAATTCTTTGATTTTTTATTAAAATAATTCCTGAATTATTTATTGTAGCTGTAATATTTGTATTGTTATCTTGATAAGTAAAAGTTGTATCGGTTGGAGCTGATAAGACCTTTTTCCAACCATTTATAGTTTGATATTTATGTATATACATGTAAGCATTAGTTACATCTGGCGTTTGAGTTGCTGTGCTATCGACTTCTATTGTATAATTATAACCATCTATATCTGTTATAAATGTTTTGTCTCCATTGTATTTTGAATCAGAAACACCATCTATCTCTACTGTTTCGGTATAACCTTCAGTTTGATCGTGATATGAAGAAGTTGTTATCGTTGCCACTTCTGAATCTATTTCTTCTTTTGTTATGCTAGAAATTTTAATTGGAATTTTGGCATTTTTAATATAAACATAATCTCCAACACTTAAATTATGTGCAGAACTTGTAGTAACAGTAGCTAAGCCACTAACAACAGATATTGTACTTATTGATTGATTTTTTGAAAATAATGTTGTTAACTCTGGTATCCAAGTTTTTATTTGTTTTGTTATTGTATTTAAGTACATAAATTATCCTAAATTCTTTTTAAAAAAATCATAGAAAACTTGATTAATAGTTCTTTCTATAAATGCTTTATTTTCTAATACTTTATCTCGTCCATAGGTTAAATATGGTCTATCGTAACCTACTTCAACACGATGTCCATAAACCGTATTATTTTGTAAACTTATAATAGTTGGTCCGCTTTTATTTACTTTTACAAAATGAGTTGTATTCCTATAAAATCCACCTGTATCATAAGCTGGAGGCTCTCCTTTGGCAGACCTAAGTTTTCCAGTTATTCTATTAAGCTTTCCACTTTTTGGTAAAAATAAACTTTTTTTTGCTTCTTCTACCATTTTAGAGCCAATTTCATCAGCTAATGAACTAAAAGCTTCTGTATCTTGGCTTATTCTCTCTAACCTATCAATTAAATCATTTAAAGTAGCCATTATGTTTTTGAAGTTGTTAAATCTTCGTCTCCAGTTTCACAAATATATAATTTTAAATAACGTTTTTTCTTATCAGTATCATCAATAGAATCTATTCTATATCGAACTCCTAGTGATAAAATCCATATGTCACTACTAAATATAGTAGATTCCATATAAGGAATTACTATAAAAGCATTTTTTAATCTTCTCGCTACCAATCCTTCAGAGCCTCCTGTATCTCCAACAACTTCTATTGGCTTTAAATCTTCCCAAAAAGCCATAGCATACTTTATTGTTTTAAAATTAATTTTTGGTTCACCTTCTTCGGTATTGTTTTGAGTTTCAGTTCTTTTTTGTATTTCTATATAATGAGAAAAATCACCAATATTAAAATTATTAAATTTACCATAGTTTCTTTTACTTACAGACATTACACCCCAATATATTTATATTTATTATAAAGATTTTTAGCGGCATCGCATTTATCCAATGTTTTGTATTCTTTAATTTCAGCGTAATTAACCATATCTCCTCTATTACCCCATAAAAACGCACAGTGATTTTTCATCGCATGCCTTAAAGCTTCTGGAATTTGATTGTTTTGATAGCCTGCACTATAATAAACTTTATATGGATAGGTTTCTGTTTCACTAACATCATCTGGAAGTTCAAAATCTAATAAAGCACTTGGAGTAATAGTTAATTTTTCATTAAAACCACCGTCTTCTTCAATACAAAACGTATCTAAATCAATCTCTGTTTCTACATCAGAAGTGTTTATATAAGTAATTTTTTCTAAATTATAAACGTCGTTTTTTGGCAATGTTATTGTAAAATAATTTCCATCTTCATCTACTAAATCACTTAAACTATATATATAATCTCTATCAGTAATAGTTCGTCCTGTATATTTTGAAGCATATTCTATTACTGCATCTATAGTTTTTTGTAATTGAACATAATTATTTTCAAGTAGATTAGTAAAGTATCCTTCACTTTCTGTAATTTGAAAATAATCAGGAGTTCCAGTTGTATAAGTTGCTAAATAGTTTATATAAGGCAAAAGAGAATTATCAGGAAAAGTTGCAACATTAGTTGGTCTTTTTAAAACTACCTCTAAAGAACTTATATCAACAAATTTAAGTTTAATGCTATTATAAGTTGAATTTCCATTTTGTAATTTAAATCTTATTATATTACCATTAGAAAAACTTTCAGGAGTATTGATTTGGTTATCTAGTTTAATATCAATAGTAATCTCGTCTCCAGAAACACTAGTATTTCCTGTTCCAAAATAAGTATTTAATGTACTTGATATTTCAGGAAAACCATTTTGATGAACTTGTTGTTCTTTTACTGTTATAATTGGCTTCCAATAACTATTAACTATTTCATTTTTAACTCTTACTGTCATCTTTCTCCTTAGTTGTAGTGTTATTTATTGGAGTTGCGTTATTTGTTTGTTGGTCGTACCTCATTTCTCCAACGTTAATTATTGGAATATCTCCGTTTGAAACTGGATCTAAATGCTGTAAAGCTCTTCTTTCGTTTATGGTACTAGCTCCTGTTTCTTTAAATGTCTTAGCAACTGTTAATCTTCTTATTTCAAGAGCATCTATAGAACGTTTATCATAAGTTAAAATTGCATTTTTAAATTTTCCACCCTTATTATAAATACTAGGATTGTATCTATACATAATCCAAGAATTTAATTTTTTATAAAAATGATTTGCCAAAGGTATAACTGTATTATCAAAAAATGCTATTCTAGCTTCTGCTGCTGAATTATAAGTCTTAGCTTTTATTACTCCACACATTTCAGGTGGAACGCCAGCTACCATACAAACCAATATTAAAGAAAATTCCATTAAATCTTTAAAATCCATATCTTTCATATTAGTAGAAAGTTGTTTTATATCCATTCCACCTTCTAAAACTATTATCTCACCAGCATTATTAGAACCGCCAAATTTTTCTTTAGCTTGTTGTTTAATAGATTCTTTTTGTTCCTCAGTTAAATTAGAATCATATCCGTTTTGTGCGTTAACAACTAAAGCTAAGCTTGGTCTAGCTCCTTTTTTTAAGAAAGAAAGGTTATATTTACTTGCTAATTCTAAATGTTGTATCTCATCATAAGCTGATTTTAGTTTTGCAGATGGCAATTCTCCAAAATAATAACTTTTAGCATTATATTGACTTATTTTTAATAGTTTGCTTCTTTTATCATAATATGGATAGTATTTAAACCTTTCTGTACTACTATATCCTATTACATCATAATAATCAGGATTGCCATTTTTAGTATCTATATATATATTGACTTTACTTGGTTTTATTCTACGAATATAATCAATTTCTCCTTTAAAATTTCCAGAACCTAAATAAGTATAACTTGTTCCTTCTAATAAATAATCAGAAACACAATCTCTTATATATTCTTCCCAAATCTGCTCTTCGTTTGGTTTGTTTATTGTGCTCCAAAAAGGATGGTCTTTTAAAATCGTTTGATTTTCAGAATCAATAATAATTGGAGGTAAATTTGCAATAGCTTTAGCAACTATGCCAACAACTGTATTTAGAACTGGATTTATATCATATTGATTATCTAAATTTAAATAAGTAACATTATAATTATCATAAGTAAATTGACTAATTGTATAATTAGTGCCTAATTGACAAGATTTTACTTCTCTTGATTTAGTATTTTTAGTATTCCAAAACATTCTATTTTTCCTTTGTTAAAAACTTATCAAAAAACTTGTCAAAAATCATTATTAAAAAAAGACAAATAAAAACTAAACAATTTTTTATTATACCAAAAAAATCTTTTAAGATTAAAAATCTAAATGATATTAACACCAATCCAAAAACCAATATTAATTGATATATTCCTTCTATATTTCTTAGTTCTTCTTTAGGAAAAACAAAATTAATAATACTTTTAATTATATTAATAATTAAATTTTTTATTTTTTTAAAAAAATTATTTTTTTTCATTAAGCGATCCATATTTTAAATTCCCTTTTTTTCTTAACAAATGTAGTCTTAATCCAATTTAAAAATTGAGTAACACTATCAACTCCATCATCATGAATTTTTTTTGAAGTGCTTGGAAAAACTCTAAGTTGATATTTTAATTCTTCTAAAGGATTTATTTTTTTTCCATATAAATATATTACCTTTCTATAGTCTTTAGGGAAGACCATGCAACCTTTATCTATTAAATGTGAACACGCTTTAGCTCTATCTTCTTTACTTCCAGATTTATATCCAACCTTAATTGCTATAATTTTTTTATTTTTTCTTGGATCTTTATTTTCTAAAACTTTTCCATAATACTCTTTTTCTAATTCTTGTATTAATGATTGTCCACTAGCTTTGTCTTCTACTAATATAAAATTTGGAGAGTATATTTCTATTAAATCTTGAGATTTTTTTAATAATGAAGGAAAATCCTCTTGAGTAAACCAAACATCTATTAAATATGCTTTAAAATCTTTTCTTTTAGTTCTTTCGTTCTCTAATAATTTAAGACCCCATAATGTACAACATGACGGGTCTCCAGACATACTTTTTCCAAATCCAGTATCCCATGACATTATTATTTTATCAAAATCATTAATTAATACTTCTGATTTATTATATTCTTCAATATAATTAACATTAAATATTGAACTTTTATTTTTAGATCCTCTTTGATAATATTGCCAATAGAAATCATTTTCCGTTCCCAAATAAAGATAAGCCTCTTTTTCTTCTTCAATAGATTCTTGATTTTTAATTTTTTCAAAAAGAACTTCTTCATATTTTCTTGCATAACGAAATTTATTTACTTTGTATATTTTTCCATAAAGATATTTTCCAGTTTTTGTTGAACGTCCTATAGGTTGTTTTGTTTCTTCTATTATTGGAATCACTATATGCGTCCATTCTCCTCTTTTTCTAGCATTAATTAAAAAATCTGTAGTATCTCCTTCACATATTCTCTGCATTATTAAAACAAAAGGAACTTCTTTTATCTTCATAAGCTCTCTTCTTCTTGAGAAGAAGCCATTTATATTCTTGTTTACCTTATCTACATAACCAACACCTTCAGCTAAATAAGTTTTATAATCTATTGGATCGTCAATTATAACCAATTCTGAGTCTGTTCCAGTTATTTTTGCGTCTGTAGACATTATATTTATCTGTCCACCACCTATCATGTTTCCATTAGAGTCAATTACTTTTTTAATAAAAAAATTTTCTAATCTATTAACATCGTTTTCATTTATTTCTATATTGCTAAACAACTGTTTAAAAGCATCTGAATCTATAATGTTTCTAAGTCCTCTTGCATATTTTATTCTAACATTTTTAACAGCAGAAAGTATCAAAATCCTACTATCTGGATAAATTCCTAAATATATCGCAACAAATGTCATCATTATAGTAGTTTTACTATGACCTGGTGGAACATTTAAAATTAAATTTTTAGATTTTTTTTCTATTATATTTTTAAGATTTTCAAAAATGTATTCTATGTGCCAATTTGGTATTAATTCTCTTAATTCAGTAATATACATAAATGTTTTCCAAATATCAACTAAAGAATACCCTTGTATTAAATTGATACGATTTTGCGTAAAAGTATTTGTCATAATATAAAAAATATGTTATAATATTATTAAATAATATTTTTGCTAGTTAGGGAAGTGTTTAAAGGTTATGAAAGACGAATATAATGAGATTCTATATAATATAGAACAAAGCAGAAGGTGTTTAAATTTATATAGAATGATTATTGCACAAGGTCTTATAGATGTTAATGCAAAAACAAAAAATAAAATAAGAAAATACGGAAAACAAAGTTCAGTTAGATGGTTTAAAAAAAACAATAAAGATTTTTTGTTAATATGCAAATTAGCAGATGTAGATCCAAATTATATTTTAAAGTTGTATAAAAATATAGTTTCAAATAAAAAAAGGAAACATTGTTTAAAAGATACTTTAATTACTAAACAACTAACAAAAATCATTGACAAAAACTCAAAAGATTATTATAATTTTATTAATAAAAAAAAAGAAAAAAATGACAAAAATAGTAAAAGATAATTATATCGCAAACATATCAAAAAAATTTTCTATACCAAAAACAGATGCTAAAGCTATCATAGATGAATTTTTTGATTTTATATCAAGAAACTTAATTTTAGATAATAAAGTTACTTTGCCTAAAATAGGAATACTAAGAGTTAAAGATGTCGCTAGTAGAAATATAAAAATTCCAACTTTGGATAAACCTTATAAAGTTCCCAAAAGAAAAAAAGTTAAATTTACTCCTAGCACAATAATTCTTAAAGAAATTAATTGATTATTTATAAATAGGGGGTGTAGCTCAATTGGCTAGAGCATTTGCCTTGCAAGCAAAAGGTTATGGGTTCAATTCCCATCACTTCCACAACAAATAATAAAAATGGAAAGAAGAAGAATAGAAGAAGATAAAATTTTAAATTATATTGTTGATAACAAAATCTACTTACATGGAGTTTTTGATGAAAGCGTTTCTGAAAGAATTATACAAAATTTGGATTCTTTAATTGAAAAAGAAAAAAAGAAAAAGAAAGGAAAAATAATTTTTGACATAAACTCAAATGGTGGTTACGCAAGATATTTAATGGATTTACTCTCAAGAGTAGAATATTGTAAACAAAATGATATTATAATAGAAACTAGGGTATCTTCTTATGCTTACTCTTGTGGTTCAATGTTAGCTTGTAGCGGAACTGTTGGACATCGATATATTTCTGAGTATGCCGAGCATCTTTGTCATCTTGGAAGCACTTATTTAGCAGAAGTAAAAAACAATACTGAATTAGATAGAAGCGTTGAACATTCAAAAGCACATTTTGATTTTGTAAAAAATATTTATAAAAAATATGCAAATATTCCAAATTTAGAAAAAGTTATCAATGACGATCAATTATATATCAGAGGACAAAAAATTATAGATTGGAAATTAGCGGATAAATTTTTAAATGAAATAGAATAAAAATGACAAAACAAATAAATAAAAAATTAGAAAAAATAGAAAAACGTTTAAAAGAATTAGAAAAAACCGATGAAATTGCAAGAGAAGTAATAGGAAAAATTCTGAAACATCTAAAAAAAACAGAAGATAATACATTTCGTCTTGATATTATTCAAGTTGTTTTATCTAAATTATTAATAAAAAATAAATTAACAACTAGAAAAAAACTTAATAAACTTTGTAATGACGAAGTTAAAAAAATACAAGAAGAGCAAAAGAAAAAACTAAAAACAGAAGAAAAATTACAACAAGAAACAAAAGAAGACAATTTAAAAAAAGATGAATGACTTCCCATTTTATTATAAAGCACTAAAATTAAGATAGTGTAATTAGAATAATAAGATGGATTTAGTGAGATGTCCTGAATGTGGACATATACAAAGAAAAAAAGAGATAGATATTGATAAGCCAATACAAGATAAATATAATAGTTTTTTTATAAGTCAAATTAAAAAACTTAATGTTGATTTTTTAACATATGTTAATTGTGAACAATGCGGAATTCAATTCATAGAGGAAGAAAATGAAAAATAAGAAAAATAAAGAATTTAAAATTATATGTAGCCCTATTTTTCAAAAGCAAATGGGACTAGAACCATCAAAAGAATGTCGTCCACTTGATGAATGTTTTAAAGAAATGAAAGTTTGGCAAAATAAATGGTATAATAAATATTTTATATTGCCATTTCATTGGTATTTTTTAAATCAAATAGAAAACGCTTGTGACGCTATAAAATATTTTACTCAAAGATTATTTAGAGGATATGATGATAGAGAAGTTTGGAATTTAGACTGGTATTTAAAAAAATGGTTAGCACCAAGATTAGAAAAATTATTAGAAACTCATCACGGAATGCCAATTAATCCAGATACTAAAAAACCATTAACCGAAAAACAATGGAAAAAAATTCTAAAAGAAATTCTTTGGTGGGCAAAAAATAGTGATAAAGAAGAAGATGAGCTTTCTGATAAATATTATCTTGAAAAAGAAATTTCCGAAATTCAATATAAGAAAAAATATAAAAGGATTTGTGTTAGAAGAAAAAACGCTACTGAAAATTTTGGAAAGTATGTTGGCTGTCTATGGGATTAGAAGAAAAAGAATTTAAGATAATACTAAAAGACTATATTAAAGTATCTACAAACAAAATTTATGCAGGAAAACATTGGACTTTTAGAAAGAAATTAAAAAATGATTATTTGCAATGGTTTTCGATTTACAAAAACAAGTTTCCGAAATTTGATTATAAAGTTAACTTAGATTTTAAATTCTATTTTAAAGGTAGATGTCTAGATAGCACAAATAATTCTTATCAAATTAAACTTCTCGAGGACTGTATGAGTTATTACGAAATCATAAAAGATGATACAATAAAATATGTTGGTCGTGTAAGCATGGAAAGTCTAAAAGGAGAAGAGGATTATTGCGAGTTGACAATAAGTAAATATTAATCTAATCTCAAATGAGAAAGTATCCAAACAATCACATCTTTTGTCCAAGCGTTACCGAGAGCTTTATATCGTTGTGAGTCGCTTATATCTACAACTTTTTCGTTAATAATGCCTTTTGCAGTAAAATCTATTGGAACAGTTTGTAAATTTTCACATTCTCTTGGGGTAAGTCGTCTTATTCTACTTTTAATTTGATAGCGTCCCGTACAAGCTCCTCGACCACCTCCTAAAGCACTCAAACATACACTTTTGCCTTTTGGATCATATACTCTATCTCCTTGGCCTCCTTTGTTAAAATGACCTATTCTTTTAGGTTCTTGAAAGACTTTAGGAATATTGCCAGAGCCACTACTTGATTTTAAAGCTCTTGTTTTACTATTTGGATGATAAGTTTGTTGTTCAAACCACCAACTTTTTCCAGTGCTTCCTTTTTTAAGATTTATTATATCTTTATTTTTTTCAAAAATTAATTGTTCTTTCTCTTCTTCAAATTTTCCAATTTTAATTGGTTTTTCTAATAATAGATTATCTTTTTGTACAGTAGTTAAACAATTAGTTTTATCATCATTTCTTATTTCTACAAGTTGTTTAGTTTCAGAACCTTTTATATCTTTTCTTTTTCCGTTTTCCAAATGTCTTCCCCTCATAGCACAACAAACATAAGTGTCTATTCCTAATCTGTGCATTTTTGACATAGTAGCTAATAAAGCATAGGACTTTTTAGGATTGAGTTCTCCACTAACATTATAATTTTTAGTTCCGCCCGCCAAAATACATTTAATCATCTTGTCACTTAAGAAATATTTTTCGTCGACTTCTTTTTCTAAAATATCTTTTAGATAAACATGTTTATCTTTTGGTTGTCCTATTTTCTTTTGAAATAAATCACTTTCTTCTTTTCCTTCAATATTAGTCCAATACAGTCTCTGTCTGTGTTGCGCGGAAAGCTTTGAACTATTAATTTTTACGGGTTGTACGCCTATAGCTTTATTAACGTAAGCTAAAAATTCTTTTTTCATAACAACATTTTCAAAAAGAAACTTAACTTTTGGATTCAATGATTCAACGTGTTTTTTTATCTCTAACATATCCCACATTAAACTTCCTCTTACATCTTTATCTCCTAATTGTTTACCTGCCTTTGACCAAGCTTGACAATTATGAACACATAAATTATTAGCATAATAAGAATTATCTTCTTCAACTTCTATATTATAAACATCTTTTATCTCGTTTGTTTCTTCTATTTTAGTTATCGGCAATAAAACAAAACTATCTTTTATTACAGCATGTGTTTGTTTTTTCATTTCGGTGAAAAAATCTACTGAATAAGTATCCCGCTGATTAACTATTCTACTTTCTATTATAGTTGTTTTTGGTCTTTTACAATAAACTATGCCTGAATTAACCTCATAAATTTTAGCTATTAATAAGTTCAAACCCATACATAATTCTTTACTAATAGAAGTGGCTTTATATTTTTCCCTAGAATAACATCCATCTCCAGACATATATCCATCTAAAAATTCCTTAGCTAATTCTTTAGGTAAATGAAGTATTTCCTGTGGAACTCTTTTCTTTATAGCACTTCTTCCTAAATTTAATTTCTTTACTAAAGATAGTAAGTTCATAGAGCAAAAAATATATTTAAAAACAGTTCTGTTCTCACTTTTTGTATATTTAATTGTTTTTATATTTTCTTCAAATTCTTTAGTTTTATGTTTTCCAACGCATATAATTATTTTATAATTATAAGAATTTTTTCTATTTTTTCTTTTCGAATCTTGATAAAATCCATTAGCTACATATCTCCCTAATAACCAACACAACTCTTTATTTAAATTTAAAGGATTTTCTTCAATTTTAATAATCGGAAGATAAGTAAAATATTCAATTCTTTTTAATTCTTTAACTGGAATCCAATTTGGATTAGAAAAAACTCTTTTGTAGGTTCTGCGTTTATTATTCCATATTCTTGACATTTTACTTATATAATAAGGATGTTCGGCAGTAGTCTCTGTTATTAAAGTTCCTTGAGATTTTAATTTCCAAATTTTATTTTTTTTCTTATTTGTATTTAAAACTTTTTTATATCTTCCTTTATGGGTGTAAACATATTCTCCAATTTTAATATCTTCTATATTCTTATAACCAGTTTTTGTTATTATTTTAGTTCCTTTAGCAAAACAGGGGAATCCTCCGAAAATTAAATCAATTTCTTTCCAATCAATATTCCATTCTTTCCATTTTTTTATATCTCCCAACTGAATTGTGTTTGGAAAGTTATATTGAGTAATACCTATAACATATTTATCTATTTCTGAACTATAATATTTGTTTACTTTTATTCCTGCGTCTTTAAGTGCTAGTTGACCAACCGAAAGACCATCGAAAAGACTAAGTACGGTTATTCCTTCTTTTTTCATTTTATAACTTTATTTTAATAATTTAATCAATTCTTCTGAATTTTTTAAAGTTTCACTATTTTCTTTATCGAATACTCTTTCAATTGCTTTAGCTTTTTCGTTATATCTTAAAAGAAAATTACCCGAAAATGCACTTGTCCAATTATGAGTTGATGTACACCCTATTGTTTTTGTTGCCCCTGCTACAATTAATAAATATTTTTTAGGATCTTTTAAAAACCGTGAAAACACTTTATAAAAAGCAATATCAACTTCTGGATTATGATTATATTTTGTACCAAATATCTCTTCTATTGCGTTAGGTATGTTTGTAGATGTGCTATATAACTCTTCTATTACCTTTTCTTTTTTTGGTTCGTAATTATAAAATACGAAATCAATATCATCAACAGTAAAATCTCCTGTATTTCTTTTCTCCCAACTAGGATATTCATCTATTTCTATCTTAAAAAATTCAAAACACAAAATTCCTTTTATTAATCTGCCCTTTTCAGATATGAGATTTTTATAATGTTTATCAAAAGCAAAAAAATCTTTCTCTACTATATTATTTGTTTCTGTCAATAAATTTTTTATTTTTATAAATATATTAGACAAATTTTTCAATCTCTTATCGCTTTTTTTGCAAGCTTTTATACAATCTTTGTTTTTTATTAATTTATAAAAATATTGATCAAAACATTTAAGATTAGAAGAATTAAACTCTTTAATTTTCTTTTTTAACTTTTTTTCGTCTCCTTTTTCAAAAAAATGATCAATATATTCATTTCTTTCTTTACTATACATAAATATTAAATTTTCTTTTTCCATCTTGTATTTTTTATTAATTTTTAAATCATTTTCCAAGGTTACAATTTCTGTTTTTATTTTGCTTGTTTTTATTGTTAATTTAATTAAATTTAATCATATAACGTTATTAAAACACTGTCAAGAATTACTTGATTTGTAATACAACTCACTATATAATTTTATTATAACAAATAACAACCAAAATGACAAGTTATATAAAAAAATTAGCAGAAAAAAATCTATTGATATTATCAAATAATATCAAGGAAGGACTTATATATGAAGTTATAATGGGAAGTATGGCTTATGGCGTATCAAAAGATAACTCTGATATGGATATTTACGCCGTTGCAATACCTCCTAAAAAAGAAGTATTTCCTCATTTGGATGGATATATTTATAATTTTCATACAAAAGTAAAACAATTTGAAGTTTTTCAAAAACATCATATAAAAGACGAAAAGCAAACTTTCGATATTTCAATCTATTCAATTATTAAATACTTTAATCTAATCGTAGAAAATAATCCGAATATGATTGATAGCCTATTTGTACCTAGAAATTGTATAACTTATTCAAACGAAATCGGTGAAATAATAAGAGAAAATAAAGAATTATTTTTACATAAAGGTTGTTGGAAGAAATTTAGAGGTTATGCTTTTTCTCAATACAATAAAATTAAAAATAGAACTTCACATCAAAACGAAAAAAGAAATAAGAGTATTCAAAAATTAGGATATGATACAAAATTTGCTTATCATTTAGTTAGACTTTTATTAGAGTGTGAAGAGATTTTAATGTATGGAACTCTAACTTTGAATTCCAATGTTAAGATTTTATCATCAATAAGAAAAGGCGACTGGAGTTTGGAAAGATTAGAAAAGTGGTTCGAGCAAAAAGAGCTTGACTTAACTGGTCTTTATGTTAAAAGTAGTCTTAGAGAAAAACCAAATATTGAAAAAATTAAAAAAGTTTTATTAAATTGCTTAGAGAGTTATTATGGTAATATTGATAATGCTATTATAAACAATAATGGAAGCCAAGATTTATTGAGAGAATTAAAAAACTTAGTAAATAAATACGACAATTAAGATGACTGAAGGTGAAGCTTTAGAAAATTTTTGGTTAAATGTAATAATACAAGCTTTTATAGATTTATCTTCTGTTGCTACAAGTAGAGCTTCTATTATAAACAAAAAAGCCTCAAACGAATGGATGAATTTAAATAATAATAATTTTATATCAGTTTGTGAATACGCAAATTTAGATCCAAAAAAAGTTATAAAGATAAAAAAAGAATTTTTAAATAGTGATAAAAAAATAAGAATTTTTAAAACAGAAATAAAGAAAAAGTTTGACTTTAAAAATATAAAATTTTAATTTTATAAAATATTTTTTTAATAAAAACAAATAAAAATGAATAAAAAAATAGAAGAAATAGCAAATAATGCTGAAAAGTTTGAATTATATCAACCAGAAAAAGTTTTAAATAGAACAAGGTTTTTATTTTCTTTTGAAGACAAAGATAAGAAAAAAATTGTAGTTGTATTATCAAATATAACTAACGAAATAGAACTGTCTATAGAAAATCCAAAAGATGAAAAATTTAATGGATTTAATTTTGATTTATCAGCAGAAGAGAATAATCTACTTTGTATTGCTTTTGAAAAAGCTCTTTATAAAAAAAGAATAGAATACAGAAAAAACAATAAAGAAGATATACAAAAAATCAAAAACGAAAGAAAAAGTAAAAGCGATAAAAATATTTTAGAAACAAATAAAAAAATCCAAAAAGAAGCTGAAAAATTTTTAAATACTATAATAATTTATTAATATTGTTTTCAAAATCTTATCTAAAATTTGTCAATACTTGACAAAAATCACAAATAACTGTATAATATTTTTATGCGGATTGGAGTAAAGGTAACTCGTTGGTCTCATACGCCGAAGCTTTGGGTTCGAGTCCCAAGTCCGCAATGTCTAGGTATGGTGTAGTTTGGTAGCATACGAGTCTTGGGGTCTTGGGGTCGCAGGTTCAAATCCTGCTACCTAGACCAAAATCAATGATAATTTCTAACTTTTTCTTGACTTTTCAAATTTTTATATTTATATTATAGAAAATTATTAATTTTATTTTATTAAAAATGATAGGAACAAAAATCTGCGGAGGTAAAAGAGGAAGTTCTAATGCCTGCGGAAAAGAAAAAGATATTGATGAATTTTATTATAATGAAAAAACAGGGCAATACCATACATATTGCAATGATTGTCGTAAAAAATATCAAAAAAAATAGACAAAAGATAACAATGGTATTTTAAAAGCAATTAGAAATCAACATAAAATTAAACGAGAAGATAGAAAACAATATAAATCAAGAGGCGAAGTTTTAGGATATAATGATGAAGGTAATGAAAGATTAAGAAAAAGATTAAAAGAATTCGAACAAGAACAAAGAAAAAAAGATAAAAAACAATATCGAATAAAAAACAAAATTGCAAATTCAAGTGACTTAAAAAATCATACTGGAGCTATTTTAAAATATATTTCTAAAAAAGACAAAATTATAATTAAAAAAAGAGGTAAAAAAGTTGCGGTTATTTTATCTATAGAAAAATACAAAGATTTGATTTCAAAAAATAAAAACAATATTAAACACACAACACAAAAAACAAACGAAAATTATTTTTTGTTTCCAAAAGAAAAAATTAAATCGGAATCATTAAATACAAATAAAACATTAATATGTTCAAATAAAAATTGTATTCATAAAGGAAAACCGCAATTTTTAAGAAATTTCAATAAAGATGCAAGTAGAAAAAAAAGAAAATACCGTTCACGCTGTAAAGATTGTGAAAAAATTTCCAAAAACAAAAGAATTAAAAAATATCGAAAAAAAAATAAAATAAAAAGAATATTAAAATTTTTTCTTCCTAAAGAAAAAATAATTTGCCATAATAAAAATTGTATTCATAAAGGAAAACCGCAATCTTTAGAAAATTTTAGAAAGGATGTAACAAAAAAGAACGGATATAGAAAACAATGTAAAGATTGTTTATCAAAAAAAAACTAAAAAAATAGATATAAAATAAAACTTGACAATTAAAATAAATAATATATAATTAAACTCGAGATAACATATCTCATTTAGTTGTTTAAATTTTCCCTAAAAAAATCTTTTAGGAAATTAAAAAAAAGATTATGAAAATTTTTAAAAAAATATCTGAAGCAATCAAAAAAAATAATAAAAAAAATTATTATCTAAATGAAAAACCTTTAAATTCATCAAGACTAGAAGTAAATAATTCTAAACAAAAAAAGTGTCCAAAATGCAAAAGATTTAAACCAACTACAAGACAATATTTTTATTTTGATAAAAGTAAATCTAAAAAAAATAAAACAGGATTAACATCGCATTGTATAGAGTGTCAAAAAAAGAGATTTAAAACTAAAAAATATAAAGAGTCATTAAAACATTGGAAAAACAACAATAAAGATAAAGTTGCTAAATATCATCAAAATTATTTAAAAAATAAGAATAGTTAATTTAGACTTCCCAAAAATCAATTATAATGTAATAATGTTAATATCTAATATCTTATGATGAGTTAGATGAGAGATTAAAATATTAAATGATATTAGATAATAATAAGCTTGAGGTCTTTCTTTTGTTCAATATTATTTTCGTTATTTTATTATTAACCTCAAGCTTTCTTTGAACTTATCTATATTTTTTTAAAAAAATACTTGACAAATAATTTTTTTATAATATAATAACAATATCTTGATTATAGGTTAGTTTAAAAATAACTTTATAATAACATTGAGTTACAGTAAGTTATTAACTTCCATAATTCGGATAAAACGGTTTTTCCGTTATATAAATATATATGAGATGAAATTTAATTTTTATATATTTTTTCATCTCATTTAATATTTTTAATTAAAACTTTTCTATTGTTCTTCCGCCTTCTTTTACAAGATAAGCGTCTCCATTAAAAAAGATTTTACATCTTTCGCCATTTTCTGAAAAATATTCAATATCTTTAAATTTTTGTAGAAAAACATAAATTAAAACACCCTCTTCCGATTTATCTTTTTCTATTTTGTAATTGTTTTCGTTAGGGTTTCTAACTATTACATCTACTAAATACGGTCTTAAATTTAACATATGTTCACTTATATAAAAATTCTTGGAATTGAAATTGAATTTAAATTTCTTTGGTAGGTTAACATAGCAAAAACCATTATCTGATTCTATTTTCAATGTATACATAATAAATACCTAAATTAATTAATAAATAAATATCACTCGCTTAATACGAATAATCCTGCTTAAAACAGTAATTTAATTATATTTATAATCAATTTTTTAGGGAAGTATGGTGCGAGTAGCGAGAATCGAACTCGCGTCTCTTGGTTGGAAGCCAAGCATAATAGCCATTATACTACACTCGCTGGTTCGGAGAAAAGGTATCGAACCTCTATTTTGTTCTTCAAAGGAACACGTCCTACCATTAGACGACCTCCGATGGTACAGCCTGTAGGATTTGAACCTACGACCAATTCCTTGTAAGGGAATCGCTCTACCAATTGAGCTAAGGCTGTATATATGGCGGAACGAACGGGATTTGAACCCGCAACCATTCGATAGACAGTCGAACACTCTACCGTTGAGCTATCGTTCCGTGGTGCTGTCTGAGAGGCTTGAACTCTCAACCTACTGATTACAAGTCAGTTGCTACTGCCAATTGAGCTAAGACAGCTTGGCGGAAAGCAGAGTAATCGAAACCCATACGCGTAAACGTACCCTCTGATTTCAAGTCAGGTCTGATACCTTATCAGTTTACTTTCCAATTTTGGTACACAAAGAAAGACTTGAACTTTCAATCTCCGACGTATAATATCGTTGCTTTAACCATTAAGCTATTTGTGTATGGCTCTCTTGACTGGGGTCGAACCAGTAACCTATTGATTAACAGTCAATCGCTCTGCCAATTGAGCTACAAGAGAATGGCGTTAACAGAAAGATTCGAACTTCCGACCTAGTGCTTAGAAGGCACTTGCTCTATCCACTGAGCTATGTTAACTTGGCGTCTCCGCTTGGATTTGAACCAAGGACTCCGTTCTTAAAAGGAACGTACTCTAACCACTGAGTTACGAAGACGTTGGCGGAAGATATAGGACTCGAACCTATGCAACGCGTTAACGTTGTACGGATTAGCAATCCGCTACCTTACCAACTCGGTCAATCTTCCATGTACTCCAAAAGAGATTTAAACTCTTACTTCCCGTAGGAAAATAGATTCTAAATCTACCGCGTTTACCAGTTTCGCCATAGGAGCTAATTTATGTCCGCCCAGCTTGACTCGAACAAGCACGGCATAAGCCAAGAGATTTTAAGTCTCTCATGTCTACCATTCCATCATGGGCGGTAATTTGGGTTAAACGATCGGAGTCGAACCGACATTAACAGAACCACAACCTGTTGTTTTAACCATTAAACTACGCCTAACACATGCAAAGGCTGAAGGTAATGCTCCCTCGTCTACGGTTTTGGAGACCGTCGTTCTACTTTTGAACCAAGCCCTTTGATTTTATTGTATATTATATTTTATGATTTGTCAAATTGGTGGGCAAAGATGGATTCGAACCAACTAAACTAAAAAGTACTTCGTTTACAGCGAAGCCTGCCTCTCCCACTGCAGCGTTTGCCCATTAATTATATAAATTAATCTTTCTTTATATAAAAAGCAAGATTTTTCTTGATATTTACAAAGTATACTTTATAATAAATCTTGAGATAAACCTATCTCATTTAGTTGTTTGAAAACCTCAAAACTTTTAAGTTTTGAGGGATAAGGGGAAACTTTCTAAACTTTTAACGTATTTAAAAGAGAAAATTTATTATAAACGTAGAATAATAAATAGAAGAAAAAAGAAAGGAATTAAACGCTTTTATTTCCCCACCTAAATTATTATGTGAGAGAGTGGCGGAATTAGAAAAAAATATGAGTAATATAAAAACACATAGAAACGGAACTGTTAGTGAGTTGTTGGCAATGGCTTATTTTGTTAGCATAGGGTCTGTTGTATCTAAGCCAATTAATGACTTTAATGAGTATGATTTAGTAATCGGAAGTGATTTATGGAATAAATTAATTAGAGTTCAGGTTAAAACTATATATTTTGATAATTCTAAGAAAAGATATTTAATTAGTTGTGTTACCTCTCATATAAGAGGAAGCAATAGAAGAATAAATAAAAAATATACTAATAAATCTTTTGATTTATTATGTGCTATAGAGAAAGAGACTATGTCGGTATATCTAATTCCTATAGAAAAAATATTAGGAAGAAGAAGTATTACTTTTTATCCGAAAGGAAATATCAACAAAACAAAAAAAAGTAATAATTTTGAAGAATTTAAAGTTAATTGGGTTAGATAAGGTGCAAATCCTTGTCTCTCTCACTTTTTAAATAAATTATGATAGTAAAATATATTCTTTGTACATTTTGGTTTTTATTCTTTTTATTTCTGTTTATATACGGTTGGAAAAATGGAAAAAAATTCGAAGGAAATATTCATCCTAGTACAATATTCGGAGTTTTAGGCTTATTTTTTACTACACTTTGCTTTATTAGCTTAATTAATTAATTTTTTAAGTTTTTCCTTTGTTATTTGTGGTCTCTACGGGACTCGAACCCGTATTGCCAACGTGAAAAGCTGACGTCCTAACCATTAGACGAAGAAACCTTTGACTTCCGTAGTTAAAATTATACATTATAATAATGTATATTATCAATAAAGTCAAGCTTTATGTCAGAAGTAGAAAAATTAAAAAAGAAAATCTCTGAATTAGAAAAAGAAATATTCGCTCTAAAAAAAGTAATAGAAGAATACAGACTTAATCCACAGAAACATTATGAATATATACAAATTCCATATCTAATTCCTAATAAAGAATTAAATCCATATACTAAACCTTATGAAATTTGGTGTTAAAACTATAATTATAAAACAATTTAACATGATAAGAAAACAAATTTATTTAAACGATTATCAAAATTCTATACTTAAATACAACACTAAAATTAGTGGGATTTCAGAATCAATGCAAATAAGAATAGCATTAGATGATTTCTTTAAGATAAAATATGAATATGATAAAAACGAAGTTTTAATAGATACAACTCCCAATTTCTTAAAAGAATTTACAAAAAATAATAAAATAATAAAAAATGATAATAAAACCAGAAATACAAAAAATAATAGATAACGCTGAAATTTTTACATCAAAAATGAATGGTTATTTTAATTTTTGCAATAAAAAACTTGAACAAGAATTCTTTTTGAAGAATTTACTGCAAACCTTAAGATAAAAGGAAAAGATAAAAATAATTATTCTGAATATATTGAAATAGATTTAAACATTGAAGAATCTTGTTTGTTATTTGATACTTTTTATGATATATATAGAAAAAAAAGAAGAGAATCTGAAAAGGCTTCAGTTAAATTTGAAGAAGAAAGAAAAAGAAAAAAAGAAGAACAAAAAAAACAAATTAGAGAAAAAGTTTTTAAAGAAATGAATTTTATTAATAATTAAAATATGTCAACATATACTCAATGCAAATTGCAAAAAGGAAATACTTTTACAACTTCATTCATTCCTAGTGAATTTGCTAAAATCAATAAAATTATAGACCTCAAGGAGAATGGAGAATGGTCTAAAGGTTGGAAAGTTATAGAGAAAGGTGCTACCTTAGATGCTAAATACGTAGAAGAGAAAAAAAAGCATTTTAGAAGAGGAGTATTTGGCTCTATTAAAGGTAGAGGAAGTTTGTCTGATAATAATTAAAAAACTTATCTTAAAAAAGCTTTATGATAAAATTCATTATCTTTTTTTATAAAATCTATAAATAAATATTTACTTATTTTTTTACCTCTTTGTGTTAACCAATACTTATTAGGATAACTTTTTATCACGCTACAAAGTTTTATTCCTCTCCATTTAAGTTTTCCTTTTGTTGTTTTTCCTTTGATTTTAGGGATAGCATTGTTTAAACTATCGTTTATAAAGGTTTCTAATATATTATTTTGCCATTCTATAATTTTTTTTATTTTGTTTCTCATTTCAATTTTTTGTATTCATTAATAATAGCTTTAATCCATAAATAAAAGAAAAATAACAAAAAAGGACTAAGTATAAATAAAATACCATATAAAAATCCAAATTTTATTGCAATCATAAGAGTGATTTTCATATAAACAATTAAACTACAAATTGCTACCGAAATTATTATAATTGTTATAATTGGAAAACATAATGTTTTTAATTTAAATATTTTCAACATTTTAACTATTTATCATTAAAAATAACAGTATCAAACCTAAAATTAAAAAAAGTAAAGAAAAAAACAATCTACATAAAATTATTTCTAAACTTTCATTATTTTTAAAATCTTTATAAACTTCTTTAAGAATACATACTGCTTCACAAATAAAAACAATAAATACTAAGCCTATTAACATATGTAGCAATATATTAAGACTTAAAGGTAATTTAGAAAGACACATTGAAAAACCTTTAGTTGCTTTCATAGACATTCCTACTACTATTCCTGTTGCCAAACTCATAATTCTTCTTTTATTTTTTTAATTAATAAGAACTTCTAATAACCTCTATATTTTCTAAACCTAGTTCTTCTAAAGATTTATTATTTATATTCTTACTTGTGCTAAAAACTCCATCTATAACACAAACCTCGTCTTCTATAGCAAATTTTTCTTTTATGGAAACTTGAACAATATCTCCTTCATAAATATCTTTACCATTTTTATCTTTTTTGTCATACTTTAAACGATTTTCTTTTTTATTTAAAAACCTTGCTATTAAAACAGCATTTTCTCTTTCAAAAACATTTGCTATAAGTTCTATAGCTCCATCTCCATCATGAGATTGATCACTATCTTTATCATATAAATTATAACATTCTTCTTTGCTATTAGTTTTTATTATTATTTTCATTTTAATTTTTCAACTCCTTTAATTTCTTTTCAGCTATCTCTTGTAATTGTTTAGAAAGTCTCAACAATTCTTCACAGCTAATTTTTATTGCCTCTTTTTCATTATCATAATATTCAAATAAATTGTCTTCAATTGCTTCATTATAAATACTTTTAATTGTATTATTTTTATAATCATCATTAAAAAATTTACTTTTTATTAAAATATTACAAAGAATATCATTAAATCTATAATGCCAATCAATTGGTTTATAAATATATTTACTAAATAAATTTTTTAATTCATACCATTTATATTCTGATATTTTCATATTTCTCTGATTGTTTATTATAAAACCGTGATAAATATCACGGTTTTAATTATTTGTCTATATTAAAGATTTTAATAAGACTATCTTTCTCTAATTTATCTAAACTTAAATCATAGTCAGCCTCTTCTGATTCCTCTACTATTTTTGCTCCAAGTTTTGGCAATATTACATTTAAAGAAATAAAATCTTTATATTGTTGCAATAAAGCTTTTGTGGCAATATTAGATATTTCAGAATTTCCAGAAACTCTAATATGTCCAGCACCAAAGTTTAACAACACAAAAGATTGACCTTTTTCTTCTGGTAAGAAAATTCCTAAAATTGTTTGCACTTGAACAGAATTACATTTTGCTTCCATAAATAAGTTATTAGGATTCATCATGTAGTCTTTTGTGATCTCATCTCCTTTTCCTACTATAATTTTATATCCACAATCATTTTTGCCATTATAAACATTGTTTTTAACTAAAGTTGGCTCATTTAATCCTTCATTAGCATATAAATATTCAACAGCTCCATTTGGTGCTGAAGTTATATCTCCAGAATACATTAAACTACCAATTCCTTGATTGTAAGACGAATTCCAACCTACTTTACCATCAATATTAATTCCTGATAAATCTAAGTCTCTTGCTCCCCATTTATCTTCCCAATAAATACCTACTGCTAGTTTTTCTCCATAAAATTTACTTCCAACTGGTATATTACCAACAAACATCTTTTCAGAAGTTGGCAAAGCAAATTTAATGTCTTTCGGCAAATAGAATTTTTTATCTTTTAAATTTACTCTTCTTTTTAAATAATCTAATAAACTTTTAAAGTTTTTCTCACAAATTTCGGTGTTTATTTTGTTTTCTTTTACCCAAGATTTTCCATTTCTTATCTTATAAATAAAACTATCTTGTCCATTTTTTCTTGAATAACAAGCTGATAAAGCTTTAAATAAAGCATAAATTGTAGCATTATCCAACCAATGTAAATCTTCTAAATTTAACAATTTGTTTGTTACATTGTTTAATGGGTTTTGTACCAAAGCTTTATGAAATTTCTTTGAAAGTTTAGCGATTTTATTTATTGTCGATGGACAATGTTTTTTAAACGCCAAAAACAAAGGTTTAAACCTATTAAATATCTCCGATAGTCTCTTTAGTCCAAATTTATTAAATTGAGCTGTAGGATTGTAATTTGAGTCCTTAATAGCTTCTATTAAGTCATTACTCTTAATTAAAAGAGATTGTCCAGTAGAACGATATATAATATATCTGAAAAATTCCATTGTATCCTGAGGAAGTACATTATATAAATCAGCAATTTTTATAATAGCTTCTTTATTTTTTATTCCCTCTTTGCCTGTAAATTCATATTTTAATTCATCAACTAATATAGAAAGAACATCATTTATTGTTTCTTCTTTTAAAGCTATACCAGACTTTAATAAAAATAGACATTTTTCTATCAATTCTTCTTTTGTGTATGCTTTTATTACTTTAAATATAATTTTTAAATTTGGAACGTTCAAAACTTCATTAGGAATATATATTTCATCTTTAAAATTACTTCCATAGGTAGAAATATAATGTTGTATTTGTTCTAAAAACAATTCAAATCTTGTGCTTTCTTTTATTTTTTGCCAAGATTTATGAAAAGTTTTGTTTAAATCGTTTCCTGTTAGACTTTGTTCGTCATAAAATTTTATAATATCATTCACTGCCCACATAGCATTAGATTCAATAATATATCCTTTTGTTGAAATAAAAGGTTTTACTGTCTTATTTTCTTTTGATATAACAGCATTAAATAATTTTAAAGTTTTCATAATTTTCCTTTGTTTTGATGGGCAGTAATCTTTTGTGAAACGATTTATAGGAACTGCCTTTATCATTAATAAAAACGGGAAGTACATAAAGGCGCTCTACCAACTGAGCTACAACCGCAAATGCGGAAGGTAGGACTCGAACCTACGACCTCCTGCTTATCGAGCATTAAAATAGGAACTTCCTGTGTTTTTTTAATAGACGAAAAGTAATACACACAGGTGCATAACCACTCTGCCACGCCATCTTAAGATAGCGGATGGATTTGAACCATCGTACCCCTGTTTTCCTAATATATAGGAACTTTTTTTGTCTATTTATTTTCATGGCGAGAAATAATCAATAAACCTAAATTATTTTTTTTATAGGAATTTCTTTTGCCATTGAATAAACTATAGAACAAAAAATATAAAAGTCAAATATTTTTTTTAAAAAAATATTGAAAATTATAAAATATATATTATAATTAAAAAAAATTAAAATAAAAATCATAAAATGGAAAGACCACAAATTACTAACAATAAATCAAAAATTAATAAATCATTAAAAAAAATTAAAACTAAAATTGGATTTATTTGCTATATAGCGTTTATTGTATTAGTTTTAGTATTAATTTTTAAGTATATAAGGTAAAAATATGAAAAAAACAGAAAATGAAGAATTAAATAAAGCTTTTACAGCCTCTTATATAAATTATTTAATAAATAACAGAATAGAAGAATTTGAAGAATTAAAAGATGAGTTTTTAGAAAAAAATAAAGATTGTGTAGATTTTGGAAGTTTTGCTAAAAATCCTTTAGAAAAGATGATAGATGAAGCAACTGGATTTGAAGAACAAAAAAAACAATCTTTTAAAAAGTTTATGGAATATATCTATGAACTAATGTGGGAAGAAAAAATTAATGAACAATCTTAAAAAGTAAAGATATGAAAGAAAAATTACAAAAAATTATAGATAATAAACATAAATTCAAACCAATAAAGAAATTTAATGGACTTCATTATAAAAATGTTGTCTTGTATTTTTACGAATACTTTCCAACTAAAAAGTCTTCATTAGCAATCACTATCTATCTAAAGCCATTATTCTTTGGGTATCACAGATTAAAAAGTATTGATTTGTCAGAAAAAGAACATAAACTTTTCATTAAGGAATTCAAAAAGATAGCGAAAGAGCTAGAAAAAAAAGAAGAAAAATATTTAGAAATACAAAATAACAAAATTATCAACAAAATTAAAATAAAGTAATAACAAAGTTAGATTTTTTCTTTTTATGTTTATTTATGAATTCAATAATAAATGGAATAGGAATTGTAGGACAATCTTTTTTTGAAGGATTGTTTAATGGAAATACTATTAGCTTTGTAATTACTATTATTATAGATATTATATTTAGAATAAGTTGTTTTATTAAAGGATATAAAATTATTAATAAAAAAGGGAAATATGAAAAATAAAGAACTAATAGATAATTTAAGGCAAATTATAAAAGAATTAGAAGAAGAAAAAACTCCTAAAAAAAATCTAAAAAAAAGAGTAAGGGAACTAGAAAAAGAAATTAAAGAGTTAAAAAAGAAACAATCAGACGAATTTTTTAAAAAATATATAAAACCAATGCCAATGCCAACATTTCCAGAAAGACCTTTATATTGGCTTGGAAAAGGAGGATATGACATTAATACAGATGGAAATGTTATTGATTATTTAGACTTACTTCAATCAAGAAAAATGATTTATTACTGTTTTGACCATAATGAAGAACGTATAAAAGAAAAAATACCTCTATTTAGAATTAATTATTCAATAGGCGAAAAACCAAGAATTTCTTTAAAAGAATAATATAATGAACAATGGGCTTAATAGATTTATATGAAAATAATTAAAATTGAAAAAAATAAAATAACATTTAATTTAGGAATAATTAAATTTTCTACTCATAGATTTTGTGTAGGATGTACAGTCTTGCTTATTTTTTTGAAATTATTTAAAATTTTTAATATAAATTGGTTATGGATTTTTAGTCCTATATGGCTTCCACTTGCTATCTTAGTTATATTGTGTTTATTAACTGGATACGGTATAAAAACTAAAAAGAAAAAAACTTAATAAGTGTAATATTTTTATTACAGTAGAATAAAAAAATAAAAGAAATATGGATAAAAAAATAAGTTATAAAGATATTAAAGATTTTTTAATTGAAACAATAAAGGAAAAAAGTTATTATCATAGAATAGGTTACAGCGATACAACAAAATGGAGACTTAGTGATAAAAATTCGTATGTACTTACAGGCGGATTTTACAACAAAGAAAAAAATAAATTTTATTATTTAATAGGAAAAGTTGTTCAAGTGAGAAAATATATGGGAGCATATAGCAGTCATCTTGTCTTATTGCGATTACCAAATAATAAGTTGCAAAGCGTTGCAAATGCCGAATTTCATAGAATAGAGGAAAAATACTATCCAGAACAAGTAGAATTATTAAATGCAGTTTTTTCTGATGTCGATATTGATGATGCTGATGAATATCCTTATATTATTGATAATAAAAGCATAAAAGGATTTATAGTAGAGAATGCTAATTACGAAAAAGAACGCATAAATAAACAAATAAAAAAAAACAAAAAGAATTAAAATTATTAAAAGAAAAGTTAAATAAACTTAAAAAACAATAAAAAATGAGAAGAATAGATTTTCTAAAAAATATTAATTAGATTATGCCTCCATATTTTCTTTTTACAGAATCAGAAACTACAGAAAACGAAAAGTATAAGTATAACGGATCTCCTATTGTAATTCACAAAGATAAAAAAACAGGAAAAATTGATAAATTAGAAATAAATGGATTTCAGATATATTCTCCCAAAGAGATAAAGATAATAGATATATCACATACTAGCAATATTCCAAAGGCTAAAAATTTAATCTTCTTAGACGAAACTCTTATAGAGTTCGAAATGTCTTATAAAGATTTTATGGAAATTACTAAACACAAAAAAGAAATAAATGGAAGTTTTGTTATAAATAAAGAAAGATATTCCTTTGAAGGACTTATCGTCAACGCTGAAATAGAAAACTATATTGTAAGCATAACGGCAAAAGTATCTATTTTAATCTATGAATAATATAATATTCTAAATTAAATACTATATAGTCTTTTATTTTTGTTACGATTATATTCTCTAATAATAGTATATCTAATAGGAAGACACCATTCAGAAGCATATCTAAAAACACCGCTTTCTAATTCCTTTAAACTCAATCTATCTATTAATCTTTTTGTTGTTTCGTTATCAATACTTACTTTTAGATCTGTACATGCACTATTTATTTGTCTATATCTTATTAGTCTAAATTTTTTCAAATCAGTTTTATAATCAACCCATTGCTCAATCCACCATAAATGAGGACGTTTTAACCAATCTTTAACTACTTCATCTTCGTTAATTTGGAGGTTTCCAGCTATTTTAAATTCTCCTATTATATATTTAGTCATAAATTAACTTTAAATTAATTATTATAAAACACAATCTTGCCAACAACATTGATTTGATTAAGGTTTGTTATATTATTGTCTTTTATAAGTGTTTCTAATCTTTTTTTAAATTCTTCATCAGTTTCATCATATGCTTGAGCTATAGTATGAGGTTTGGAAAAAGATTTTCTATATAATTCTTTGTAGTCTTAATAACTTCTTTTTTTGTTTTTTTTCTATGTTTGTTATTCATATACTACTCATTAACATTATAAACAATCTTATCAATATCTATTACCTTACCTTTATATTTTACTAGACATACGCCAGTAAAATTATCATATTTATAAAATTCAACTCCTTGCACTCTACTTTGCCTTTTACAAACGGTTTTTCCGCTATCATATATCAAAAAAGCAATTCCCATACCAGTTAAAGGTGTAATTAAAACTATTAAAATTAATAGCACATATACATTATCAAATAATTTTTTCATTTTTTCTTATTTTAAATTTTTTTAAAAAATATTTAAATTTATTTTCAAAAAAACATTTTATTGATAATATTCGTATATCTTTAACTTTTTTTGATTTATAAAGCTTTTCTAATTCCTTTCTTGTTTTAGATATATCAATATATTCAGTTTGTTTAATTGCAACTGTTTCAAATCTTTTTTGATTTTCTATTTTAAATGAACAGAAAATGTGTATAGTTATATATTTATTAAAAAAACATGCCATAAAGTTATTATAACTTTAGATTTTTATTTTTCAAGAAAAAACAATATTTTCTATAATATTTTAAGCTTCTATAAAGACTGAAATAATCAACAAATAAAAACATTATTTTTCAAATTTTATTTGACAAAAATTCTTTAATGGTTTATACTATAATTAGATTAATAATTAAAAAAAGTTCATGAGTTGGACTACAATGTACGGAGTTCCGAAAAAGGGAGAAATTGAAGAAATAAAAGAGTATCAAAACTCTCATTTCTCAGCTCCAGTAATTTGGAACGCTTTAGTCAAAGAATATTTCAATGTAGAAAGTTGGTTTGATTTACGCTTAGAAAACTATCAACCTCTTTGGAAATTAGTAGATGATAAAAGATTAAAAAGCTTTGAGAAAATTTTACTAGCTTGCACTTTTGATTACACAATCATAAAAAAAGAAAACTTTAATAAACTCTGCAAAGCAATAGATGATTGGATAAATAAGTATCCAATAGAAAAAGAACGTTTTCATTTTCTTGCAATAAAAGAAGACTTAAAACAATTAGACTATAAAGATTATATTGGAGTTTGTTTTAATTGGACAAGTGTTTGCGATATCTGGAGTACAGATAGGGAAACAGAAGAAGGAGAAGAATGCAATTGGGACATAGCCAAAGATAAAGGACATTGGTTTCTTTTTGAAGATAAAAATTTTAATAAATAAAATAAAAAATGACAAAAACATTTAAAAATTCATTTGATGCCTTGTCTTGGTGCATTGAAAATCCAATGAAATTATTGAGTACGAGTACGGAGGAGACAGATTTCTCGAAAGATATAAGTAAGGAAATTTAATCTTTGAAGGCGATATATTAAAAGGCTTTAGTAATACTTGCTCACTTGGCGGAAAAAGCAATAGACAAAAAGAAGCTTTATTTATTGTTGAATAGGGCAAAGGTCTTTGTTGGGGTGTTTTTGTTTTAAAAAATATAACTGAAATATATAAAACTTTTCCATTATTAAAATAAACAAAAATATAAAGGTATTAGTATAATAATTGATACTGGATCTAACAAAAATATAAAACTTGAAAAAATTAAAAAACTAGTTATACTCATATTTTTTCTCTCTTAATAAGCAAGTAATTCATTACAATCATCTATTTGTTTAATTACTTTATAAATCTCCATTATATCACTATTTGAAATAACTGGCTCTTTTGTATTGTTAATAAACAAATGAAATTTATTATAAATATTATCAATTAATGTTTTCTGTTTTAATTTTTTCTTTTAAGAATTTATTAAAATTATAATATTTAAGTTAAGTATACGCATTCTTGTTTATCACAAGATTTTCTTTCAAAGCTTAACGTATAAGTTTTATTTTTCAAGCAAAAAAATTGTGGGAATAGAATGGGGGGTTGGGTACGGCTCAAAATTTCCCAACTTTATTTTTTAAAAAAGACCCCCCCTTGTACGATTTTTCTTGACAATTAATTCTTATGGTTTATATTATAATTAATACAATAATAAAGGGAAATTATGAACTCACTACCACTACAAAATTTTCTTGATGAATATAATTCACAAGAAATTCAAGACGATTACTTGGACAAAGTATCTGACTACAGCGAAGACATAAACGAAGAAGTAAACCTAATCAACAACAGAAGAGGTATTCAATGGGAAGATTAAGTAATACACAAATAATTCTTTTGAGAAACAAAGCTGAATTTTTATTAAGTCTTTATTCAAGATTAACTAAGGAGAACTTACGTTTAACTTTGTTAAAAGATATTTTAAAAATCAAAAATATTTTAAAAAATAATACGATTTTTCTTGACAATTAATTCTTATAGTATATTATAATAATAGGTTAATAAAAAAAGGATTTTATGAAAAAATGTAAATGCGGAAGCACGGAATTCATTAGAAATACAGACTCATACGAAGTTTGGGAACTTAACGAAAACGGGATTTTAGAGTATCAATGTGACGAAGTGCCAGAAGTAAACAATGAATTATTTGTTTGTAGAAAATGTGGAGAAACTTACAATGAAATGAATTTTGAAGAAATTAAATATTAATAGTAAAGGGACAATATGAATAAAGAAGAAGCACAAGAATTATTAAATTCAACTGAATGTTTCGAGATAAGTTTGACTCAAGACGTTATAGATTCACGCGATATTCAAGAAAGAATAAACGCATTAAAAAACGCAAAAGAACACAAACTTTTAAGCGAAGACGAAAAAAGAGAATTAAAACAATTAGAAAGTTTTAAAGAGCAATGCGAGGACTCAAACGGAGATAGTTTTGAATACGGACAAATCATAGTCCACGAAAATTATTTTGATAAATATGCAGAAGAAAAAGCTTATGAATTTGGATATATTGAAAAAAACAGTCCTCTTGCCTCTTGCATTGATTGGGACGAATGGGCGGAATTGATGAAAGATGATTATTTAGAAGTAGAATATAACGAAGAAACTTATTATGTATATTAAAACGGAGGTACAAAATGACTAAAAATCAACTAATCATAGAAGGCAAAAGAGACTTAGCAAATTATTATTTTGACAGAGAATTTGCTGAAACTGACTTTGAAATGTTGAAAGATTTGCAAGAATTAAGTGGTTATAAAGATACTATTAATATAATTCAACCATCTGACAAATTTTACTACAAAGAATTTTTAATAAACAATTCTGACTACAAGAAATATCCAACTTTAGAGAACTTAAGAGAAAGTGAAGAAAGTAATTTAATTGAAGATTTTGATATTTATCTTGAAGAAAGACAAGATGAAAATTATCCGATATGGAGTGCTGTTTTTCATATTAAAGGTGGAAGCTGGTCATCAGAAATATACAACGAAAGAATTGATGAACTCGCAGACATAGGAATCGGCTTGCTTGAATTTAGAGACGAATATTATTTGTTTATAGCTGGTGGAAATTATGATTTTTATGAGGCTCATTGGATCCCGCTATTTACAAAGTTTTTTAAATGGATAGAAGAATAGGAGGTTTGAAATGAAAGATATAAAAAACGAAAAAGACTTATTGAAACTTTATCAAGACAGAGATGATTTATGCGAATACGAACAGGGCGTACGAGACACTTTGGAAACTTTAATTGATTTTGAAGACGATAAACCAACAATGGATAGTTTTATTGAAGGCTGTGTAAGAATTTACAATAAAAATCGTTTTCCAACAAAAAAAAGTGCATTTAAAATAATAGATATGCGTAGAATTTGTTGCATGAAAGGAATTACAAAAAGTTTAGTTAAAAAACTCTCTGATATTCTTTGGTTTTATACTGATTTTTCATGTTCAATTTATCATTTAGAAGAAATAGCAAAAAATAACGGGAAAATAAAACTTAACGATAAAAACCTTAAAGAAATAAAAAAACTTTTAAAGTTTTGCAAGAACAACAAAATTGATGTGTTTTATTATAAATAACAAGAATCCCATCTAAGATGGGCGAACGGGGACGGCGGACTGATTAAGACAAGTCCGTTATAACAAAAAAGGTTTACAATGTATGCAAAAAAGAGTGAAATACCAATTTACAACAATACGATAAGGCTATTTGACAAAGACGGCAATAGACTTTATAAAATTAATTGGAAGTCAACCGATAACGAAACAATCAGTAGTCATATAACTGGCTTAGAGATGTATAGAGCCGATAAGATACAATATAACGAAGGTCGGATTTATGAATTGTTAGAATTAAGACAAGTATTAAAAAAACACGGGAATATTACGATTAAAGAACTTAAACAAATAAAAGGAGACATATGTTTAAAATAGGACTTATACACAGAATTTTTCATATTGACGGAATTTCAAAAGCTTTAAGTACAGCTTTAGAACGTTCTTATGAATTGGAAGATAATGTTTTTAATACTTACTTGCTTGAACAATTAATAAATACAGAGGATTATAAACTAACAAGATATAAGGCGTTAAAACAAGCTAAAAAACTTTTAAAATTTTGTAATGAAAATGGAATTGATGAATTTTATTATAAAGACGAAGAAGATTAGAAATATTAATAAAAAATTAAATTTCAAGGAGGTTAAAAATGGTTTGGAAAGATGAAGCAGAATATTTTTTTAAAGAAATTTTTGGGAATAGATATAAAGGTTGCAAAAAACAATATAATAAAAAAACCAAAAAAGGAGAATTATATTTATATGGTGCTAATTTAGTTTTACAGATTAATAATTACGGAGGTATAAAAATGATTTCATCTGTTAAGAATTATAGAGAATTATATATATATGCTTGCGGGCTTTATGATATGAAAATGAAAAAAATACAAGACGCTATTAAACTATATAAAGAAATAGAAGATTAAACGAATACTATTGCAATAGTAGAAACTCAAATTAGGTTGTCCTAAACTTGATGGCGATAGAGCAAGTTTCATGGGAGTGTATGGGATAGGGCAATTTAATTTGAAACCAAAAAATAAAGGAGAATTATGAAATGTGACAGATGTAAGAAAAAATTAGGTAGAGACAAATTTTACAAAAAAGATTTAATAAACAAGGCTTTTGATAATGAAGAACTAAATTGCAAAAAATGTAAGCAAAGCATTTACAAAAAAAATTGGTATAAAAAACCAAAAAATAAAAAAAGAGCAAAAGAGTACGCAAAAAATTATGCAAAAACTCCAAAAGGGAAAGAGATAAGGAGAAAAGCAAGTATAAAATATAACAAAAAACGTAGGGAGAGAAAAAACGTCTTACAAAAATCAACGGAGATTAACAAAATTACTGCTTGAGTTGAAATGTATAATCTTTTATTAAATTATTAACGTACGGCTTTAAAAATAGCCTTTAAATTAAAAAGGAGAAAAATGACAGAAATTATAAAAAATATAATCTTATTTTTAGACATAGGCTTGATAGTTTTCTTCTTTTATTTTATTTATTTATGTATAACAAAAAAACTTTAGTATGAACAAGTTAAATTTTATGATTTCAATTACGGCATTATCAATTTCACTTTTTTGTCTTTATAAAATTGAAATGAGAGAAGAGCAAATTATCTCAATTGAGAGACAAAAAGCAAACAAGAGAGAAGAACTTGCAATGAAACGAATAAGAGATAAACTTATCGTGGACGGACAACTAAATATTGAAGGAGGACTACAATGAATAAATTTTTAATTATATCCATATTTTTGGCTGTATTGCTAACCAAAGAGACAAGATTGGTATTAAAAATAGGCTTTAAATTTTGGTTTGACTTAATCAAGAAAACCTTATCAATAACGCTATGCGAAAAAAATCTTGGAAAAACAATAGGTTTAATAGCACTTCTTCTTTCAATATACAATTGCCATCAAACAAAAATCTATAACTCTACAATAGAAGACATTAAGGAATTGACAATAGAAAAAGAGAGAATACAAAATGAAAATTGGCAAAATTTTAGGGAATTTATAATAGAAAAAAGGGGTATTAACTAAAAGTTGTAGTGTATTTTTAAATAAGGAAAATTATTTGTATTTTCCCTGTGAAGCAAGTTGACTGGTTTCTTTATTTATAGGTATCTACGTTTTTCAATTGTTAGTTGTTTTTTTAATAAAAAAGGAGGCAAGATGCTAAAAGATTTAATATTAATAATAACATTTATTATAATTATGGGATTTTTAACAATTATCTACAATTCTTACTTAGATAGTAAGACTCAATTTACACCTCAAGAAGAGGTAATTATTGACATAAAAGGAGGTAAATATGTACAATAAATTAGCAATCTTAACAACAACACTTACAATTCTTTCAACTCAATGTTTAGCTGAATCAATTAGTATTGCCGAAATAAAAAAACAATACCAAAAAGCATCAACAAATCAAAGCAACAAAGAAAAGGAAGAAGCTTTTAAATACTATTATTTCGGATTAGGAGAACCGCAAATTTCCTTTTTAAAAATAACAAAAGGAGAAAATGGACATAATTTTATGAGGTTTACAACAGAAATAAAGTTTATAAACAATTTTTATTTATATTGCAGATACGATAAACAAAACATACCTTGTTTGAAAAGCACTGATTTTACTGATTATCAAAAGGCTATAGAGCTAACAAAAGACTTTTTTGAAAAAACTAAAACATTTGGAGAAAACAAACTTAAAATAACAATATTTGGAGAGAATACGCCAGACCCAAAAGAATTTCTTAAATATTGGGGAAAAACCAACAATATTCTATATATAAACACCATAGCTTACTATAAAGATAGTAAGGAATTAGAAGATGAAAGCATACAACGTCAATTAGCTTACGAAATAGGCGAGAAATACAAAAGAGAAGCAAGAGAATATTTAAACAATTTAGCATCTTTAATAAAAGAAACCAGTAAAAACAGAATATTAGGAGAAGGTAATCAATATCAAGTTAGATACTTTTATGAAGATAGACATTAAAAATAAAGTGTTTTCGTAGTGAGAGAAGTTGCCTCGTTCCTTTATTCATAGGGGTTTACGATTTTAGCTATTTTTGGCTAAAGTTGTAAGCCTTTTTTAGGCTTTAATCTAAAATTATCAAATATAAAGTATCAAATATAATACATTTAAGTATAGTAATATGCAATTTAATCTTGTGTTTTGAGAAAAAATACAGGATATTTTTTTGTCTTTTTTTGGGGTGTTTTCGTAGTGAGAGAAGTTGCCTCGATGCCTATAAATAAAGGATTTAGAAAAATGAAGATTTTTAGAAAAATACACACTTTTAACGAGAAAACTTGCAATTTTTTTGAAAATAAAAAGATTTTTTTCATTTTAGTGTAATATTTTTATTACACCTATTCAAATTTTGAAAAAACCCCAAAAACCACCCAAAAAGTTAGTAACTAAAAAAATCACGCAAACCTTTTATTCATCAACCTATACAACCTCAACACATAACTTTTCTCTATTTTAGATAACGTTCTACTACAATTTTGTAGTTTTTTAAATCTTGTATACAATGCAAAGAATCCTATTAATAAAGACTTTGATTAAAAATTAAAAGAAGAACAATACTCACTACCGAAATGTAGCTATTACTACAATTTTTAGCTTTTTACATAAACCTTTTACTATACTCACAACTTTTTTATCTTTCCTTCCTTTGTTTAAGGTTTTTTCTGTTTGATTTTGCTTGACAAATTAATGTTTTGTTGGTAGTATTAAACTATGAAAGATAGGGAAATTAAAATACAATTAAATGCTTATAGAAGAGCTAATAATATAGTTAGTAATTGTTATGCGGAGAGTTTATGCTATTCTATAAGGAATCATAGAAATAAAAACGGTGCGTATTTGTCTTTTATTCTTAGAGGAATAGTGTTTGTTATTGAAGAAATGGTAGATGAGGCTATGCTTTATGGAAAGAGGCTTGATTTTAGAATGTTGAAATTCTTTTACGACTTTGCGAGAAATAACAACTTGCCAACAATAAATATAATTCCTTTAGAGTACGTATCTTCTTTGTCTTATAATGAATTGAAGTGTTTTGTTGCGGTGTTTGGTAGAGATATAATCTATTATAGAGACGGAGATGGAAGCAATCTATTGAGCTATATTAATGATAGGCATGAGGGATATTGGAAACATAAGAGGTTTATTAAAAAGATAGCGTAGAAAATTTTATTTTAAATAATTTTTTCTTTATTGTCTAGTTTTTTAACTAGAGAGGGAATATACTGCCGAGTTTGCACTAAATGATTTAGGATACCTTTAAGCAATATTTTCTTCACAATGTAGTTTTTGCATTATTTATCAAACTTTTTTTACAACTACCTTTAATACTTGTGTTTCCTTTTTGGATATAGCATTTTGGCTACTCTCTAGTTTTTTTGGTACAAAGAATTAGTGAAATTTACTAACAAATACTACTTAATTACTGAGTAGTTATCTCTTGCTTAATGTAGTAATTTTTAACCCAATGTGTTCAATTATTAAACTCTTTGTACCATTCTGCGAAAGATATGCGTTTGTACTGAACGCTGATTGACTCTTAAAATCTTCAAGGCTATCTTTAATCTATCTTTCTAGTATAAGTAAGATAGGACTTTAACCTATGACCCTCTTGTCTACCAAGAACTCTTTCCCTGAGCTACTTATTATACTTATAATATTATACAATACTTTTTTGAAAGTGTCAAGTATTTTTATGATTTTTCTTGACAATTAAAAATCTTTATACTATAATTTATATAGCAAACAAAAATGCTTTTTATTAGAGGAATGATACATTGCAATTTTGTTTGTTGAAATTTTTTATATAGGCTTTATCTCCTTAGCAAGAGCGGGAATAGAGCCTAAGTTTTTAAAAATATTCAATATTTCTTGACTTTTAAAAAAGTATTACTTATAATTAAGTTATATATGACTCTGTTGTATATAATCAAGTCCTGAAAAAAAGGCTTTTGAGAGAAGAGATATTGCCAAATATGTTCTTTCAAGAGCTTTTTTATTTTTTGCTTGACTTTAAAGAAAATATCTTTTATAAAAATAAAGAATTACTCATTCAACATTTGTCGGCATATAAGTTTTTTTATGTTATCTTATGGCTCTTATATGTCGACACCAAAAGAATAGCTGTTGTAGCTGGATTCTTTTTCTCTCTGTGCTTTGCAGGCGAGCCAGTTTCTCTAAGAAAATAATTATTTCTATTCTAATATTACTATATTTTTTAAATTACGGAAGTCATAACTAACATTTTTTCTGTGAAAATATCTTATTTTTTTATGAAGAGTAGTAGCTTTTGAAGGAGTCAAATATGGAAATTATAAGACGTGCAAGAAACAAAAGCTACTATATTTAGATAATTAACTAAAATAATCAAAAGAAGAATAACAAAAAATTTTTTAAAAAACAAGAAAAATCCAATAATTATTTTTCTGTCGGATTTTACTTGACAATTATTTTTTATATTGTATAGTATAGTTTAAGAGTAATAGCAATTTTATGATTAATTAAATTATTGAGATATATTTTTATACTAGATTTTTATTGCTATTATTCTTTTAACAAACTTAAAAAACAATGAGTAAACTACATATTATTTTTGGAAATAAAGAATAATTCTATGATAGAAACTTTAGCAAACTTTTTATATACTAATGAAGTTAGTATCTATATGTTCTTAATTGGTTTAGGAATGACAATTATTTCTATTATTTTGTTAAATAGGAAATTATTGATTTTTTCAGAGATTATAATGGTAGTTTCTGCTATTGTGCATATAATTTTATTTTTTTAAGGAGGATTAATGAAAAAAAATATAGAAACTTTATTAGAAGCAATTAAAAGACACGGATTTTTTGAAACGGGAAGATGTAGTATTTGTGATTATCCATTAGGATATTTCGTAAAAGACGATAAATTATATTTTGATAGCGGATGTAATTGTATTAAAGGAGAACCAGTATACAAAGAAGTTTCATTTTCTGATTTAGAAAGATATTTAGATGAAAAAGAAACAAAAAAATTCATTAAACTTAAAAAGTTGCCAGCTCCAAAAATTATAAGAAAACAAGAAGAAATAATTGACCATATCGAAAAATGTGAAAATATATTTGGTTGGCAAAAAGACGATTTAATACTGTATTTATCTTTTAAAAATATAAAGAAAATGGACATTTTTAAAGAAGAATACATAAAAGATATAGAATTAGGAAAAGAAAAATGGAAAAAACTTACTAATCCTTTAAAAGAAATAAAAGATTATATGCCATTTGCCTTTAACAAAGCCTTAAATAAAAGAGGAATATCGGCAGAAAGGTCTATTAATCACATGCTAGCTTGGGTATGGCTAATAAATGATAAACTTTATCAAAATATAAAAGATAGTTATGAATACGAATATTGTGATTATGGAATGCTAATATTAAAAATGATATGTCATCACTTTAAAATAGATTATTCTGATTTTCATAATTACAAATTAACGAATGAACAAAAAGTTATTGTTATACAAAGAATTAAGTAAGGAAAAATCAATGAAAAAGGATAAATTAAAAGAATATGGCAAATTAGCTAGTTTATACGTTACTGGTTTAGACGAATATAATTCAGTTAAAGTTTCACAATGTGAAATGAATAAAGATGACCAATTTTTTAGATTTAATTTTGATAATGAAAATATAGGTTTATGTGTGACATTTAAAAAAATTCTCGAGTCTAAGAAAAATGCAAAAGAACTTCTAATTAATCACTTAAACGATATAAGTAAGCAATTACAAGAAGAAAAAAATAATATTAAAAATATAATTAAAATATTAAAGGAAAAACAATGATAAAATCTAACGAGATAAAATTAGAAAAAACTTGTGATGCTTGTCCAGAACAATACGATGCTTTTTACAAAGATAGAAACGTAGGTTATATAAGATTACGTTATGGTTATTTTAGAGTTAATGATTTTGAAGGAAATACAATTTTCTCTAAACAATTTAGAGACCAAATGAAAGGTTGTTTCGAAGATTCGGAAGAAAGAGAAAGGTTTTTAACCAAAGCAAAAAAAGCTATTGCTTATGCTTTAAATGTAAACAAGGAGATTAATGCTAACAACTAAAACAGATTCATTATTACTTAATACATTTGGAGAAAAGATTGGAATGCTTACCATGGGTATAGTTTTTATGTATTTTTTAATAATGTTAAGTTCTGAAGCTTTTTATAGATTTAAAAAAAGAAAATATGATTGCGCTTTGATTTCATTAAGTTTTTCAATACTTCTTATTGGTTTAAACTTTGCCGTTTGGAAGTATTTATTTATGTCAATATTTACAATGTAAAAACAATTTTATATAATTAAATTATAGAATATTGAAAAATTTTAGGGAAGTATTTTACTAACAAAAAACATAGAAAAGATGGATAAAAAAACTAAAAAAATAATAAACAAAAATAGTCAAAATTATTTGAAAGGTTATATTCAACTTAATAAAGTACAAAAACTTTCTCAAGAGATGGCTTACGGAATAAAGCAAAAAAACTCTAAAAATTACACACTACTAGCATTATATCTTGAAAAAGCAAAAGAATATTTTAGAAAGCTAGCTCAAGAAATAGAAAAAAACAATAATTAGGAGGCAAATTGGGACGAGTAAAAATTGAAAATCCAAAAACAGAACAATTATATTTAAGAGCTTCTAAAGAAGAAATAAAAGAAATTGATTCTTTAAAAGAAAAAAATAATTTCTCTTCAAGAAGTCATTTTTTTAGAACTGCGGTAGACTTTTTTAAGGAACATTTAAAAAGAAAAAACAAAAGATAAATTCTTCTTTTATTGATTTTAAATAAAATTCTCAATATAATAAATATTGGTAGTAAAAATTACTTTTTTATCAACCAATATTATCACTATGAAAACTTTAAACAAAAAAGAGATAGAAGAAATTTGTAAAAACAAATATATTATTCCGTATTTATCGTTGTATGAATCGGATGAAATTTTGATTTTTATAAAAGGATATTTAATTGGAAAAGAAAATAAAAATCCAAACAAACTTCTTCCAATGAAAAAAATTAAAAAAATAATAAAAAAATTACAAAACGAACTAAGAGAAGAATCAATAAAGTCTTATACTAATATTTGCAAAAATTAAGAAAACATCTTGATTTTTTATTTTTATTAGCTATAATTAAATAGAAACTAATTTAATAAAAATCTAGTTTTTTGGAGTGAGAGTGTTATTTTTTTATGCACTACTACTATTCTCACTCTATAAGGAGGAAATATGATTTTTGCAATTATTATAATATTTTTAATATGGTTTTTTAAAAACTCAAATTTTTCTTGACTTTTTAAAAAGATATTATATATTAGTATTAATGCAATTGCATTAGATAGTAGTAGTGATAGTGGATAGATAGCAAAATTAACTATCTATCCTTGAATACCAATGTAAATTGGTTCGTACGGGATAGTGTGACGATAATAGAGGGGAATTAAAATCTCCTCTTATTTTTTTGCAAAAACAAAAAAAGGATCAATAATAAATATCGATCCTCTATGAAAAAAAATCTCTTTCGGAGATTAAAGTTGTATAGATTAAAACTGAGCCACAATTTGTAATCTAATATAATTATATATTAAACATTTTTAATTGTCAAGTTTTTTTTGTGTATAACTTACTTTTTTTTAAAAAATATTTTTCTGTCGGATTTTACTTGACAATTATTTTCTTTAAGTTATAATTCTTTTTATAAAATAAAGAATAATTCATAATAGATTAAAATGGGAAGAAAAAGTAAGAAACAATTAGAAGAAGAAGCGAAAAAAGATTTTTATGAGCGTATTCAATATATGATAATAAGATATACAGGCGAATGCGATAGTAAAAAATATAAAAATTATAAATGGATAAATATAGCAAAACATTATAAAGAAGATTTAGAACAAGAAGAAGTCGAACTTTATTATAATTTAGTAAAAATTTCTAAATTATTTAAAGAAATTAAATATAATTACCCATCTTTAATGAAAAGAAAGATTGAATTTAGATATTTACAAAGATATTTAAAAAGTGTAGAATATATAGAAAATATTGGAAAAAAAGAAGGATTCTTAAAAGCTAGAGAATATTTTAATAAAATTTTTCATAAAGCCTCTTGTTATAGTAGCAAAATTTTAGAATATAAAGATAGAAAAGATAAATTTCAGTATAAAAAAGAAGCTCCTTTAACAAAAAATAAAGCAATTAATTTTTTAAAGGCTTATATTTTTGAAAACAATCAAAAAAACATGTTGAAAACAAGCGAATTTTTAGATATTTTAGAATATTTACAAAACAATATTTAAATATATGATTAAAAAATCAATTTTAAGGGGTCAAATTTCAATGGAGATTAACGAAATTGATAAAAAAGATACCCAATCTATACTAGAGATAAAAAAAGAAGAAAAAAATGCAAAAAATTTTTTTTATTAAAAACAAAAAGGAGAAAGATGTTTAAAATTTATAAAGAAAACAATTGTAATATTAAAATTTGTAAAGATGAGTATGACTTCTATGAAGTTTTAAGTTGCGACGAAAAATTCTCTGTCGAAAGTATGAAAAAAGAATTTGGAAATGATTCATTTAAAAAAACAAAAGAATGGATAAAAATTAATAGTTTTAAATTTGAAAATTTATGTTTAAATGGATATTTTATTAAATAAAAATGAAATAAATGAAAAAGAAAAATATTTTATATGATACAACATTACTCGCACAAGGATTATTAAATAATAGTTATAGAAGTGGAATATACTTTGTATGTAGAAATATCTTATTAGAACTTCTTAAAAGAAAAGATATTAATGTAATTTGCTATATTGAAGAAGACTTAATGTATTTAATCGACACTTTTAGAAAAGAAAATTGTTTTAAAAACTTAAAATTTTTTAATGAATCAAAATATTTAGAAAAAAAACTACTTTCTTTAATTAATAAATTGAAGCAATTAAGAAGAAAAAGAGATTTTTTAACTAAAAATATTTTAAATCTTATTAAATTATTAATTTCTATTTCTTTAAAATTATTAAAGATAATCATAAAAAAAGATACATTAAAATCTTACAAAATTACAGACTATATTTCAACTATTTATAAAATACCAACTTTCATTAAAAAAGAAAAAAGTATTAAAAGTTATATTATGATTCATGATATAATCCCTTTAGTTTTAAAAGATTATTCTTACAAAAAAAGACAAGGTGGTTGGTTTGAGAATACTTATAACTCTTTAAATAAAGATAGTAATATCTTTACTATTTCAGACTTTACAAAAAAAGATTTATTAAAATATAATAAAAAAGTTGATAAGAACAAGATAATAACAATACCTCTTGCAACATCAAACAATTTTTATTATTGTAAAAATAAAAGAAAAATAAACAAAGTTTTAAAAAAGTATAATATACCAAAAAAATCTAAATATATCTTTAGTTTATGTACATTAGAACCAAGAAAAAACTTAATACATGCAATTAAATGTTTTGTTGAGTTTATAAAAAAGAACAAAATAGATGATTTATACTTCATATTAGGAGGCTCTCATTGGGAAAAATTTATTGTTCTATTAAACAAAGAGATTAAAAATTTAAATAAACACAAAAACAAAATAATTAAAATTGGATATGTAGACGATGAAGATTTAGCTCCATTATATAGTGGCTCTATGTTTTTCGTTTATCCGAGTTTATATGAAGGCTTTGGACTTCCTCCACTAGAAGCTATGAAATGCGGAACTCCAGTCATAAGTTCAAACACTTCTTCCTTACCAGAAGTAGTTGGAAATGCAGGAATTTTAATTAATCCAAAAAAGAAAAATGATTTGTTAAAAGCTTATGAAGGTTTATATTATAACAAAAGATTAAGAAATGAGTTAATTAAAAAGGGATTAGAAAGATCTAAATTGTTTACTTGGGAAAAAACTATTGATATTATGATAGACAAATTCAAAAAAGTTATTAATAAATAAACAATGATTTATGAAATGTTATTCAAATTTAGAATAAATATAGAAAAAACAAAATACGGGATTATTAAATATTAATTAAAAAAAGGAATTATGAAAAGAGTAACAAACATTGACATTCATGTTGGAAAAAAGTTAAAATTAAGAAGAATTAATTTGGGCTTATCCCAACAAAAAGTAGGAAAATTAATGAAAATTACTTTTCAACAAATACAAAAGTATGAAAAGGGAGAGAATAGAATCTCTGCTGGAAAGCTTTACAAACTTTCAAAAATTTTAAAAGTTCCTATTATATACTTTTTTGATGGTTTAGATAATAACAATGAAAACAATAATTCTAACATTATTGAAAACATTGATTACGATGATTTAAACAAAGAAATTTTAATTATAAGTAGACTTTTGCAAGATGTAAAAGATAAAGAAAAGAAGAAAAATTTTATTGATACTATTAAGAATTTAATAAAGTTTATGAGATAATAAATAAAGGAGGAAGGAGATGGCTGAAAAAAGTAAAAAAATAACAAGTATTATATTTTTGTTAATTTGGATTGTCAATATAGTTTTAAGAGCAATTTTTAGATATGATACTATAACTTTTTTTGGTATTAATATAATTTCTTCGTTTTTATTAGTATTTTTTTATAGTTATGGATTTTTTCCGCCACATTTTCACGAATACAAATTAGATTGTTATTTACAATCACCCACAAAAAAAGTAGCGGTTTATAAATGCAAAAAGTGCAAAAGTATAAAACTAAGTAATGTTGAATATTAAACAATAATAAAAAAATAATGCATAAAAAACATTATGGAATAATTTAGGAAAAGTATGTCGCAAGAAAAAATTTTGAGAGAAGCTTTAAAAAAAGCAAAAAATAAAATTATAGAATTAAAACAAGAGTTAAATCATACAAAACAAGAGCTTATGAAATATAAAGAATTATTAGAAAAATCAAGAAAAGATGAATGGACTGAATATGAAGATTAAATAATTTATTAACAAAAAAAGGAAGGTAAAAATGGATTTAAAAGAAAAAATTTTAAAAGAATTAGAAAAAGTAAAAGAACCTCACGAAGGATTAATTGACTATAGTGAAGGAGAATCTAAAGGGTTATGTAAAGGATTTACAAGATGTGCAGACCATATGATTAATTTTATAAATAATTTGAAAGAATCAAACAATAAAGATAAAAATGAAACAAAATCTTAAATTTCAATTGGTTAAATTCGAGAAGGCTTTAGCGTTTCAAATCATAGAACAAAATAAGAGCTGGTGGCAACAAGAAATTAGACCTTTTTTTAAAGATTATCCTACTTTTAAGGCAAGTAATAGTATCACAATAAAAAGTTTCAAATGTGCAGAACTTTTTGCTGTAAATGTGAAAAAGTATGGAAAATGGATAGGTTTAAGAGGAGAATGTTGTTCAAATGGGAAAAAAATCTGTGCGATGATGGATTTGTATATAGCTAAAAAAGAGTTTAAATCTAACACAGAAAGAGACAAATACTATAATCTAATCCTTGAAGCCTTAAAACAATGGTCGGCTCACGTTTACAAGGAAACCAACCGAGAACCGCAACCATTTCAAGAGTTAGGCAATGGGGTTTTTGTTGTTTAACTAGTGGTCAAGTTAAGTAAAAATGAGTTGCACGATTTTTTCGTGAAACTGAATAAAGATGAAAAATGAAAAATGAAGTTAATAAGTTTTATACAAAAAAATATTAAAAAGTTTAAAAAAGAAGAAGAACAATATTTTGTTGATTTTTACGATTATACTTCTGGAAAGTATCAAATTGTTAGAATGATTAAATTTACATTTAAGAATATAAAATTTACAATTGATATTAATAAATTATACGAAAATAAAAAATGGGAAGTTATTAGAGAGACAAGATTATTTTATAATAATAAAGAAGTTGAATTAAATAAAAATAATGCTTATAAATTATTATTTTTAACCAACCAAAAACAAAAATGAAAAATGAAATGAACAGCTTTATTGCAAGAGGAATAATAAAATTCAAAAATAGCAAAATAAAACGTTTTGTTTACGGCTATTATATAAAACTAAAAAATAAACATTATATTCTTCCCAATGATTTAGATTTAAGTGTTTTCGATATAAGAAACAATCTTATAGAAATAATAAAAAAACCTGATAAATGGACTGGTCATTATGATATTGAGGGCAAAAGAGTTTGGGAAAGGGATAAAGGAATATTGCCTTTTGAAAATGATAAACTTGTTAAAATAGAATTAGATAAAGACCATTTTTGTTGGATAAATTGCAGAGAAAAAATGGATAGTAATTTTTTACACAGAGTTGGAACTAATGAAAAAGGACAACTTTGTATTAAAGTTATAGGTAATATTCACAACATAAAGGAGTACAAAGATGAGTAAAGAAGAAATTATAAAATGGAATGAATTAGAAATTAAGGCAGGAGATAGAGTGTATTTGTGTGATATTGGTTGGCATTTGGTGTTAAAAATTCAAGACAATGAAATGTTTGTTTTTCCTGTTTACTATGGAGATATTAAAATAGATAAACCATATACAATAGACGTTTCACATATATGTGAAGTGATGAAAGCAAGTTATAAAACCATTTTCCCAATGGAGGAAGACAATGACGATACATAAATTAAAAAAAAATGGAAAAACAAAACGAAATTAAAAAACTAACCTCAAAAAAAGCAATGGAGGAAATTTATAAAAAATACGTTGAAGAAATAGAGAAAGAAGAAAAAGAATATTGGAGGTTTAAAATAAAAAAACAATATTTGATTAATAAATTGAAGAGTAGACGAAATAGTTATTAATTAATAAAAAAAACAAAACTATATTTAATATATTATAGAATTATTCTTTTGTGACATATAAATTTACAACAATCATCAAAAAAATATTCAAAAACGCTTGACATTTAAAAATAAAAATGCTAATCTTAAATTTGAAAGTTGTATTAATTTAATAAAAATAAAATATATGAAAAAAAATCTTAAATATCATTTTTACATTTAAATAAAAATACATTTTTACTTTACAAAGATTAATTGAATTAATCTTAATATATAAACCTATAAAAAACTGAGCCAACATGTTTTTTCTAATGATAGGATATTTTATCCTAAAAAATAATCTAAAATTTTAATTCTTAGGTGTCAAAATATCAACTATTTCTTGATATTTTGCATCTATTTTTGCTTTATCTTCATTTTTTAAAAGACGAGCATTAGTTTGAAAATCATTTATCATCTTTTTATTCTTTTCTCGTTTTAAATGGTTAACAATTCTATGCGATCTTTCACAAATTCTGCCTTTGTATTCACTTTTATCAATTTTATCGAATTTGCCAGTTTTTTTTAAATAATAATTTTTTCTATAAATTTTTTGCAATTCTTTATTTTTTTCAACCCAAGGATTTCTAAATTTATCAATAAAACATCTTTTACATTTTTTATTGTATTTAAGTGTAGGTTTTACTCGTCCTTTAAAATAATTATGTTGTTTATAAAATTCAGAAAGTGGTTTTTCTTTGCCGCAAATAATACATCTCTTAAATTTTTTTATCGTGTTCGTCATTATCTATAATTACAAATTCGTTTCCTTCCTCATCTTCAATAATATTATCTCTAGTTGGAGTTATCTCCTTTACTTTATTTTTTTTAGGAAATTGTTTAATGAAAAAATTATTTGGTCCAATTGGTTTATTATTGAAATTTTCATTATTTTTATCTAAAAGTTTTGATTTAGTGTTTTTTATAACCTCTTTTGCTGCACTAATTCTATCTTTATCACTAGATTCTTTATTTTTGGCAATATCTTTCAAGATTTTCATTTGATCTAAAATATCAAATTCTCCTCTTATCTCAAATTCATTTTTTAATTCTTCATCGCTTAAAATATGTTTTAAAATCGTTGTTGGATGTAAGTTTACTGATTTAGAAATTTTCTTGATATTAGCACCATAAACCTCTATCGCTTGTAAAATATCAACTCTCTTTTCAGCCATAATTATATCTCTATTCGTAAGCTCTCCTTTTGCGTATGTTACAAGCTGTTTAGCTTCTTCTACTTTTCTTTTTTTAACTTCTTCAGCTCTTTTTTCTATATCATTAATAGCACATTTTATACCATACAAAGCCCATTCTTCTATAACTTTTTTTTGTTTCTTTTTATAATGCTGACTGTTTTTATTAAATTTTCTTGCAATTGTATTAACAGGCACTCCAAAAAGATGTGCTAATTCTTGTCTTGAAATATTCATTTTTCTCAATTCGCTTTCAAATTGAGTTCCAGTTTTTGAAGTTGGAATATATTCAGATAAAATCGATAAAAATTTTTTGTTCATTAGATTATCTTTTATTAAACAAATACATTATGTATATGATTTTAATTTTTTCTTAATTTTTAGGGAAGTATTTTGCCAAAAAAACTACACTTTGAGGATAAAATTTTTATTACTTTTAAGTATTTTTTGGTGTTTTTTTAACATTTTTTATAATTACTATAGGTTGTATAGAGATTTATACTTTTAGTATCACTTCTTATTTTTGCACTTAAATTTACTTAATTGGTTGTAATATTGAAACATTGCAACTTTTTGGTCTCCACAATAAGCGTTTCCTAATTCTCGTTTTAGTAGCAATTCTCCAAAATCTTTATTTTCAACTTCTACTTGTCTTAATTTTCTTTTAAAACTACCTGTATCTTTATAATCTTTTTTTAAAATTACACATTTTCCAAATAGAATAATTTTTGCAAATTCAGTAGCTTTAACTCCAAGTTGTTTAATTTTCTTTTGGTTATACCCAGTTCTCTCTGATTGCTTTCTAATCATTCTTGTACTACGTGAATCATATGCGTCAACTCCAATTAATCTAATTCGTCCAATCTCTTCTATATCAAAAGTATCTCCATCTATAACTTTAACAACTTTAAATTCATTTATTGGACAAGTTGCAATCAAAAATATACTTAATAATAAAATACTAAATTTTTTCATTAATCCAATCTTGAATAATCTTTTTAGAACCGCTTCCAGTTCTAACGTTTAAAGTTTTACCTTCCTTAAAAATAATTATAGTTGGAAGGCTTTGAATATTATATTCTTTCGCTACTTCTAAATCTTGATTAATATCAAACTTGTAAAAACCTAGTTTATCTTTCATTTTACTTGATAATTCTTCTAAGATTGGAGCAATTATTTTACATTGAGGACAATGTTTTCCATAAAAATCTATTAGTATAGGTTTATCAGATTTTATTATTTCTTTAAATTCTTCTAAATTAAGTTCGTTAAACATCTTGTTTTTGTTTTATTATTATGATATTATACATTGTAATAAGCAAAATCAGTTTTGTAAAGAATTTATTAAATTTAATTAAAAAAAGAAAGTTATGGAAAAAAAGACAAAAACCTCTATAAAAAGAGTAAAATTATATACAGGATCAATGTATGCTGGCAAATCAAATGCAGTTGTAGAATACATTGAGCTTTGTAAAAAAAATAAAAAAAAGGCTATATGTTTTAAGCACACCTTTGATGATGACAGATATGGCAAAAACAAAGTATTATCAAGGACAGGAAAAGAAACAGAAGCTTATTCTGTTAAAAATTATAAAGATATAGAAAAAATCATTAAAGAAAACAAAGGCATAAAAGCCATTGCTATAGATGAACTCCAATTTTTTGGAATTAATAATAAAAAAGAAGTTGAAGGATTTATTAAAATGATTAAAGTTTTTAGTAATCAAGGAATAGAAATATTTTTAGCTGGTTTAGATAGAGACTTCAAGAATGAATATTTCCCAATAACAAAGAAATTAATAGGAGATGGATTGATTAAAAGTAAAAATATTACTTATCTAACTGCTGAATGCAGTGTTGAAGGCTGTTGCGAAAAAGGAACTTGCACTGGCAGAATCATTAAAAACAAAAATTTGGTTGTTGTTGGCGATGGAGATAAATATAAAGCAGTTTGTGAAAAACATCATGATTATTGTAATGAAGATATAGATTATAATAAAATTAAATGGAAAAATTTCAAAAAAAAGAAAAGTAAGAAAAAGCAATTATTTTCAAATTATCATGATAAAAAAAAGATTGAAGACGTTTTAAAAGAAATAAAGAAAAACAGAAGAAGATCAAAAACTTTTGCTAAAGAAGAAATTAAAAAGAAAAGCAAAAAAGAAAAATACAATTGGTTTAATGAGATTTAAAACAAAGGAGAGTTTGGTAAAACGGCTCTCCCAAACCGTTCCGTCTTAAAATTTTGAATTTTTAGGCGGCTAAAAGAATTTCTTCTCCAGTTATTTTTTTGACTTTCACAGAAATCACTCTGAGCAAAGATTGTATCTTTGAATGTATGTCAAATCTATTTCTCCCCCTTATAATCAATTGGTGGAAGAGACGGGTAATGCTCCCGTGTCCATATCATCTATTATATACAACGTTTAAATTGCCATAAGATATATTATATATATTAAAATTTAAAAGGGAAGTTTTTTAGAAATTTAATAAATAGGGCGTTTTAAGCTTTTTTCAAAAAAAAGACCTTTAATTCCTCTTTCCTCTAAACTTGATCCAACCATAAAATCTTCGCTAGCGTCAGATTTATCTTGTAGCTTCACATATTCTTTCATTTGTCTTTTAGTGAAGAGCTTGATTGTTATATCTTCTTCTTTGTCGTACTCTACTTTAAGAGTTTGTATATGTTTCATTTCGTTCTTCTATATTAATTAAAAAATCATTAAATAAGTCATCACACATATTATTTTGTTTCTCTATGTATCTTTTTTTACATATCTTTAAACAATTAGTTCTATATTCTTCGTCGTTTTTATATCGTCCTCTTCTATATTTACTACGTCGTTCTTTGTATTCATTGGTTTTTCTAAGTGTTTTACGCCGTTCTTTAAATTCTCCAGTACTTTTATATTCTCTATTATAATTTTCATATTTTTTATAACGATTTTTCCAATAATTCGGATCGTTTTTTACTTTTCTTTCAAGTCTTGCCCTATGGCAATCCTTACATTGAACACATAATTTGTCTGAATTTTTATTGTTTGTATAAAAATTACTTTTTAGTTGCTGTTTTCCTTTATGAATACAATTTTTAGTAGAACAAATTTTCATTCCTTTAACTTCTTTCATCTTTTTCTTTTCGATTTTCTTTAATAAAATTAGCTAAAGCTTTTTTGTCAATATCTTTATCTCTTAATTTAATTAATTTTAGTTTGTATGGAGTTTCGCATTTCAAACAAACATAAGTCAGATCTTCAAAAGTACCATAGCCACATTGTTTTAGTTTTCCATAACATTTAGGACAATTTCCTTCAACCATTTCTATAAAAGCATGAAATCTTAGGTTTTCTGCCAATAACATTAATATCTTTTTTAGTTAATAATATTAGTAAGATCAAATATGTTTCCAGTTGTATTTGTTGGTTGTTTTTTCATTATACAATTATAAAAATTTTCAGCTATTAGTTTTCTTATAGAATCTTCTTCTTTGTCTTCTAAATCTATATATGCTCTAATTGCAATCTCAACTAAAGAAGTAGCTATTGACAACAAAATTATATTAAAGTATTCATTTAAAGGAACTGAATCAATAATTTCCTTTGTTTTTGCGTTAATAAACTCTATTTTTTCTTTATGTTCTTCTAAATTGTTTTCTTTATTCATTTTTCCTCCTTTTCTAATCTTTCTAATTCTGGTTCTACTATTTCTTTAAAAACTTCTCTTGAACGTGTTGCAGGAGAACTAAAAAATTTACTTACTTTTTTATCAAACCAATATTTTCTTTTTCTATAAATTACCCACCAATCAATAGCTAAACCATTTTTATATCTTGCATAATATTTTTTCATTTTTTCTCCATCAATTGTTCTTTTAAGTAATTTTTTGAATTTACGATTAAATCTTTTCTGTCTTTGTCTAATTTAGCAAAATCTTCTTGGAATTTATGATTTTCAAAACATTGTCTTAATTCATCAATAGTTTCACAACTTTCTAAATCAGCTTTAAGCTTATCAAATATTTCAGTTCTGTTTTTATCTAAATTATCTTTATTAAAATCTTTTGGAACTCCTTTTGCTATATTGATGTTCTTAGGAAGTTCTTTTTTTTGCTCTTCTTCTTTTTGTTTTTGATGATTTTCTATTTTTTGAAGAGATAATTCATCTTCTTTTGCTTTTATAGTTTTTAAAAGCTCCTTATCTTCGTCTAGGGATAAAATTTTGATTATGAAGGTATCTATGAAGGATTGATAGTCTTTTAACGTTTTACATATGTCTAAACCGTTCTTAATTTCGGTTGTGTATGTTTCTTTCATTATAGGACTATTTTTGTATTCTTCTTGAATTTGCTGTGCCTCTCTTATTTGTTCTTCGGTAGGATTGTTTAAATCTGCGTTTTTTACAACTAGATTTGGAACTTTGTCTTTTAAACCTTCAGTTTTGTTTGATTCTCCTACTTCATACTCGTTAGATTCTTCTTCAAATTCATAGAACTTCTTAACCCAAGGTAAAACGTCTTTTAACAATCTAAAACATTGTTTTATAAGTGTTTTTTCTATCATTTGACGAGTAAATTCATTCCAAACTGATTTTCCTTGATCTACAACTTCTTTTCTTTGAGTTTTTGGATTATATCTTTTAATATCATAAGTATCTTGAGTTTTTGTCTTGCTTTTAATAGTAAACACTTCTTCTGGAAATAATTTTAACTCTTTTTGATGCACAATTTCATAAGGTTTTTCATTATCTTTCAAAGTAAGCAAACAAAAGAAAAATTTATAATCTTCTATCGTATCTAAAGTAACGTACTTTGGTAATCCTTCGTCTCTATAATCTATTTTAACAAGACTGTCTTTAGTAGTTGTATCTCTAAAAGTAGCAAATTTTTCTTCTTTTTTGACAAAAATAATATCAGTCAAAGCTAAAAAGCCATTTTTAGCAGCAGCTCTCAGTAATGCTGTATATTCATAATCAGCTTTTAATTCATTCTTGTATCCAGAAACAAAGAAAGAATCCGATTCGTTTAAATCTATTCCTAATCCTTCTAGTTTTTGGAAAGATCCACACAAAGACAAAACTGCTGTTTCTAAATCTGCTTTATTTCTTATGTAGCTATCTATTTTAGAGAAACCATCTCGAATTTTAGCTAACGAATTTCGATTGCTAATTTTTATATCAAATCTTTTTAATAGCTTTTCAAGCTCTTTTGGTTTTGAAACTATATCTTGTAGTTCTTTTAACATTTTTCCTCCTTTTTAACAAAATTTTCAAAAGCATTTGCCATTTGTTGTATATGAGTATATAAGCCATGATGTTTAGGATAAAATCCCCAATATTTTATCTTAGTTTTTCCACATTTTCTACAATAAAGCAAATTATAAAAACAATATTCTCTATCGACAACCCATTTTCCTTTATACATTTGAACTATTCTATAATCATGTTCACAAAATAGTCTTTTAAAAAACTTTAACATTTTTTTCCTTTAAATTTTATTGAGTTTAATAGATTGTTTTCTAATTCTTTTTGTTTGAGTTTTTCAATTTTTTGTTCTTCTTCATATCTTCTATTTTCTTCTATTCTTTCTTGTTTACATTTTTCTTCAAATTCTAAAATTTTTGGTTTAAATGTTTTATATAATAATTTTTGTTCTTCTTCTGATAAATCTATAAATTCATATAGATTTTCAATAAAACTTTTCTCTTTGTGGTATAAATCCATTTTAATCATTTCATCATATTCATCTTCAACTGAAGTATTTTCTATTCTTTTGCGAATATATTTCAAATCGTCAAAAACATCTTCTTTACGAATATATAAACATACATTTTTTTCTTTGTTGTATATTTTAATTAACATTTTTGCTTCAAAATCCTTTGCGTTGTGTTGATTTTCTTTTTTTTGTTTAGGATATATAAAACAAAAAGTATGATTATAATCAAAACGTCCTTCTAAAAATAACTGAAATCTACAATAATAACCAGCTATGTATTTAATTTGGTCTCTTATTTGTGATTGAGATGGGTCTTTCTTAAACCGCTTAAACATTTTTCTTCTCCTCTTCTTCTAATTTTACAGTTATCCTGCCAGTTGCTCCGTAAGAAATCTTGCCATATCTACTATTTACTACTAGTTTCCCTTCTGAATATAAACGCTGTTCCAATTCGTTCTTTAAGTATTCATATTTTTCAGTTTCTTTCTTTTTCTTTTTATACTGCTTAAAAAACTTAGTAAAGTTTTCATTAAGAAAAATGCTTAGCTTCTTACATAATTCAATATTTTTAACATTAAATTCATCTTCTATCTTCTCTTTAACTATAATCTTATTGTCTGAAATAGATTTAATATTGAATCTTTTATTGTTGTTTTTGCTTCCAAAGACTATTATTTTATCTTTTTTGAATAATTCTAATCCTTCAAATGTTCCGTCTAATATATTGATTGATTTGTCTTCTGCATTAAAAGATAATGTATTTTTCTTAAAATCAAATCTTTTAGAGTTCATAAAATCATCTCTTCTCATAAGTTGTTGAATCCAAAAAGCTTTATTTTCTGTTGAGACAAATTTAGGTTCGTTCTTAAACTTAACATCATTCATAAATCTTTCTAAAGCTAATTCAAATATTTTTTCATATTGAGGTAGTCTCTTATAGAAAAAAATTCTCTTTTGAGTTGCATTATCTATATATTCATAATCTTTTTTGTTTAGTGTTTCTCCACATCTTATAACATAACCTCTGTTGGCTTGAGTATCATTTAATAATTCAAAAACCAATATAGCACCCCAATTTATATTTCTACACCAAAGTTGCCATTGTAATTGCAATATGTATTTCCAATCTACTCCTTCAGTTAAAATTTGATTTTTAGAAGCTTTAAACTTTGACATTGCTTTTACTTCTATTATAAAGTTTTTATCTTCTCCTAGAGCAATATAGTTTCCATTAGCGTCTTTAATTATTTCTTTAGAATCGGTTTCGCCTTCTATATCTAAGCTAGCTATTCTTATGTCGTTATCATTAGCATAAACATTCCCTTGTGTGAAAATAGAGTTCTGATATTTGAAATTACCTTTTTTTAACCATTTAAAAGCAAACTTTTCCATTGAATTTCCATATTCAGCAAGTTCCCAACTTAAAGACCTTCCTACATAATTAGGATTAGTAAATTTATGATAAAGTTCCCAAGCTGTAGTATACGGCTTTTCTGTAAATTCTGCACTATTTATGCCTAAACTTTCTAATTCTTGAGGCTTAATATAGTTTTTTACAAGTCCATATATTTCAGATGAACCTATTTTTGTTCTTTTAAGTTCAAGCCATTTCTCACTTTTTTGTTTTATTTTTGTTGGTTGTAAGGTTTTATACATTCTAATTAAAATTAATTGTTTAATAATTCATTTTCTGCATTTTTATGATCTTCTAGCCATTTTTTCTTAGCGATTACTCCAAACTTCTTCTCTAAAAATGGAGTTAAATTTTTTTCTAAATATTCATTTTCTTTAAAAGAAATACACCAGACGTCAAGATAATATCCTTGTATATAACCAGTCACGTTATAATTTATATCATTTTTCCATCCAACTTTATCTATTTTATACCAATTTTTTCCTTTTGGTTTAAAATCATTTTTTATTTTTTCTATAAAATTTATAAATTCCGTACGAATAATTTTATTTTCTACAACATGTTGTTTACATTCTTCAAAACTATTAAAACTATATGTTTTATTTGTTAATAATAAGAAAAATAATATTTCAGCTAAAAATAATTTTATTTTATCCCTAATCATCATTCTCCTTTTCTCTTAAATATTCGCATATTTGTTTAATTAAAACTCTATTTTCTTCAATAAGAACATCATTATACCTTGGAGTACCGTATACTTCTTCTTCTATATTTTTTGGATTTGGCAATAAACTTTTTTTATTTTTTGTACCATATGTCCTTTCATCTTCTTTTGGAAATACAACACCTTGATTATTTTTAGAAAAATCATCTACTAGTTGCTGTATGCCTTTTGGTGTTTCATCATATCTTTTGTCCTTATAGAAAATCCCTCCATATTTTTCTTCAGAAGGAATAATTGTAGGATAATCTTCCTCTCTTAAAAAGTCTTCAACTGAAATTATTTCTAATGGTTTTAATCCTTCCTTATCTAATTTATAATCAGAAAATATATGTCCAGTAGCGTTTATATATAAATAACATTGACCTATTTTTCCTTCTAATTCTTTTAAACCATTTCTTGGTTCATACCAAAAGTCCATTGCTTTAAATTTATTACAAACTTCTACGTATTTTTTTGCAGTTAATTTTGGAGTTATTTCTAAAAAAAACGGATCAAAATCCTTTTTTGTTTTAATTATCATTTTTTTCCTTTATTTAATTAAAATAATATTGTTTTTATAAATCCTATTACAGAAAATTTAAACTCTTTTTTTATAGGGCAATATTTATAGCCATTAATATAAATTCTACCATTTTCGTTTATAATAGTCTGACTATTCCTTTTTATCTTTTTAGGCAATTTTATCAGTTCTCCATTTATATAAATATTATTGTTCACTTGTATTGTCTCTGATTTTAAATTTTTTGTCATTTTTCTTCTCGTTTTTTACAATCTTGGGTCAATTTCAGTCTCTTTCTTTTCCTCAAAGATTATTTTGGCAACAGTTTGTTTATAGTCCTCGTTTTCTTTAGTAATTTCGTCTACCTTGAAATTTAACAACTTTAGCCCCAATTTAAATTGTTCTATTGCAACTTGACATTTCTTTTTTGTTCTTTTGTTTCTAATTAGATATTCTAAGTTATCCTTATCATCATAATCATATCCGTAGATTAATTTTAAGTACCTAGGATTACGAACTTTCATATAAGGTATACAATCATCTTTTAAGAACTCTGGTTTAATCACACAGCCCTCTAATTTTAAATCTTTAGTTATAATTTCATACCATTCTTTTAATTCTTCTATTTTGGAGAATTTTTGGCATCCATTACTATTTACTTTCCAAAAAACATCATGCGAACTATCCTTTTTTGGATTTTTAACTTTTTCAGTTCCGTCTTTGTAAATAATTTTAAGCATATCAAAAGGTTTATAATCTATTTCCTCTTTAGAGCCATATAGGCTTATTTGATTTTTAAATTCTTTTAAATTACTTTCAACATCTTTTAAAGGAGCAAAATTGCTATTCTTATAATTTAAAAAAGTTTTATAGATAGTGTATCCTATTTCAGCTTCTAAATCTTTAGCTTTTTCGTTTTTATGTCGTTCTTCAAAATTAAAATCTTTGTATGCTTTATCAACTTTACTTAAAGCTTCTTCAAAATTAGTTTCCTTTAAAAGTTCTAGTTCATTTTCTATGCAATCAGCAACTTTTTCATAGGTGTTTTCTATTAGATTTCTTCCTAGAGCATACCAAGGCATTAGTTCGCCATCTAAAACAATAGTTTCTATTGTTTCGTCTTCTAATAGTTTCTTTAGTTTTGGTTTTGCTAAAAATTTGTTATATATTTCAACAAAATCAGTAATCTCTTCTCCGTTTTTATCATATAAACGCCTAATCCTATAGCCCTTTCTTGAAGTCATCATACACTTTTCAATGTCTCTATTTAGATAAAGCGTACATCTTGATCCCATATACTTTGGTTGGAATACTAAATCTTCTAATTTGTAGTCTTTACTTTCGAAGTAGGATATAGCAGTTTCTAAACTTTCTAATCCATATTCATCACTTGAAGCAGAAGGAGGCATTGTACCTGATATGAATTGAACTTTGTTATCTATTGCCCAATAAATTCTTCCTCTTTCTTTTGGTTCTAATAGGTCAAAATCTACTTCTTTCTTTTTTTCTATTTCTAAACCTTCTTGTTTGGGTTCTCCTTCGCAATCGACCGATATGTTTTTTGTATAATATGAGTCCTTAAATTCTTTGTAAGATAATTCTAAAGCAGTTAATTTTTGATTATTTCCAGCACCAGTATCTGTAAAAATCTCATTCTTTATTTTTGAAACTTTCTTAACTGCAATATGCCCGAATATATGAAGTGGGTAGTTACCTCGACTTTGTTCTTGTACAAACCTTAATTCTTCTAAAGCTTTTTCTCTATCGTTTATAAAGTAGTTTCTTTGTTTCTTTAAAGACTTAAAGTTTAGCAATCCTAAATACTTATTTTTGCAAGGAGCATGATTTACTATAAAATAACTGTTCTGTAAGAAAGGAACGCATAAATTTATATATTCTTCCAACAATAAAAAAAACTCTTTATCGTCTTTATATTGCTCCGCTGAAGAAAACTGTTTTAAAATTTCCTTATTCAACTTATTAATATCTATTTCTCCTTTTAGATACTTATATATAAAATTTTCGTGATTTCCTATGACAAACCTAAAATGTTCTTTGTTGTTTAAAAGAAACTTTAAGACTTCTTTGCTTTGCTTACCTTTATCTATTGTATCCCCATTTATTATTATTTTGCTATAGGGGGAGGAAGCTATCCTGTCTTTTTCTATTTTGATTTCGTTCAATTCTAATAATTTCTTAAATTCATCAAAATGTCCATGAATGTCGCTTATAACAAGATAATTTTCCTTATCTGTTAAAAAGGTTGATTTATATAAGTCTAAATCTTCAATTTCAAACTTTATATTTGAAAAATCTTTTTCAGTTATATTATGACAAAAATTATATTTTTTCTTAGAAAGTGTTTTAAATACGTCTTTCTTTAATCTTGTTATATGTCTATCTATAATATGTTTACCTTTTTCTAAGTCTTCTTCTGAGATGTGTTTATAGTATTCAGACTTTTCTTTATATGTAAATACAATAAGACCAAGGTTATAATTTGTCTTTTTTACTATATTGATAATATCGTTTCTAAAATCTTCTGATAAACCTGTAGTATCAACAAATATAAAATGAGGTCTATTAGGATATTTCATTAATTGTTCCAATTTATAATATAAGATATTAAATGCTTTTTCGCTTGACTGAAGCATTTGTTTATTGTATTTATGGAGATTTTCGCCAAATGTATTTCTTCTTTCTTCATCAGAAGATAAGATAACGGTTCTTAATCCTTGTTTAGTAAGCTTTTGTTTCATTTCGTTACAAAAATAACTTTTTCCACAAGATGTTGGTCCTACTAAGACATATACTATATTTAATTTAGTTTTCATTTTTCCTCCACATAAATTTTTCCACCGCCTTTTTTAATTAATTTTTTAAACTCTTTAATTGAACATCCTGCCCATATTTTAATCTCAAGATCTTCATTAGAATATCCTTGATATTCTAACCAAGGAACTTTTTTGTTATTTATATCATCTACACAATAAATACAATTTATATCTTCCATATAAATATTTTTCGCTTCGTCAAAATCTCCTTCCCAAACTAATTTTTTAATTTCCCAATTTGGTTTTCCATTTGTCCAATCTCTAGGATCTTTTTTTCCAGAGGGATAATAAATAGTTGGAGTATATGGTTCTCCAGCATTGAGATCATAAGGAGCATCGTTCCAATCATCTCCAGTTTGCTTATCTAAATCTTGCGTAGTAAAATAAGCAAAATTTCCTTCAATATAACACAACTTAAAATCTTTCATTTGTCTCCTTTTTTCTTTTTTGGTCTACCTCTTTTAGGTTTTTTTAAAGATTTTTTATAATCATTCCATTTTTCATCTAAATAATCGCTAATTTTTTTTCTTAATTCTCTCCAATTTTCATTACTTATTATATTGTTTTCCCAAAGATAATCTACACAAATCCAAGTTCCTTCTAACTTTAATCTTTTTTTACAATTAGAGCATTCTAAATAAAAACGTCCTGTTCTAGTTGGCTTTGGAACTTCAGTAGTTGCATCATCAATATAGTAAACTTTTTCAAGAATTTCATATAAATGCCCATCTTTTTCACAATCATGCCTTATTTCTTCTTTTGCTTTAGGCATTGATGGCGGAGGTGGTAAAGAAAGCGACTTTTTTCTTAAAAAAATTTTAAACATTTTCCTCCTTATTTTTCTTAATCTTTTTTCCATTTTTATCCAAACCAAAAACTTTAAAAAAATCCTCATTACTTTCTCTTTCTTCTTCTGCTAATTTTTTTAGATTTTTTATATCTTCTCTTTCTTTTAAAACCATTTTCTCTATTCTTTTTGTGCTTTCTTTTAAAAGTTTAGAATGATTTTCTTTTGGCAAAATTTTGTCATATAAATTTGCTTGAAGAGCAATCATTGCTCCTACTTTAAACTGTAATTGCATTAATTGCCAACGCTCACTACAAGTCATTCCGCCAAACATTTATTCTCCTTTCTTAATCTTTTATTTAATAAAAAATATTAGCATTATTTAAATATCAATCAAATTATTTCCATTTTCATTCGATTAATTATTATTATATTATCTTTTTCTACTTCTAAATTCTTTTCTTTTAATTTTTCCTTAATAATTTCTCTCCATTGATCAATAGTTTCTTTATTTATATAAAGTTCGTTAGAATTTTGTGTCATTTCTATATTTCCGAAACCACTAATACTAGTAGTTGAATAAGAATAAGCAACCAAACATCTATTTTCTTCTTCATTCAAAAAATCTTCTATTGAAATTTCTTCTCCATAAGGAACATTATCAGTTTTAAGATAATTACTTGCTTCGTCATATAAATAGCATATATATGGACAGTGTTCTTGGTCTCCAAATATATAATTACTTGAAAAGTGTAAAGCAAGCTTATCAAACTTATTTTTAATTTTATTAAAAATTTTCTCACTTAAGTTTTTTGGTAATTCTATACATTTTCCTTTAAAATCTTTTTTTGTCTTAATTATCATTTTTATCCTTTTTTATTAATTTTCCAAATTCCCAAAGTATATTTCTACAAACTATAAAATCAGAACTTGCTATGGTTTTACCATAATTGTTACTTGTTTTTTTTATTTTATCAGAAAACTTACAAACTTCTAATTTTTCTTTTAACCAACCTTTAAAACAATTAAGAGAGTATGTTATAGGAGCATTTTTATTAACGAAACTTTTTTCATCTGAATTTTTAAATATTTCTTCAGCAGAATCTAAAATATTCTTTAATTCATTATAAGTTATTTCATTATCAGTTAAATATTTTGTAGCTTTTTCTTTACTCCAATTATATTTCATTTGTATTCCTTTTAATAATTCAACAAATTGTTTCTTATTAAACTCAAAATTTATCATCACTGACGCTCTATAGCTAGAGCAACTTGCAATATTGTACTTTCCAAAAAGAATATTAATTTGAGCTTTATTTATTGGCTCATTTATTCTTTTTTTGTTTTCTTCTTCTCCCATCATACAATCATTAATTAATTTGTCAAGATTAATCGTATCTTTTATAAGAAGAAATCGGCTATTTTCTCTTTTGTCTTCTTGGTAAAATATATTATTATTTACAACAAAAATTGAACTTTTATAACCACAACAACCACTTACAAATCCCATATCACTATCAAAAAACTCCCAAAAGACATTATATTTTTCAAAAAGATTTCTTCTTTCTTCGCTAAAAAGCATTGATTTTTCTACTTCTTTTAAAGTTATTTCAGTTTTTTCTTGAGGCTCATTGAAAATATCCATTATATTCATACCTTCTTTTTGGAGTCCTATTAAATCAACTTCTTGTTCCAAATCAGTATAAACTTCAAGATTCCTAGCGAAATCTAATAATAGACAATCTTTTTTAAATACATTAGGATATTCTATTGGATCTACAGTTCTAAGACCTCTTCCTACCATTTGCATATACAAAGACTTGTTTCCTACAGCTCGTAAAACGATTATACAATCAGCAGGAGGATAATCATAACCTTCCGTTAATACATCTACATTTAAAATAATATCAACTTCATTTTCTTCAAACTTTCTAAGATTTTCGCTTCTATCATAAGCATTTAATTCTGAACTAATTGTAACGGTTTCTATTCCTATCTTTTCTAAATAGTCTTTAACGCTATCAACTTGATTAAAATCTCTACAGAATATTATAGTCTTTCTCTTAAAAACTTCATGTTTTTGCATTTTCTTATAAAGAATTCGATTTACAAAATCATAATTCTCTTCTTTTGCTAAATGATGTCGATTTTCAAAGGTATTAAGAGGAATTGAAATTGGCGTTGGTTTAACCAAAAAGCCTTGTTTTATTAAATCTTTAATAAAAACTTGAAATGCAACATTATCTACATACTTTATTAATCCTTGTCTATCTCCCCTGTTTGGCGTTGCAGTAATTAAAAGAACTATTAAATTAGGATTTTTTCTTTTTTGGTCTTCAATTATTGTATCATAACTTTCTGCACAAGAATGATGTCCTTCGTCTACAACTATCATATCAAAAGCTGGAAGTTTATCGTAAGACCTATAAACCGTTTGCACCATTCCAAAAACAATCTTTCTTTTGATGCTTTTAAACGCACTTATAAAAAGAGTTGGTGTTACACCTGTTACTCTAATAAACTTTTCAAAATTTTGCTGATTAATTTCTTGTCTATGACATAAAAATAAAACTTTAGAAACTTTTTTTAATATCAAGAGATTGTTTACTATTCCAGACATAATTATTGTCTTTCCAGCTCCAGTGGGTGCTACTCCTATTGTATTTCCTCTCTCTATTAAAGCTCTTGTTGCTTTATTTATACATTTTTGTTGGTATTTTCGAAAAATTATCATTAATCAAATTTAACTTTTCTTAATAGTTTAGTTTCTTCTTCTAATAATCTTGTTTCTTCTTTTTTTTTCTCTTGTTTAGCTCTTTCTAAAAATTTCTCATCTAAAAATTCTTCTTCTTTTTTTGATAACTGTAATGGATATAGATATAATTTTTTTTCCTTTTTCCAATTTTTATTAATTAAATAAATTTTTGATATTGACAAAATATCAAGATAATAGCTAATAGATAAATTTTTATATTCAAATTCATAATCTGAACGACCAAAAGAATTAAGTTTTCGCTTAAATATAAACTTATCTACATTATTTCCAATTTTTTTTATTTCTTCTCTAATATCTAAGGCAATTTCTTCTTGCTTAACTTCTTCAGCTTTGCTTTCCTTAATTTCTTCCTTTTTTTTAAAACTAAACATATTCTCCTTTAGTTTCTTAATGGCATTATCAATAAAGTACAATTATCTACCTTTGCTAATAAAGGATGATATTCTTGGTTAGAAGCAAAATTTACTTCTTTATACTTATATTTTTTAGCTATATCAATTATATTTTTTATATATTTTCCATTAAACAAACCTTTCATTTTATGATTAATTTTAAATATATACTCTTTACCTTTGATTTTTATACTATTTTTATTAAAATTAATCATGGACATTAAATTCATAAACTTATAATCATCAACTTCAATAAATAACTTCTTTTTATATTCCAAACAAGGTTTTATTACATTATTATAATTTGGATATTCCCCATCTATTATCTTAGAAATAATTTTTACTTTATCGTTTTTAAACATAACTTTTTGACAAACAGTATCTTTATTATAATAAAAACTTATATCGTCTTTTAGATTGGTTAAAATTTTACATATTTCAGTAGATAAAATAAAAGAATCATTAAATTTGCAATCAGATTGATATTTTATTAAGATGTGTCCATTTGTAGCCACTAAATTGTTTTTATCGAAATAAATTCCAGTTAAATAATACCTAGATTTATCTTTTGAAATAAACGGTATTGTATATTTTATAATACTTTGTAAGTCTTCTATTTCATAGCTATTTTTCTCTTTATATTTTTTAAATGTAAAATAGCTTTTATATTTTAAGAAAAATGCTTCATCTTGTTTAATATTATCAATATCTAAAAAAAGATAATTCTTTAAATAAAAAGATAAATAACTTAAATTTATTAAACAATCTTTTTTAAAGAGTTTTTCTTCTAATTTATATTCTATTTGACAATCTAAATTATTATAAATTAATTTTCCTTTGTGATATTTGGCTAAATTTACTTGTGGTACTGCTAAATTTTTTTTTGGTCTTACTATATTTACCAAATCTAAAAACTTTTTTAGTTCTTTTATTTTATTTTCCATTTTTTTCTTCCCTGTTATTAATAAAAATTTTTAAAGTTAAATCTTTGTCTTGTAATGAAAAAGTAATTTTTACATCTTTAACCACATAAACTCTTCCTTGTTCTTTGGCGTTTTTTCTATGATCTATAACCTCAAGCCTAGTAATTTCTCTTGTATCTATCATTTTTGTATAATTTAATTGTTGGTTTTTCTTCATTTATATCAATATAATATATTGGAGACTGACAAATCGTATATTTACAAGCAACTTCTATCGCTGTTATAGCATCAGCTCCCATTTCCATAGCTCCTTTTGCATATTGTCTACCCCAACCAAAAGCAACAAAATCATCTATAAATTCAATTTTAGAAACATAATTTCCGCAAATTTGAAACTGATACTTTTTTTTAGTTTTTAAATTTATACATATACCTTCAATATCATTCTTCTCCCAAGAAGTAAGAATTTTTATTTTTCCTTTTATAAAATCTAAATATTCATTCATTCTATTTACTGTTCCTGTAAAAGCATAAACTTCATTTTTAACAATATAAATTTTTTGTTGTTTTAATGAATGATCATATGAATTATTTGTTGCCAACGTATCAGAAGCCAAAATTCCATTTTTATATGTAATAACTGTCATTTCTCCTCCAAACACGTTATCATTGATAAAAGTTCATAAATAGCTAAATACTCTTGTGCTAACGATTTAATTTCTTTTTCGTTTAATAAATCAATATTAAATCCGTTAAGATTTTCGTCGTAAGCTTTATCTGTTATGTCATTTGTTTTATCTAATGAGTAAGATAAATTACTTTTCATTCTTTCAAAATCTACTTTCATATTTCTCCTTTGTTCAAATAAATCTATTATTTCTTGTTCTGACTTTTTTACTTCTTCTTTTCTTATTTTTTCCATTTCTTGTACTTTTAACTTAAATTTTTCACTTAAAAATTTGTGTTCTTCTTCGTTAAGATAAAAAGATCTATAACGAGGTACTTCTTGGTAGCCACTTATCTTTTTGTCAATTTGAGTATCTATTTCTAGTTGAGTAGTTATATATATACGTAAACTTTTATATTTTATAAAACTTCCATCGATTTCAAATTTATTTGCATTTCCCCCTATTGTTTTTACAAATTCCCTTATTTTAAGTTTCATCTTGCAATTCAATTATTTTTTATAACTATAATTTTATTTTGCAAATAGTCAAGAAAATTTCAACTTTTTTTGATTTTTTTTAGATAGGCTTTCTTCTTTTGATAGAATTCTTTTTGTCTTTTACGCCAAAGCTCTTGTGCTTTATTTTGAGCTTTCTTTTTATATTCTGTCTGAGCAAGTTTCTTTTTAGTATTTTTTGTTATTTCTTTAATAGCATATTCTTTTGGATTTGAAATGTTTAGCTCTTTGCATAATTCTTCTAATTTTTGTTCTTTGAATTCTTGTTCAGTTAATTGGTTTTTAACTAAATAATCAACTAAAGAGGAATTGGCAAACTTTAAACAATATTCTTTTTGAGTTGGAGTTCTATAATCTAATCCATTACTATGAATATCGTAATGCTCTCGAAATGTTAATGGCATTATATTTCTAATATCCCAACGGGTTAGAAGATTAGCTCTTGTAATAATATGATGTCCGCATTGAGCTTTCTTTCCAGAAGCTTGACTTCTGTGTCGACAAGCCCATTTTTGTATTAATTGATCTAAAAGATTATCCATTTTTAAGTTTTAGCTTTTATTTTATAATGCTCAATTACAGTATCCGTATCTTTTAATTTTAAAAATTTTTTTAAAGATTTTTTTTTAGTTCTTTTGTCTATATAATAGTCATATTGATTTTCTGTGAATTTGAAATATCTAAACCATCCCTTTAAACTTTTCGTTATTCCATTAATTGAAACTAAATTTGTATTTGATTGTCTTTTAACAGAATCTTTATAAGTTCCCCATTTGCAATTAGATTTACAAAAGTTCTTTTTTTTATCAATTCTTAAAAGAATTTTATATTCTGGTTTTTCTCCCATATCTTCAAGAAAATTTTCAAATTTTAACCATCTATTACAAACTTTGATACCGTTAATAGTACAATAGTTATTTTTTTTAGAATTAGTTTTCTCTTTTAAAGAAGACCAAACTTTATAAGTTTTTGGCATTTTAGAATTATAATTCTTGCATTTACAATGAATACAACTATTAACAGCATTTTTTTTAATTAATGTTTGTCTTCTTACGATACTAAGTTCTCCGCAATCACACTTTACTTTGTATTTATGATAAAGTCTATGTCCGTCCCAATCAGCAAAATAATATTTTTTAGAAGGTTGTTTTCCTATATATTTTAGTATAGTTAAATTATTAATTTTCTTTCCAACAATATCATTTGGATTAAATGCTATAAGTTTACCCATAGTCCTATCGAATGCTTTGTGAAAAGCTTGCAAAACTTCTTATACTTCTTTACCATAGTTTCATTAGATTGAGTATAGTTTTCATATAAGTTATCAATTAAATCTAACATCTCTTGATAATCTTTTACGTCTTCATCTTTTATATCTTTTATTTTAATCTTATTAATTAAATAGTACTTTACTACTTTATTTGCCCAATTAATAAAAGCGTGATCTAAAAGAAAACTATCATTATAATTAAATCCGTATTTCAATCTAAAACAAATTTTATAAAAAAACATTAGCGTATTTTATTCTGTTATTATATATTTTATACTAAAAATACCATCTAATTTTTTATCTCCAATATCGTCATTTAAAAGTTGTTTTACTATAAAATCTTTATTATATTTAGCTTTATAAATATTTTTTATTACGTTTGGTATTTCCTTTATAAAAATAAATATATCACGATGTGCCACATTTAATCCCTTTAATTGTTCTGAAGTAGCAAAAAAAGTATCAAACACTCTAAATAAATTAACTTTTACTATTTCTGATTTATTATATGATATTTTTTTTTCTAAATTTTTCAATGTAATTGTTTCTTTCATTCTTTTTTTATTTCTTCTTTTCAAATCTAAAAATATTTAAACACTCGCTTTCTAAAAGAATTTCTCTTTCTTTTTTTTCTTTATTAAATTGTTTCAAAATTTTTGAAATAACTTTAAACAATATTCTTTTTTCTTCTCTTAATGGTTTTATTATTTTTAAACTTTCTCTAGGATAATAACTAAATTCTTTTTCTTTCCAAAATAATATTTTTATTCTTCTATCAAATAAACCTAAATTTTCAAATTTTATCAATAATCGTTCTTTGTTCTCACTATCATTAATAAATTCCAAATCAATTCCAAATGATAAGTTTTTATCTATTATTTCAAATTTATAAATATTATCAATTATTTTTTGTATTTCTTTTCTAATCATATTATCGCTATATTAGTTTTAATAATTTTAATTTTCTCAATAAATCAATTTTAGCTAATTTTTCACTAATATAAGAAACTCCAACAATACCAGTTTTTATATCTTTAACAGTATAAATTATTTCATCTAACTCAAGCATTGTAATTTCCATCCTTTTTTTTATTAATAGAACAAATTAATTTATGTTTACATTTTTTTCTTTATAATAACCTAAATATGTCTGTACTTCTTGTTCTTTGTAAAAAGAATTATATCCAACTCTATAGATTTTCATTTCTACTCCTTAATATCTTTGTTATTTATCTCTTTAACTATATATTTGATATTATTAATTCCTTCAACTCTATTTCTTCCAATATCAAATGGAGCTTGTTGAACTTTAACATCCATACCTTTAGAAGCTTTATAAATGACTTTTATTACATTTGGAATTTCTTTAAATAATTCTACAATATCTCTATCGCAAACATATAATCCTTTTAAATCTTCAGAAGTCGCTAAAAATATATCAAGAGTTTGTGATAAATCTACTGTTATAATCTTGCTATAATCTAATACTTTTAAATAATTATTTTTCATTTTTTCTTTTGCTTCGTTTATTATTTTGCAATAATTAATTTCTTCTTTGTATTTAGAATGCAATTTAGTTAAGAATTCACTATTTTTTCTTAATCTTTTTATATATTCTTCTGATATTTTTCTTTGTTCTTTTGAAATCATTTCTTTTCAGTTTTTTTATTTATAAAAAATTGCATATCTTCAATTACTTCGTCAAGCAAAGAATAAAATTTATTTTCTATCTCTAAAGCTAAATCAACATCTTCTAAGACACCTTTTGAAATTGATAGACTTACTTGTTTATTTAAAATATAATCTTTTTTTAAAGATTTAGCTATTTCTTGTTTACATATACTTAAATATTCTCTTTTTTCTTCTTCGTCTTCAAATTCTCCTTTACCGCATCCAAAAAAATGTTCATAAATTTTCTTTCCTTTTTTACTTGGAAAATAAACCTTTAACTTACCATGTCTTAATTCAATACAACCTACTAATTCGAAACCGCTATAGACTTCATATTTTTCTGGATGTTTGTGAGAAATTTTTTTTAAAACTAAATTAATCTCCATTTTTAAATTGTTTTCTTTACTTAATAACTAAGTCTAGTTTACTAACTTCTCGTTTTAAGTCAAGCTAATTTTATCTCTTATTAAAGAAAATCTAGGATCAAAATAAAGCATACAATCACCAGTTTGTCCTCTTCGATTTTTTCTTACTAAAAGTTCTAAATCATTTTTTACTAAATCATATCTTGCCATAGTTTCTTTTCTTTCAAACTCGGTACTTATATCATAAATATCAAATTTACTAAGTTCTTTTTGTAAATAATAAGAATTTCTATAACAAAAAATAACCATATTAGCTGTTTCTTCAATATTGCCAGAACCTCTTAAATCATTCAGAAATGGTCTTTTATCTTCTCTCAATTCAACACTTCTATTTAATTGAGATAAACATAAAATTGCACAATTGAACTTTTTAGAAATATTTTTTAAACTAACTACGATAGAACCTAATTCTTTAACTTCATTTTCTTTTGGATAATCCATTATTTGTAAATAGTCAACAATTATTAAATCAATCTCTCCTTTTAGTCGTTGAATTCTTCTTGAAATTTTTTCTATATAATTACAATTAACAGCACAAGTATCATCTATAAAAAAATTTTTATCCTTTAAAAATTCATCGCTTTTTAGAAAAATTGTTTCAAACTCTTCTTCGCTTAATTGTCTTTTTTCTATTTTTTCTGAATTAATTCTACTGATGTTTGCAAATATTTTTGTTTGTAATTCTTTTTCTGACATTTCCAAACTAAAAAATATAACATTTTTATCTTGTTGTATAAAATTTAATGCTATTTGTAATGACAAACTTGATTTACCCATAGAAGGTCTAGCAGCTAATATAACCAATTCTCCTTTTTTTAATCCATTGAATTTATTATCAAAATCTTTAAAACCAGTTTTTATTAAATCTTTATTAAAATAATTTGGATCTTTTAATGCAAGTCCTATTTCATAAATTTCTTCATTAGCTATTTTTATATCTTCTTTGATATTTAGTTTTATTTCTGTTTCTTTTTGTATATTTTCAATAGAATTTTCTGTATCTTCTATAATTTTATCAGCAGAGATTTTTGAATTTTTATAAATACTATTAACAATTTTTTCTCCAAGTAAAATTAACCGTCTTTTTCTATATAAATCATTAATAAGCTTAGCATAATCTTTAATATCTACAATTCCTGCTCCCATACTTAAAAGAATCGAAAGGTATTTATCTCCGCCAATAGATTTTAATGTCTCATTAGTATTAAAAAATATCTTTAAAGTTATGGAATCTAATACTGTTTTCTTTTCTTTTAAGACATAAACTATATGTTCATAGATTACCGAATGAATTGGCTCATAAAACGATTCTTTTTTAATTATTTCATTTATAGAATCAAAGTATTCATTATTTAAAATAATTACCCCTAAAACAGTTTGTTCTGCTTCTATGTTGTATAAGTTGTGAATTTCGTTATCTTTTTCTTCCATTTACCTTCTTTTTGATTTAGAATTGATATAAAAATACCTTGTAGTTCCACTATTAAGTCTATCTAAAATTCTTGAGCCTAATATTTTGTTTAAACCTAACGCTCTATTTTTGTCTTTCTGAATTAATTCATTGTTTGAAATAATAATTGTAGGTTTATAATTCTGCCAACGGAAGTCAAATAAATCATATAAAGTTGTTCTTTCATTGTCTGTATTGTATTGTACTCCGACTTCATCAACAATTAAAATATCGGCTTCATGATAACAAAGAACTTTTTGTTTATTCTCTGAAGAAAAATGTTTACGAAGTTCTTCAATTAAGTCTTTACAACAAACATATCTAATATTTAATTTTCTAACTCGTTTGTTTTCAGTAATTTCATAATCAGTTCCATTAAAAGACTCTTCTTCTACTATTTCAGTTATTTCTTTTTTTTGTAAGTTTTGTTGTAAAATCTTTGCTAACATTGTTTTTCCCGTTCCTACAGTTCCGCTTATTATCACATTTTCGCAGAGTTCTATTTTCTTTTCAATGTTATTGCAATAATCTTTTAAATAGTCAACAATTTCTTTATTACTTTCGTCTATAACAAAGTTATCAAAAGTTATATTATCAAATCTGTTTCTTCTTTTAAGCGTAATCATAGTATTTCCCTTTCATTATTATTATTTGAATTTTGGTAAGTTTTTTGTCTTGCATTAATAAAGTTTCCATATTCATTTTTCCAATATTCTTTATTTAAGAATGTTGTTACGGCTGCTGTAAATTGATTGTTTTCTTCGCAATGCTTTAAATAAGCTTCTAAACCAGTTATGATGTTTTTGTGAGTATCTTTTTTAAGACTTTTACTGTATGCTTTATACGCTTCTTTTTTACTGCCTTTTCCAACTATTCTATCATTGCATTTAATTGGGATATAATTTTTCCAAAATTCTTCAAAGTTTTTTTCATTTTCTTCTTTCTTTATATATATTTCTTTTAAAAAGATATTTTTAATAGAAGAATTTATTTTAATAGAAGGATTATTTTGGTCGGAAGTAAACTTCTGACCACCGTCGGAAATAAGATTCTGACCCTCGTCGGAATCTAAGTTCATACGGTCAGAAGCTTTTTTCATACCCTCACTAATTAAAATTGCCATTTTTTCAGTTAATCTTATATAAGAAAAAGTTCCTTCGTTATTCTTTATACATTTTCTTTCTAAAAACCCTTTATTTTCTAATGCAGTAAGTCTATTAAAAAGAGATCTCTTGCTTAAATATAATAATGGAATTTCTTGTAAAATATATTTATAACTTATCCAAACATATTCTTTATTATCAATAATTTTTTTCGTCATATTTGGATAAAAATCAGTTATAAATCTAAGTATAGCAAGATCTTTAAAATCTAATTTATTTTCAATAGCTTTTTTCTGTGAAAAACCTTCAAATGTATATTTCATAAGTCCTCCTTTTTATTTAATAATTTTTCTATAAATCTTTGAATTCCTTTTTTTCCATTCGTAAACATCGTTTGTTAAAATACCAGTTATTTCTTCTTGTATTTTTTTATTTATAATTTAATTAATTTTGATGTGATACTTATAATTGTTTACTTCCCTAAACTTGTATAACTTCCCTAAACGATATATATATAAAATTATTATTTAATTCAAGTGTTTTTTTCAAAATAAATTTGAAATATTGTTTCATTTTGATACACTTTTTTATTATAGAAAAAATTTTTTTATGAAAAGTTCTTGACTTTTTAATTTGTAGTGTTATAGTAAAAAAAGTTAAAAACAAAATAAATTTAAATGGGTCAAGGAGCAGAAGAATTAATAGAATCTATAGAATGTCAAAATTCACGTATAGAATTTAAAGCTTTTGATATTTACATGAAAGAACGTGAATATAATGAATATATGGAATTAAGAAATGAAAATCTTGAAATAGCTAAAGAAAATACAAATAAATTTGTTATAATAAATGAAGATGATAAATATTTAATTGATAGACGTAAAACCAAAGAAGGTTGGTGGTGTGGTTTATTAAGATATGCTTTAATATTAAATTCAAGAAAAGCAATGGAAGATATTAATTCTAAATATACTAAAAAGAATACAAAAGTATTACAATTAAATTATAAAAATATACTAGAGATTGAAAATAAAATGAATTCAAAACTTAAATATATAAAAGAAAAATTAGAAGAAGATAAAGAATTTTTACCATTTAGATGCTAATAAATAAAAGGAAAAAATAAATATGTCAAATAAAGATAAAATCGATTTATTAGAAGAACAGATTATGAAAGTAATTCTTACTCATATGCAAAAAGGTATAATTGAAATTACTTCTGAAACTTATAATAATCCTTTATATGAAATATATAAAAAATGTTTGGAAAATCATAGTTCTGAAATTAATAATTTATTTGAAAATATAATTTCAACTGCTTTATCTCAAAAAGAGTTTAAAGAAGAACTTAAAAAACAAGTAATAAAAAAAATTTCTCAAACAGTTGTATCGCAAGCCGATTCTGTAATAACAAGAAGCGTTCAAAAACTAAAAGCTAACGAATCGTTTAAAGCACGTATGCTTTTGTTAGTTGAAAGTTGTATAAAGGAGGAAAATGCAAATTAAAACAATTAAAAAAATTTTAAATAAAAAAATAGAAAAATGGATAGATTCTATAGACGATACTAATGTAAAGGAATTAGCTATTAAAAATACAATAGTTACGGGAGGCTCTATAGCTTCAATGCTTTTGAAAGAAAAAGTTAATGATTTTGATATTTATTTTAGAACTAAAGAAGCCGTAAAAGCTATTTCTCAATATTATGTTGAAAAAACTAACTGTAAAGATTTAAGAATTTTAGATGGAGCTATAGATAGCCTTGAGAATGAATATGAAAATATAACTGGACAAAAAACACAAGTATCAATTGCTTTAGAAAATTTAGATAAAAATAGAGTTAAAATTTTTATACCAAACAAAGGATTTTGGCGTAATGAAAAAATTGAAGAAAAAGAAGAAGAAGAAAAAGAAAAAGAAAAGGAAAAATTTGAAGTATCTTTTATTAGTCCTAATGCAATAACTTTAACTGACAAAATACAAATTGTAATAAGATTTTACGGAACGCCAGATGAAATACATAAGAATTATGACTTTGTTCATGCGACTAATTATTATGATTACAGTAAAAATAAATTAATTACAAAAAAAGAAGCTCTTGAATCGCTTCTTTCTAAACAACTAAAATATGGTGGAAGTCTTTATCCAATTACTTCGGTAATTAGAAGTCGAAAGTTTATTAAGAGAGGTTGGAATATTAGTGCAGGAGAATATTTTAAAATGTGTTATCAAATATCATTATTAGATTTGAATAACACTTCTGTTCTTGAAGAGCAACTAACTGGTGTAGATGTAGCTTATTTTGAGGAGTTGATTGCAATTTTAAGAGAAAAAACAGAAAAACATCCAGAATTTGAACCAACAACCCCGTGGTTATTTACAATAATTGATAAAATTTTTGATGAAGATACTAATAATAAGGAACAAGAAGATGTTAAGTAATAAAGAGTTTGATAAAAAATTTGACGAAATGTTAAAAAAAAGTAAAGAACTTTTTCTTAAAACAATCGAAGTCAATACTGAACAAGAAAAAGAAAGTAAAGAACAATATTTAAAAGCAATGAATTTAGCTGGAAAAACTGTAAAATTTTTATATAAACAAAAAAATCAAACTGCTTATTCTGTTGCATGTTCTTTAGGTCTTGTAGTTGGTTATTTAAGTCAAATATTTAATAAAACTAATGATGATTTTGTAAATATTATTATTGGTATGGCTAATAATGCAAAAAAAGATAAAAACGAAAATTCTAATATGATTTTTGATATTATGGATACAAAAAAATAACAAATAAAAAAAATGTTTATATTAAGAGATGATGAATTTGTAAAAGAAATAGAAAATAGCTTTAATAGATACGCTTTGTATTCAAATAACAATGTTGGTTATATTTTTTCTGATAAATTTACTAATAAAATAATACAGAAATTTGGAGAAAAAGATAAATTTATAAAAGCAGAGAATAATAAAAAAAGTGAATATTCACTTATTTCTATAGAAAAACAATTAAGCATTATTTATTGTTTGCATAAAAGATTTGAAAAAAAGATGACCGCTTTAATAAATGAATTAAAAAGTATAAAAGGAATAGAAATAGAACAGACTATGAAATTGTCAAAGAAATTTAGCAAATATTTCGAATATTACAGCGAAGGAAAAATATTTTTTGCAGTTAGAATATCTAATCATAAAAATATTTTATGCAATAATGAATACAATTTTATAATGGATGGAAAAGAAAAGCTATCTACTTTTATAAAAAAATGTAAAAAAGGATTGGTTGATAAATTAATAACTTTTAAAGAAAAAGATTTAAATGCTTTGATAAATTTTAAAAACCACACATTAAAATTATAAAATTTATTTTATTAATAAAAATGGAGGACTTATGAAATATAACGTATCTTATAAAAACGGAAAAAAAGGTCTTTATGAAATACCAAAAGAAGACAAATTGCTTTCTGTTTTAGAAAACTTAATAGAAAACAACGTTAAATCTATTACTATTGCAGGATTTGAACTAAAAATAAATAAAAAATCGATTGAAGAAATTAAAAAAACATCGGTTATTTTTAGTTATAACAACAATGGAAAAGAAGAAGAATTTTTTACATCAGTTGATAATAATATTTCACTTGAAGAATTAAAAAAACAAGCTAATCTATTAGATAGAAACATTACAACTATTTCAATTCATAACAAAAAAATTGATTTAAAAGATTTAACTGAAGAAAATTTAAAAAATTATTTAAACAATGAAATTGAAACAACTAATTAAAGAATTTGTAAAATTACAAGAAGTAGATGATGATGGATTAGATTATACTACAGATCATACAGGTTTACAAGAATATACAGAACCTGCTTATGCGGAATTGTTTGAAAGAAAAAAAGAAGAAGCTATTAAATCTATTTTTGCTGATGGTTGTTATCAACATTTAAATTTACCTAAAAAATATATAGATAGAATTTTTGATAGTGATAAATTAACCGAGAAGTGTAATAGAATTGTAGTTAATTATATTGAAAAATTATAAAATAATAAAAAAATAAAATGGCTGTTAATATATTTGAAAAGGTTGATTTTATAATAGATGTTGAAATCAAAGCGTTAACTGAAAAACTAATTGATGAAAAAATTACACACAGAAAAATTAAAACAATTACGAAAACAAATACGAGAAATTAAAAAGCTTTTAATTGAAAAAAAAGATATTCATAAAAAAACAGCGGAAGAAATACGAATATTGTCAGAGCAACAAAAAAAATTGGAACAGACACTTATAAATTTAAAGGATAAAAACTATCTAACAGACCATTGTATTGTTAGATATATGGAAAGATTTACAAATGTTAAAATTGCAAAAATAAAAAAAGAAATATTGGAAATACAAGGTGTTGAAAAAGCTATTATTGATGGAGTTAATAACGTTAAAAGCGACAATAAGGAATTTATTATTAAAAACGGAAAAGTAACAACAGTTTATTAAAAATGAAAGTAATACTTGAAGAAAATGATGATTATATCATCTACATAGACAAAAACTATTTAGTTCTCACAAAAGCCATAAAATGTAAGAAATGCGGAATGACTTCTTATGACGAAAACGATGTCAATCTCAAATATTGTGGAAATTGTGATAAGTTTCATAGTTTTGAAAAAAATAAGAAAAGTATTGAAAATTAATTAAATACTTATAATATAGAATTATTAAAAAAAGGAGATGAAATGAAGACTAAAACTTTAATACAATCTGAAGCTAAAATTTTAAAAATAACATCTTTGAAAAAAGGTGATGTAGTTAAGATGGTAGAAGAAGACGATAATAATATTAAAATGACATATTGTATTGTCATAGATTTATTAAACGAAGGAAGTTCAACTTATATAGAATTTTTGCAATATAAACGTAATTCTTGGTCTAATGTAATTGACATAGAAAACAAAATTTATAGTGGTACTAATGATTTAAAATTATTTCCTTCATCAATTCAAGAGCTTGAAAATTATTTTGGAAATCTTGTTCAAAAACTTTCTAATGAAATTAAAGAAAAAGAAGAAGAACTTTCAAAGAAAAAACTTAACTTAAAAAAAGTAGAGGCTTTAATATCTGGGGAGCTTTCTAAAAAGTTAGCAAGCGTTTCTTATGAAGAAATATCTCAAGAAGATTATGATAAAATGAAAGAAATAGAAATTTCAAACGGAGCTAAACTTCCACCATTAGAAAATAAAATAGATTAATATTAACAAAAAAAAGGAAAACTAAATGTCTGAAGAAAAAGAATTAACGAAAGAAGAAATTTATAACAAATATTGGAAAGAAATAGTTGAAAACAAAGACGGTTCTTTAAATAAGAAGAAAATAATTTGTGAATTAGCTGACTACTATAATCTTATGGATGGTTTGCCAGAATTATACTGTCATATTACAAACAATGGAGTTTCTAAATTAAATACAAAAAAATCTGAAATTATTAAAGCTTATGAAGTTTATTTAAATCAGCAAGTTAATGAGATAATAGAAGATGAATTAAAAGAACTAAAAGAAAAAAATCGTAATTTACAACGTGATAGTGATTTTTTGAATGCTTTAGAGTGTGCTGGTGTAGATAATTGGGAAGGATATGAAGAAGCAAAAGAAAATTTATAAATTATTAATTATTAAAAGGAGACTAAAATGCTAAAATATATTTTAACTGGAATAGCAATTATATTAGCAATAATAGCTATATATCTTATAGGAGTTTATAATTATGGAAATAATTCTTTAAAAGGAATTAAATACGCTTACGAACAGAATCAAAATTTATACTCATCTTTTACCAATAAAGTAATGGAATCAGTACAAATTCCAAAAATGTACAAAAAAGACCTACAAGAGATAATAGAGGCTTCAATGACTGGAAGATATGGAGAAGAAGGATTAAAAGCTAAAATAGTATTAATTACTGAAGATAATCATAAACTATCAACTGAACTCTATTCAACTATTCAAAGGACAATAGAAGCAGGAAGAGATGATTTTGAAAAAAGCCAAAAAATGCTTTTAGATAGAAAACGCTCTTTTGAAACAATGATCGATTCTGTTCCAAAAGGAATATTCCTAAAAATATTTGGGTTTACCAAAGAAAAACTTGAGCCTTATGCAATAGTTATAAATACAAAGACTAAAGAAGTTTTTGATAGTAAAATAGATGAACCATTAAAATTAGAATAAAATAAAAAGGAGAGATAATGACTGTATTAGCAGTAAAAAATTATAAAGATAGAATAGAAATAGCTACTGATAGCGGAGGCTTTTATGGAAATAGTGGTGCAAAAGATGAAAATTTTCAAAAATTATTTGAAGTAAATAATATAATTTTTTGTAGTACTGGTTCTTGTTCTGAATCTAATCAGTTTGAATTATTTTGTCAAAATAGAAAACCAGAAGGAAATAAAAGATTGGATATATTAAGATTTTTTGTGGAATTTAGAAAATGGATTATTTCAGAATTTTCAAAAACATTCAAAGATGATAAAATTTTAGAAAATAATTATTTTTTTTATTATCAAGAAAAGTTATATCATATATGGAATAATTTAGATATTTATGAAATAAAAGAAGGAGAATTTGACAGTAATGGTGCTGGATTTAGAGAAGCTAAAACAGCATTGTATTTAAATAAATCTCCTAGAGAGGCAGTTGAAGTTTGTATTAAAATAAACTGTTGGACTGCTGGTAAAATTCAAGAAAAAATTATTTATAAAAATAAAAACAAAAGAAATAATGAATAAAGGAATAATATTATTAACAAAAGCTAATTCAAAAGAAGAAGCTCAAGATATTGTAGAGAAGTTTTTAGAAAAACATAAAGGAACTGTTTGGACTCCTTATTATAGAATAGGAGGTATGTATTCCTGTGTTCTTTCTGAATACAAAGGCGAGTTTTTAAAAATTTGTGAAAAAAAATTTGCAGATGAAAATAAAAAAATTTCTTATACAACTATGTATGAAAACAAAAAAGAAATACAAAAGATTTGGGAAGATTTGGGAGCAAAAGGAAATAACCCTTTAAAAGTAGAAGTTGATTCTTCTTTAATGAATAAAGAATATGATATAATGCCTCTTAGTGATTGTATTAAACAAGTTAAGAAATATATAAGACCTTTTTCGGAAATAACAAAACATCTTAATGAATTTTCTGAACTTTATCAAGAGTTTGTTGCTGAAAGATTTTGTAGTGTTTGTGATATTTATAATATAAGTACTGAAAATTACGAAATACCAAAAGATTATTTATATACTTATTATGCAGTAGTAGTTGATATTCATTGTTGAAATGTTATTGATAATTATAATTATATTTGCAATTATACTTCCTCTTATAATAAAAAAAATTTATAAGAGACAAATTCACTTTTTAGAATTTTTTTGTTATTCTGTTTTGATGATAGGAATTATCTTTGGTATATATAAATATAATATTCATAGTATTCTTAAAGATACTGAAATTCTAAATGGATTAGTTATTAGAAAAGTTGCTGAGAAAGAAATCTGCGTTTATGATGATGATTTTTCTAGGTGTAGAAACGATTATAGTTGTGATTGTTATAGTTGCAATCCACATGATTGTAATTGCAATGAAGATGGAAAAAATTGTAGTACTTGTTATGATACTTGTTGTCATACTTGCTTTACTTATCCTTGGGAAAAGTTTTATATGGTTTATCATGATTTTGGTAATTTTGAAATTGATAGAATTGATAAACAAGGAAAGAATGAACCTCCAAGATTTACTAAAGTTCAAATAGACGATCCAGTCTCCCGCAAACATGAATATAAAAATTATATTCTTGGAGCAAAGCATTCTTTGTTTTCTAAAGAATTAATAAAATCAGAAAAATATAAAATACCAAACTATCCTTTAAATATATATGATTATCAATATTTAGATAGAGTTATTTTAATTGGAAAAAACTTGCCTAATTTAGACTATAAGAAGTTCAATTATGAATATTCAAAATTTCTAGGAGAAGTAGGTAAGCAGAAACAATTGAATTCAGTATTAGTTTTAACTGATAATTCGCAAGATTTTACTAGAATATTAGAAGCTAAATGGGTTGGAGGAAAAAAGAATGATGTTATAATAATTATTGGAACTAATGAAAAAGCTGATATTCTTTGGGTTTATTCATTTGGATGGTCTAAAAATAATAGAGTTTTTATAGAACTTCGTGAAAACTTAATTCAACATAAAAAAATAAATTTAGAAATAATTGATATAATAAAAAAAGCAACTAATCAATATTTTGAAAGAAAAGAAATGAAGGAGTTTGAGTATTTAAAAAACGAAATCAAAGGAAACTTTAAAATATTAGAAATTATAGCTTTAATATTAATAAGTGGAGGATTTATATGGTTTTTAGTTGTTAACGATATTAATGAGGAATGAAAAAAGAACTTGAAATCATAAAAATACTTCAAAACAAAGGTTATCAAGCTTTTTTCATAGGCGGTTGCACCAGAGACAAACTTCTTGGTTTAGAACCAAAAGATTATGATATTGTTACAAACGCAAAACCAAACAAAATAAAACAAATATTCAAAGATAGAAAACTTTCTCACGTAGGAGAACAATTTAAAGTGATGCTCGTAGATGGAATTGAAGTCGCAACTTTTCGAGGAGAAAGATACGATATTATAGGAAAACCAGTTTGTAATTACGTTGAAACACTAAAAGAAGATTGTAGTCGAAGAGATTTTACAATAAATGCAATAGCTTATGATCCTTTCAAGGATGAATATTTTGATTATTTTGGAGGACAAAGTCATATACAGCATAAACTAATCAAATTTGTAGGAAAACCTTCTGAAAGAATAAAAGAAGATCCAGTAAGAATATTAAGAGCTTTTAGATTTGCTTCAATTCTAAATTTTGAAATAGAAGACTCTAGTTTAAAAGAACTTTTGAAAAAAAGCGGTTCTAAAAAAAGAATAAAGTCGATTCCTAAAGAAAGAATAAATAAAGAAATAATAAAATCCATCAAGAACTTAAAGCAATTTTGTATTTATTTAGATAAAACAGGAATTCTTGGAACTGTTTTTCCTTGTTTAAAAAAGATTAAGTATTTAGATGGCGGAGAACATCATAATGAAACAGTTTATGAACATTGTTTAGATACTTGTTCTTATATTTCTAGTAAATATCCTATAGTAAAAATGGCGGGATTGCTACACGATGTAGGCAAAAGTAAGTTTCAAATAAAAAACGATAAATTAATATTTCATAATCACGAAAAATATAGTTGTAGTTATGCAAAACAAACTTTATTAAATTTAAAATTCAGTAATGAATTTATAGACAAAGTATGCAATATTATAAAGCTTCATATGTGGCACATAATGCCAACAAGTAAAGACAAAGCTATAAGAAGATGGTTAGTAGCATTAGAAAATGACAATGTTAATTATAAGGATATTCTTAGATTAAAAATAGCTGATAGAAAAGCAAACAGAAAGAAAAGGTTAAAGAAATTAAGCTACTGGAAAACAATTTTAAAAAGAATAAATGAAGTAAAAAACTATATTCCAGCATTTTCTGTAAAAGATTTAAATATTAATGGAAACGATATAATGAAACTTATTGGATTAAAAAAAGGACATAAAATTATAGGATTTATTCTACAAGAATTATTTAATGCAGTTCTTGATGATAAAGTTGAAAACAACAAAGAAGATTTATTAAGTTTTATAAGAAAAAATCTAATTTAATGTTTGACTTTTAAAGTTTAGAATCTATAATGAATTTATTAATTAAAAAGAAAAAAATGAAAAAAATTAAAAAATTTTATAAAACTATATTATTAGTCTTATTGTTTATATTTAACACTTTTATAGGATTTCAAGTATGTCCTAATTTACTTTCATCAGAGAGTAATATTTTGGTTATATTTGCAATAATAATATTTGTGGCTATTGTTTGTCCAATATATTATTTCTTAACTAGTTTATTAATAAAAAAAATATAAAATTATGAAAATGAAAAAAATTTTAGCTTGTTCATTATTAGCATTAAGTATTTCAGCTTGCTCTAAAGTTCCTGCTGGATATGTTGGTGTTAAAGTTAATTTATTAGGAAACTCAAAAGGAGTTGAAACTGAAGAATTAGGAGTTGGAAGATATTGGATTGGAATAAATGAAGAATTGTATTTATTTCCAACTTTTACTCAAACTTATAATTGGACTTTAGGTTCAACAGAAGGTAGTAAAAACGATGAAAGTATTTCTTTTCAATCTAAACAAGGAATGCCTTGCAATGTGGATATTGGTATAAGTTATTCTTTAGAAAAAGATAAAATAAATTTACTTTTTCAAAAATACAGAGAAGGAATTGGAGAGATTACTGATAAATATTTAAGAAATATTGTTAGAGATACTATTGTTTCTAAAGCTTCAAAAATGGAAGTCCAAGAAATTAACGAAAATAAAACTGAGTTGTTAGATGCTGTCGAAAATGAAGTCAGAGAACAAATGAAACCTTTGGGAATAATTATTGAAAAAATATCTTATTTAGGAAATATAAGATTTCCAGAGTCGGTTGTTGAAAGTATAAACGAAAAAATAAAACAAACTCAAAAAGCTCAGCAAAGAGAAAATGAAGTCAGAGAGGAAAAAGCTAAACTTGAAATAGCAAAATTAAAAGCTGAACAAGATAGAGTAAGAGGAATGGCGTTAAAAAACAACCCAGCTTTAGTTGAAAAAAAGAAATTAGAAGTTCAACAAGAATGGATACAAAAGTGGGACGGGGTATTACCAACTCACGTTTTAGGAAATCAAAATCTTATGATGATTAAGGAGTAAACTTTAGAGGGATTGCAATATCCCTCATTAAATATATATAATTATGAAAGGGAAGATAATTAAATTTTTTATATTTATTATAAGTATATGCTTAATAATATATTTAATTTCATATTTAAAAAAAGATAAAGAAAAAATAATAGAAAAACAAGAATTTAATGAACTATTAAAAATCACTTCTATTCAAGAAGCACAAGAAAAAGATAGAAAACAATTAAATAAATTAAGATACAAATGTAAAATAGTTGAAAAAGAATATGAAGAGAGAATTAAAAAAACCCTATTAAACAGAGATAACTTTTATTATTTACAAATGCCAGCTAATGATTTAGCTGAAGTAGTTTTTTCATTTGAAGAAGGAGATAGATATGAATCTGTTTTTTTAACTTTAAATCAAGTCGAAGCCATTAAAGATATTATTTTTTCACAAGATTATGAGTAAATTCTTTTTCAAGCAAGATAATAAAGATAATTGGAAAGTTATTTGGCAATTTTTTAAAGACTATATAGCTGAATTAAAAAAGAATAACAAAGATTTCTATATTCACGTAAAAACACATAAAACATCTCCGACAATTAGACAAAGAGCTTATTATTATGGAGTCGTTTTACCTACCATAAAACAAGCGATGGAAGAACAAGGTAATATTATTAACGCTGATAAATTAGATTATGATTTAAGAGAGGTTATTGGCTTTACAGAAATAAATTACAATTCTATAGATAAAACATATAGTACACGAGTTAAAAGTCTTTCAGATATATCTGGAAGTAAAGGAGAAACAGTAGACTATTTAACAAAACTTATAATTTGGGCAGAAGAATTCTTTAATATAGAAATTCCAAGACCGCAAGTAAGAGGATATGATTTTTACTTGACTAATTCTAAATAAAAATTATTATTAAATTAATTATTAATAATAAAGAAAAAAATGGATAAAATAAAGAAAATTTGTAAAGCGTTAGAAAAAATAAACCAACCTCGTAAAGAAAGACTAGAGGAATTTGTTAAAGTATATCGTGATTTATTAAGTTTAATTCCTTCTCATCTCTTAGAAGAAATGAAGCCTATTTGTATAACAAAAAATGATGATGACTTAACAATTGATTTTACTCCTAAAAACTACAATCTTTGGAAAACCTTATCTAAAGAACAAAAAGTAACAACTAAACTTATTCCAATTCAAGATATTCTAGATAAAATAAGTGAACAATTAATGGAAAAATTCACTTCAGAAGATTTAGATAAGAAAGAAATGGAAACTGAAGAAATTTTAACTATAATCGATTTACTTCACGAAGAAGTAAAAACTAAGAAAAAATAAGGAAAAATATGCCAGGAACATTTTTTATAGAACCTTCTACCGCTGGATCATTAACAAGTACCACTTCAGATATTGAAGCTACTCGTTTTATTGCGGTTCATAATGATGAAAATTTTGGAGTAAAAATTGAAAAGAAAAAAGGTTTAATAAGACCTAAATTCTATTTTAAATATATCAAAGAAAAATTTTCAACTTTAGAAAAGATTAAATTAGAAACTAATTTAAGAAAAATAGAAAAAGCTTTTGATAAAGCTATAGCTAATGGACAAATTTCTTTAGGAAAGAAGATTATGAATAAATCTATAATTCTAGGAAAAGAATTATTAATTAGAAGTAAAGGTATTACGTATTTTATTGAACAAAAATATTTAGATAAATATAAACACAAAATAAGAAAAGGACACATTTCAGATACTGACTTAGAAGATTACACAAGAATTATTCCTGATGAAGTTATAGAAAAATTAAATAAAGTAAAAGATTTTTTTGACGATTTTGTTATATATCATTATTGGAACGAAGATCAAGAAGACGTTAAAGAAATGTCTTCAGAAGAAAAAGAAGATATGAGAGACCCAGTTCTTTTCGGAAAAATTAAAGAAACTGATAGGTTATACTTTATAGCTGACTGGGAAGATGAATATTGCGATTTGACTTTTGATGAAATGATTGAAGAGTTAGGTTGTAATAAAAAAGATTTAAAAATAAGCACTATAGCGAATTTTAATGAAACAAATAATCAAGAGGAGGAAGATGAAGATGACGAAGAAGAAGACTATGAGGAAGATGAAGACGAATAAAGGATTTAGTTTTATTGAATTATCAATAGTTCTTATTATAATAGGAGTAATTATTGGTATTACAACTTTTGCAAATAAACAATTAGCAAGAAACAGAGAAGAAAGAGGAGTAGATAATTACTTATATAATATTAATAATAAAAAGGAAACAAATGAGCGTTAATAAGGTAATTTTAGTAGGAAATGTTGGTAAAGAACCAGATATAAAAACTACAAAAAATGGAAACGAAGTTGCTTTTTTTTCTTTAGCAACAACAGAAGCCTATAAAGACAAACAAGGAATAAGACAAAATAAAACAGATTGGCATAAGGTTGTAGTATTTGGTTCATTAGTAAATATAGTTAAAAACTATATTCATAAAGGTTCAAAACTCTATGTTGAGGGTTCGCTAAAGACAAGAAAATGGACAAATAATCAAGGTATAGAACAATATATAACAGAAGTTATTTTACAAGGATTTAATTGTACTTTAAAACTATTGGACAGCAAAGATAACAATACAAATAACTATAACAAAACTACAGTAGAAACAGTAAAAGACAGCTTTTCTGATGCTAGTTTTATTGATTAGGAGATTTATGTACGATAGATTTGATTATAGAGCTATTATAAAATCTGAAAAAAAGATTTATAGTGTTATAAATTTATTTAGAAAATTTTCTGACGAGAACTTTCATAGAGTTTTTTTAGATAAACATTTAAAAGATGGAGACCCAACTAACTATAGAGCAGATGGAAAAAACATTATTTTAATTCAAAGCACTGGAGTATTAGACAATAATAAAAAAGTTATTTTTGAAAAAGATGTTATTGAAGTTTTTGATGAACCAAATAATACTAAAAAGCGATATGTAGTAATTTGGGATGATGTTGGTGCTAAATTTTTATTGAGAAACCAAAACGAATATAAAAATTTCCACGGTTGTCTTGATATGAAGATTATTGGAAATTTTGAATTAAATCCAAATCTATTAAAGAATGAAACTTGAATGTTGTATTGAACAAATAGATAAAAAAGACGAAAAAGTTTATGTTTCAGTATATGATTATAATGATGAACACTTGCCAACAATTGCTGAGTTAAATTTAAAGAATTCAAAAAGGGACAACGAAAATATTTAAAAGTTGGTAATATATTTTATTTTATAATAACTAAAACTAAAGAAATAATTCGTTTTAGAATTAAACCTAATTGGAAAAATTTTGATTTTAATTATTGTGATAATAAACTAGAAAAAGAATATCAAACATTATTTGGAAAAAATGAAAAAAGAAAAATTTAAAGAATATTCAAGTATAAAACAAATATCTAACAAGAGTTTATTATGCCAAGCTGAATATTTAGTTCCAAAAGAAGAAAAGTGGTGTGCCACTGAAAAAGTACACGGAGCTAACATCTTGCTTTATTATGATGAAGAAGGTTTTGATTATGGAAACCGTTCCTCTTTTATACGAGGAAGTTTTTATAATTCTCATAATGTTCTTCCTAAATACGAAGACAACATAAAACAAATATATGAAAAATACAAAAAACCAATCATAATATATGGAGAAATATACGGAGGTCTTTGGAATAATGAGACTTTAGAATTAAGAGTCCAAAAAGGAATACAATATAGCAAATATATAAACGTTGTATTTTTTGATTTAAAAATAGATGATAAATTTATAGCTTATAAAGAAGCAATTGAAATCTTCAAAGAATTTAAAATTCCTTACTTAGAACCTTTAAAAATAGGAACTTTAGAGGAAGTTTTGGAGTATCCAAATGATTTTGATAGTATGATTCCTTTATTGAATGGATTGCCAATTGTTGAGAATAATACTTGTGAAGGAACAGTTATCAAACCTTTTGAAGGGGACTATACTACTAATGGTGGAAGCAGAGTAATAATCAAAAATAAAAATAAAAAGTTTTCAGAAAAAGGCAAAAAAATTAAAATTAAACTTAAAGAATTAAGCCAAGAAGCTAATGAACTAATATCTAATTTATCAAGCTATATTACCGAAAACAGGTTTGATGCTGTATTTTCTAAAGAACAATATACCAAAAAAGACTTCGGCATATTCTTAGGAAGGTTTGTAAAAGACTTGCTAAATGATGCAAAAGATGATAAAATAGATATAAAATCAGTAAGCAACGAAGAGAAAAGCAGAATTACAAAAATTATTAACAAAAAATCAGTAGAACTTATAAAAGATTTGTTCTTTGATACATTTAAGGAAAGAGAATGATATTAACAAAAAAGGATTTTAGATGTAAATATATTAAATTACCAAAAAATATCAGTAAAAGAAAATTCAATAAAATAAAAAATAAATTTAAAAGATTAGGTTTTTATCCTCATGATATACTCTTTAATTACGATAGATTAAAATATGGATTTACATATATATGTCAACATTGGGCAATGCCATTTTTCGGAATTTTCGATGATTGTCCAGTAATTTGTAGAGAGGTCTCAATAAAAGAATTTTTAAAAGAACCTAAAAAAGAAAATAAATTAAAAGACGAAGAAGTAAAAAAAATTATTTTACCTAATTACTATATAGAAAGTTTTGAAATTGATGCAAACAAATGGAAAATAGACGAATTCAATCATAAAAAAAATAGATATGTTTTTAAAAAAAGAAATAAAGAAAAAGAATTTTCAAGTTTTAAATTTTTAATAATGAACAATGGATGTATAAAAATTTTTAGAAAAATATCTTCATTAGATGAAGAAAATTATATTTTAAAAAAACCTTTTGTTGTAACGATAGAATTAAATTCTAATGGTAAAGAATGCAGTGTTTCCTTAAAAGAATTAGGTATAGTTTGTTGGGATAAAGATGAAAATGAAGCTATCAAAGAAGTTAAAAAAGAAATATTAGATTTATATGATGATTTAGTTTTAGATCCAAGATGGGAATTAGGAAAAAAACCAAAACGTTGGCAAAAAATTCTTAAAGAACATATTCAATATAAAAAGAGGAATTATGAAATTACATGTAATAAGCGACGTTCATAGTGAATTTAAACAATGTACATATTCGCCATTAAAAGAAACGCCAAAAGAGGCTGATTTAACTTTATATTGTGGAGATATGGGACAAAGGTATCTTGATGAGATTAAAGGTAATTCAAAATATTTTGGATGTACTGGAAATCATTATTATTATGGAAATAATAAATTTAAGAAAGACGGATATGTTTATATTAAAGAATATGAACGATACGTTTTCTTTGCAACAACACTTTGGACAGATTTCAAATATGGTAATAAAGATATAGAAGAAAATAAAGTTATAGCTGAAAGATATATGAATGACTATAGCTACATTCAATGTAAAGAAAAAATTCTTAAAGCAGAAGATACTTATATTCAACATCTGATGTCTAAAAAAAATCTACAATGGCAATTAGATAAATACAAACATAAAAGATGTGTTGTTATTACACATCATGCTCC